CATTGAACTTGTCTATTAACTGAGAGTGTTTTATTCTCAAAATCAATATCTTCCCATACAAGTCCATATATCTCTCCCAAGCGTAATCCTGTATGATAACCAATCATAATAGGGATATAAGCTGATGTACCTTCTGGGAATCTTTCAAATATTTTTTGCATAACTTCTTGAGGAATATATACGTGTTTCTTACTTCTTGTTGCTTTCTTTGGTTGTTTCTTTGTCGGAACTACTAAATTTATTGCAGGTGTTGATATGATATAATGCCTATCTAAAGCATAAGTAAATGATTTTGTTAATAATCCTTTAACTGAGTTTACTGTATTGATTGAGTAGCCTTCATCATACATTTTGGTAATGAAATCTTGCAGAGTATCTTTGGTGATAGTTTTTAGCTTATATGAGCCAATTTCAGGTTTGATATATAATCTAATCTTTTTCTCATACCCTACAAGTGTAGAAGATTTGCAAGTGAGTTTACAGTCTTTCTCCAACCACATATCTAAGAAATCGGCATATGACATATCTGAAGGTTCAACAACTTGTCCCACATGTTCATATGCTTGTTGTGCTATCTTACCAGCTTCTTTGGCTTCTCTCTTTGTAGCAAAGCCAGATTTAGACTTCCATTGACGTTTGCCATCTACAGAAGCAACTTCAAACCGATATTCATATACTACTTTACCACTGTTACGAGTTCTTGCTTTAATTAATACATCGCCCATAGTCATACTCCTTTCAAGAACAGATGTTCCTTTTATTAGGAGTATAACATACCTCGTCCACATTTTCAATATTATTTTCTCGTCCACATTTTAAATTTACGTGGACGAGATGTGGACATTTCAATATTATTCTCGTCCACATGCACTTTTATAAAAAATAAGAGAGCCTTCGGATTTCTCCAAAGACTCTCCAAAAAGCCTATAAAATCAAGCTTTCTATTTAGAATTTGCCCTCATCAGCAGCCTGCTGAACAGAAACGGCAACTGCTACTGTAGCACCAACCATTGGGTTATTACCCATTCTAAAGCTATTTGTTTTTTCTATATTATATTATTATTTAATATGTCATATAATGCCGATAAATAAAGGCTTTACACGAAATGGTCTATGATGATTTTTGATGTTTTATTCCTTGTTGTCTTTATGTGTGATTATCTCGAATGTGGACGAGATGTGGACGAGAAAGCGTGTTAGAAACGTTTACAATAAAATAGGAATGATATATTTATTATACCATTCCTACCTATTATTATGCAATATTTAATTCTTTTATGTGGTCAAGGTCAGATAAATCCATTCCCTCATACTTCTTTGTGAACTCATCAAGAGTCTCTTTTCTTATTTTAAGACTACCTAATTTAAGTGCAGGGAGTAATCCTTTGTTGATAAGGTCATATACAAGATGGATACTTACTCCTAATGTAGCTGATGCCTCTTTTACTGTATACAGCATTTTATCTTCTTTATTCATAATCACGCCTTTCCGGTTGAACCAATCCCTCCACGAGACACTTTATCTAAATGCTCTACTTCCTCGAACTCAATCTCTGGCTGAATCCTCTGAATCTCAAACTGACATATCCTATCATTCTTATTAATTGTTGTGTCTCTAAGTGCTATTGCAGGAAACATCCACTGATCATTCTCCCCACAATAACTTTCGTCTACCTGCCCAACTGAATTTGCAAGAATGATACCAAAATTCTTATATGTACTACTTCTTGGATATATATTCGCCTTGTAACCGTTAGGTAACTTCATTCCGACTCCCAACGGAATCAAATGAAACTCGCCTTTCTTTAGTTCTACTGTCTCGGCACTTCTAAGGTCAATTAAGTCACCTTTGCTTATTTTCTCTACCTTATCTATCTCATTATCAAAATATTTAATCTTAATTGTTTCCATGTTGCTTTCTCTCCTATCTTTCTTCTGATGCTTTATTGATAAAATCATTAAGACTTAGAGTTGTCTGCATCTCGCTCTCTCCTGTCCTCTTCATTATGTGTAGCTACACATAATGCCATAATTGATGTTCCAACAAGTCCACCGATTATAAAACTTATTACGCCTACTGCTATCATAATTAATCCTCCTTAATCACAATATAAAACTATTTTGTTCTGAGCAAGAGATTGTTTTGCATCAATTACCCTTTGGTTTGAACTGCCTCGCCACTTGAGCGTTATATCTCTCTGTTCATCTATATATTCTCCGTCTACAAGTACGTCACACAGTTTCACGATAGACTGACACAATACTTTATCTTCCCATTCACTATCTAATGGATAATGTATTCCGTTTATTAAATCTTCAAATTTATATCCTGTATATAACCAGATAGTTTTTTCAGGAAAAGAAATACGGATTTCTTTAATTAGAGACAAGACTTCATCGAGGTTTTGTTCTGCCAAAGGTTCGCCCCCTAGAACAGAAATTCGATTAATATATGGTCTATCAATAAGCTTTATAAATTTATTTTTTGTTTCTTCTGTCCATTCTTTACCACCATTAAAATCCCAAGTATCAGGATTAAAACAGTTAAAACAATGTCTGTCACACCCTTGAACGAAGAGGGAGACTCCAACTCCCTCTCCATTTGAAATATCAAGATTACGCATACTTGCAAATCTCATATTTAATCCTCCGTATATTCCATGTCATCCAAATGATAAACACGATCATGAATGTCGCCATATCTACCCTGATTACCACCATTTTTTGCAGTGCCAATATAACCACAAACTCTAAATGCTATATCCATTGTTGTATTGTCAGTATTCCCACAGCTAGGACACTCCCATTTAAGTCTATTGTTTTCGTCTGATACAAGAGGAATATCACCATCAAAGCCACATTTTTCACAATAACAACTCTTTGTATTAATCTCTGCATACATGATGTTGTTATAAATAAACTTAATAACTTCTAATATAGCAGGAATATTATGACTCATACTTGGTATTTCGATATATGAAATTGCTCCTCCTGGACTTAATTTTTGAAATTTTGATTCGATTCTTAACTTTTCAAATGCTGTGATATGTTCAAAGACAGGAATATGATATGAATTAGTAATATAATTTCTATCGAAACCATCTAATTTTTCAAAGATATCGTTACCGAAACGAGATTTTAGGCACTTTGCAAATTTGTAAGTTGTGGACTCTAATGGTGTTCCGTACAAACTATAATCAATATTTTCTGCTTGTTTCCACTGATTACATTTATCATTTAACGCCTGCATAACCTTTAATCCAAACTCTTCGCCAATTCCTTCATCCGAATGAGAGTGACCAGTCATAAATTTTACACATTCATATAAACCAGCATAACCAAGTGATATTGTAGAATAACCATCATAAAGAAGTCTGTCGATTTTCTCATGTTTCTTTAATCTAGCATATGCTCCATGCTGCCATAGAATAGGTGCTACATCAGAAGATGTGCCAAGTAATCGCTCATGTCTTGCTCTTAATGCTTTATGACATAATTCCGTTCTTTCCTCAAAGATTTCCCAAAACTTATCAAAATCTCCGTCAGATGAAAAAGCAATATCTGGAAGAGAAATCGTTACAACGCCCTGATTGAATCGTCCATAATATTTATGTTTATTCGGATCAAAGTTCTTTGCATTTGCAATATTTCCCACTTTATCTGTAAATCTATCTACAGTAAGGAAACTTCGGCAATTGTGACTATAAATACCACTAACTTCAAAATGCTCACTAGATGTTGTCACATCATAACTATACATTTCTTTATGAATCGGATTAATCTTGATAACCTCTGATTCAATAGCATATCCTGATACATTTGATTCAATATAGTTATCACATTTCTTTTTGCATACAATGTAATTAACTAATTCATCAGTTGGGTAAAATTCAACCCTATATCTAATCAATTCTGGATTTTTCTTTGTGTAATGATTATGATATATTTTAGCTGGGATTCCAATAGATTGTGCTAACGCCATTTGCTGAAGTGCTAATTCTTTATTAGTAGAGCCGATTTGAACAGTAGAAAAGTTATTTTCATTTTGATGTGAATTGATATATCCGTCTGCATCAATCATTCCTGCAAAAAAGGCAAGCTTCGCTTCATAATTCCATGAGAATACTTCATTCGGAATTTGTCTATTTACTTTATTTATACCGCCAAATTTTGATGTAAAATAATTTGTCACATATTGAATTCCACCGTTATTATCTGAAATTGCACATAAATCTTTGTATGTTCCTTTTTTACCACGTTCTTGTAGAATTGTTTTAACATTCAGTCCGAAATATTTAGTAAATGTATTGCTAAATTTTTCTTCAATTTCATCTTCTCCTGTTGCAGCAATAGACGCAAATACATGATTATTTTGATAACACCCATCACATAACATAAATCCTAATAGCCATGCTTTATCAGCATTGAATATAATTGATTCTTCATTATATTGATTTGAGTTGATTAAGATTTTGTCTCCAAGTTTCAATTCTGATGCGTGTACATTTCTACCATCTCTTAATGTTAATGGATGATCTGTTGTACATAATAATCTTCTACCATTAGAAAAGTCCACATCCAACCATTCACTTGATACATTACGAATAATTCTTTTTGTATCAACAAATCCTTTTTCTGTATCATAAATCGTTACTTCTGATAAATCCATATATAAATTAGGATTATCTTCGGAATACTGGTGTTTGATTTCAAATGAATCAGACAACCTCCTCCACATTCTTTCGAATGATTCTACATATAAATTATTCTTAATCTTATATGTGATAAGTTCTTTTCCGTCAACACACCCCATACATGTATAGACATCACCTTTTAATTCAAGCATCATTTTTTCAGATATGTAATCAGGGACAAGCCTCTTAGATGTACATTTAGCTGCTAATTCTGTAAGATACCAGTACTTTGAATCCTCTGTGATATTATCTTCTTCTAATACATAGATAAGTTTAGGAAATGCAGGTGCAATATAAACACCCTCTTCGTTTTTTACGCCTTGAATTCTTTGGCGAAGTATCTCTTCGATTAACATCGCTAAGTCAGCTTTCTCTTGATTGTTCTTTGCTTCGTTCAGATACATAAAAATTGTGATAAAAGGTGCTTGTCCATTTGTTGTCATAAGTGTGACTAACTGATACTGAATTGTCTGAACACCTTTTTCTATTTCTTCTTTTAATCGTTCATTTGTTATATTAATGACTTCTGCAAGGTCTTCATTATACTCACTAATCAATCCATTATTATATAATTCTTCTGTTACTTTCTTTCTGATTGATTTTCTACTTACATCAACAAATGGGGCTAAATGTGCTAGAGAAATACTTTGTCCACCATACTGATTACTGGCAATCTGAGCAATTGCCTGTGTCTCGATATTGCAAGCAGTCGAAAAACTATGTGGCGTTTCAATAAGAGTTTCGCTAATTACGGTATTATTTTGAAGCATATCTTCAGAATTGACCAACCCACAGTTATTCATATGCTGTAAGAAGTAATCAGCATCATGAAAATGAATTAGTCCTTCGTTATGAGCTTGAATTATGTCAGGAGATAATAAATATCTTTTTGTCATATCTGTACTAACAGATCCAGCAATATAATCTCTTTTAGTAGGATTTAATGTTGGATTTTTGTTTGCATTTTCATCTTTCCAATATTCATCTTTGTCTTCCACAAGGTCATAAATCTCTATATCTGTTGTATTCTCATTCTCTCTTTGGAACTCACGAATACTTCTATATCCTTCATAAGCTTTTGCAGTAAGTCTCTGTTTCTTGGTGATTAACTTATCAAACACCATTGACTCAATATCAGATACACTTACCTCATTCTTATCTTTACATTCATTTTCAATCTCATTTGCAATATCTTCTGCAATCTTTGGTTTTACAATACCTGAACCATTTTTCATTGCTTTAAGAATTGCTGCTGAAATTTTTGATTTATCAAAATCAACTTCTGAACAATCTCTCTTAATTACTTTCAAATTTATTCTCCTTTCTTTTCTCCATTCGTTTATTCAGTATAAAATCTGCATATCCACTGTTTTCGTTACACGTATACTCAAAGTTACTCCAACTTTGATACTTATTTGCCGTAGCAGTTGACCTATAACACTTATCTTTCATAGGACAATTATCACTACTGCACATTGATATATCTGGCATATATTTCACCTACCTTATTATATTTTTACCACTCATTTCATTGCACATAAGAGCTTTATGTATACAACTGTCATCCATATTTGCATAAGTTTTTACACTTGTAATATGGTCAATTATATATTCTCTGTCTCCAATGATAACTGTTATAAAATTATCTTCCATATCTTTTAGCTCTCTCATTAATTGACGAGTGGTAGTTATCCCACCACTATAAGCGATGGGACGTAAACCACTATAATTTATCTTAATCACCCCATTTCAATACTTTATTCACAACATCTGAAAGCTCTTTTCCTTCATTATTATAAATAATTCGATTTGCCAGCATCTCAGCTCCACGAAAATCTACATTATCAGCTTTCATTCTTCTTTCAGCTTCTTCTTTATTATCACCACGTTTTAATAACCTATTTTTAATTGTAATTTGATTGGCATATATGTATATAACTTTGGGATTTATACCCTTAGAAATAAAAGTATTTACACCATCAGGTGGTAGAATTGATACCATTTTAGAGTCTTTTTCATAATCTTCTTTTGCTGTGCCGTAGTACCATAAGCCATTTTCAGAAAGATATTTTCTATATTCAAGGAAAAACCCATCATTTATTTTGCTAATGAATTCATCCTCTGAAATAAAATGGTATGTTTGGTCTTGAACTTCGCCATCTCTCATTGGGCGAGTCGTGTAAGATACAAGGTTCTCATAACCATGCTTGTTCACTAATTCATTTGTAATAGTGTCTTTGCCAGAACACGATTTACCCATTAACACCAGTAAACTCATGACTCAACCACCCAATTAACTATGTGACCGTCATTTATAATAACGTTCTTATTTTTAAATCTGTGAAGGTTTTCGCAATCTTCTAATGTTACTAAGTCAACATCAATTCCTAAATAAGTATCCATACTATCTGGAATAGGAATATCGTGAACAAATTCCATTGAACAGTTCAACCTCCTTCTCATCATCACTGTTAATTCTTACAGTAACAGGATGTGTTGATATGCTAACCATACCCATAAATGACTTGGCATCTACTATCTGATGCTCGTAACAGCCATCTACATCAGCAGAAATTTTACTTATTAATAATCGGACGAACTCTTCCAAATCGGTTAAGCTGTCCAAATTTAAAGTGAATTCTTTTCTCATAAATTCTTTGGAACTCATTTTTCCTCCTTATTTGTATATTCTTATTTGTGTTACTGGACTATTCCATTCTTGACATACACTCGACATATCACCTGCTCTTTTAGCATTTATATCTAATGCAGACTTGTCTACAACAAACTCGCTTAAGCAATCAGTCTCTTTGGTGATTATATTGCTTGAATCAGTATGTATATCAGCCTTTTCATCGGACATAATGCAAGGAATCACAGTGCCATTTGCCAGAACTAAATCAAACTCATCGCCAATTTCACATCCAAAATATGAACCAAGAGCCACACAATATCTATCTCCAACCATGCGAATACCATACTTACCAGTATAAGCGGTCTGTTGAAGTTTGTATTGAGGACTTTTTCTATTTGTAATAGCTGTGTATGGCATCCATGTTTTATGTGCCGCATATGGCACTTCAAACATTTCAAACTCAGCTTCATGATCTTGAAGATAGTCCTTGTTAATGTAATAGATATTATCATTCCAATATATTAAGTCCCATTCGTTATCAAATGAAGCTACACTAACTTGCTGATTCCAGAGCAACGTGGTTACAATCTCTGAATCAGTATTCGGTTTGGTTCTTACATTAACACTGGTTGTAGTCCAATAAGGTTCAAATGTGGTTTCAGATGCCCATGCAGATGCAAGTGTATCACTTACACCTGCATTCATCTCCAACCAAGGTTTGTAATCGCAGTCGTATTTACTAATGTCTTCATTCTCAGCCCCATAAACAGGGGCGACAGAAGTTGCAGATATAGCAAAGGCGACCACTAACATAGTTGCTAGTTTCTTTCTCTTCATATATATAGTTTCCTTTCATTTTATTGAATTGGTACACTAATATATTCTCTTTTTAGTTGTTAAGCATTGATAAAAATTGATCCTCTGAAATGATTGGGATATTTAAAGATTTTGCTTTCTTATTCTTAGAACTTGTCGAATTTATATCATTATTGATAAGATAATTTACTTTAGAAGATACACTTCCTACGACTTTACCACCATGAGCTTCAATATCAGCTTTGAGAGCATCACGATTCTGATAATGATTTACTGAGCCAGTTATAACAAAAGTCTTATTCTCTAATTCATTTGTGGTTTCTGACATAATGGATTTCTGTGTCTCAAACGTAAACTCGTTTGCTAACTGAAGTATATCTGAACAATGATTTTTCCAATAAGTATTGAGTGAGCTTATTAACGCATCTCCAACACCAGGCAAATACCTAAAATACTCAGCACCCTTAATTGCCATTTCATCAATAAATGTGTCGAAGTCATAATCAACAGAATCTGCAATCATCATACTTGCTGATTTGCCAAGTAACGGAATCGAAAGACTATAAAGAAAACGCTCAAGACTTGTTTTACGAGATTTCTCAATAGAGGCAAGAAGCTTATCTACTGATTTCTTACCAAAACCGTCTAAAGCTTTTATCTCATTTTCATGATCTGATAGATGATAAATATCCTTAATGGAATTTAACCAACCAAGATTGATGAATTTCTCTATTGTTGCTTCAGATAACCCATCAATATTGAGCGCATCTCTCGACACCGCATGACTGAGCTTACCAAGCAGCTTGCCATTGCAATTATCATTAGTACATACAAGTACTTCTGAGTTATTATCTTTTACTATCTTAGTAGGCTGACCACATATAGGGCACATATGAGGTATATCAATATAAATTTTTGTATACTCGTCATCTTGCTCTGCCCATCTTATCTGAGGTATTATGAGATTTGCCTTAAACACACCAATATGCTGACCAACCCACGGTTTACCCATAATTTCTTTCATAATAGATATATTATGAAGTGAAGCTCTTTCAACAATTGTACCCTCAATCTCTACTGGCTTGAATACTGCTGTTGGAGTTAATATGCCTGTTTTGCCCATTGTATATTCTATATCAATAAGTTCTGTTTCTACTGATTTATTATATACTTTATAAGCTATACCGTTATTAAAGTAATCTGTTGTTCTACCAAGTGATTTACCATACTCAACATCTTCAAACTTGAATACAACACCATCTTGAGGGAGATTTTCTTTTTCTGCAATATTAATAAAATTATCAATATGTGTCTGTAACTGATTAAATTCATTTATTGTAATATTGTAGCACGGAACTACATCGAATCCTAAATTCTGAGCATTTAATAATCTTTTGTAGAATGAATTATCACTATCTCCTTTAACAACTTCCCACGCATACCAATACAATTTCCTATCTTTTACAACAGATGTATCAAGACCGCCAAGTGTACCTGACGCAAGATTACGTGGAGTTTTATACTCATCATTCTTATTTAACTCCTCAAAATCGTCTGTTTTAATGAGTGCCTCACCATCAATAATATAAGTTCCTTCCTTATTAATATGTAAAGGAACATTAAGGAACTGCTTTACATGATCTGTTATAATATTTCCTATAGTACCATTGCCTCGTGATTCAGCCCTTATAAGCTCACCATCTTTAAAAATCAAACGACAGGTCAAACCATCAAGCTTTACAGAACCAACTAATGTATGTCCTTTTGCAAACTGCTCGACCTCTTCTGCACTATGACATTTTGCAAGCGATAACATAGGTGACTCATGAGTAACTTTCTTAATATTATCCAAGACAATAGCACCAACATTATGTGTTGGACTATTTGCTAATACAATACCAGTTTCTTCTTCCCACTGTCTTAATTCTTCAAGCTTATTATCAAACTCAGCATCACTCATAATAGGCTGCCCAGTATTATAATAAGCTTCTGATGCTTTATTGAGTTCGTTGACTCTATTAATTATCTGATTTTTAGTCATTATTAGATTCCTTTCTATTTAATACATCCCAACCTTGATACCACATTGAATTGGAATTAGCATATTGTTTGAATAATTCTATTAATTCATCCGATTCGGGGAAGAACGGATCTCTATGTAATGTACTATTGATATACCCAAGAGCATTTAACAAGAATTGTCCTGGTCGCATATCTGGAAATGACCTCTTGTGTATCTCACATAACTGCGTGTAAACCGAATCTAATTTTTCTGGATCTCTTATTTTAATCACCTTCTTTTTCTTTTAATAAATGTGGACACCAATTAGGAATATTGGGCATATCACTTTCCCACTCTATGTATCCCGCTATCTTTTTACCATTACTTCCACAATAATAATCACTTGCATGTTCCCATGAATCTGATGTAATCAAAGGTTGTGTTCTATGCAATGGACAACGACTACAATTATCTATGTCATATATAAGTTGAATTTTCGCCATAATATTGTCTCCCAAGAAATGAACATTTATTTAGTTTCTAATTCATTTTCATCAATAAAAATTAACTCTTGTGCATAAGGTAATGTTCTAGCCCATGAAATAAGATTAGGTACATTGGAATTATCTTGACCACTCCATTCATTTAACTTATGAAATCTACGTTGTCCCTTGCTACACATAGCAAGTAAATTCTCATAAGTCATTGTAACTGTACGCTTCTGTAACCATGATTCAGGTAGCCAACGTATAAGCTCTTTCCAATATCTTTTATCTTTTGTTTCAAGATACTTCTGACGCAAGTTCTCAAGGAAGTTAATGAACTTATAGACTTCAAAATCCACTGTACTATAATCTACTTCAATATTTGAATCATATGTTTCTAAGCACTTTAAATCTTTCTCATAGTCATCAATTTCAAAGCAGTCTAATGTAATAGGTTGACTCGTAATCTTGTGCATTGTGCTTGTAGAGTTCGCAACCGTTCCTACTTTATAAGTATCAAATTCCTTCCACCAATAAAGAGGGGCTGTGATATCCACTGATACAAAAATCTGTCGCATAAACTTTCTATGCTCATTTCCTGATTTAATAAGAGTTTGAGCAAGTTTCAAATCCGCTTCACCAATAATATCTGCATAATATCCATTAATGTTACAATGATGTATATATGCATTAGGATATACTTTTAATAATTCATCAAAATCAACATCTGCTCGTTCTTCGTCATAATAATCATTAAATTTACTATCACTTCTATTCCAAGAATTTTTTGGATTTCTTAAACCCCTAAATGCGTGTTCAAATCCCCATACCTCTGTATTATCAAATTTCAAATTTTAATCCTCCTTAAACGACCAACAATAATCTACAAATCTGTTCCAATTAAGTTTTACTTGACTGTAAATATCTATTTTTATTGGCTTAGATTGTCCAACCCATGAAGCCATATAAATAATTGTTTCATACTCACATTTGCTCCAGAATGAATAAAGTAACTTTCTGTCCAGCTCTTCCTCAAATTGTTCTTTAGTCAAATCCGACTTAAGCAATTTGAGAACATCTTGATTAAATGTGTAGTGCTTAAATATATTTAATGGCACAATCTTATTCTGATTGAAGTCATCATAATAAACATACCATTCCATGTTATCTGTTCTTGCCATACATTCACCTCCCCATATCCAATTCAGATAGTTATTTTTTATTTATATCCGATATGGATAGTTCTTTACGTCTTGCTATAATTTCACGAATCCTGACCTGATTATTAAGTTCCCAAAGATCTAATGAACTTAATTCGCCCGATATGAGTACTTTATGTAATGTCGGATTATACAAAATTTCTGTAGCTTTATTATCTGGAAAAAATCTAATACAACCATCTGAACGCTCTTCGCATTTCATATACTTATTCTCCTATTCTCCACATAAATAATGGCTTATTCTTCTTTGCTATCATCACCTTTATCGCTCGTACTGATATCAACACTAGCTTCAATATAAGCAGGAAACAATAACGCCCAAAGACACCAAATAGATCCTGTATATTTAATTGCAAAAATTACAGCTATTGCGGTTGCAATCCATGCAGACGCATAAGCAATTGTCATCGCGATATTTTTCATTAGTATATTCTCCTTTCATCTTCCAAAAAATTTGTCGTTCTATTGTTTAATAATATGTGGGTAGGGATTTTTCACCCTACATAAGCCGTGCACTGCTCACATTGGAGGGAGTTGAACCCATAGGTGTCCTACCGAGTGTTTTTAATCATCCACCTGTCTACTGCCCATTTGCGTGTCTATATATTCCACCACCACATATTGTGTCCAAAAGAAAAATGGATTCCTGTTACTATATTATTCTCCTTTTAAAATCTCTTTTGGGCAGTAAATAATCTTCTTACCTGCTTTCTGTGCTTTACGAATTGTTGACCACACACCACCTGATTTAATTCCATCCCAAATTGCAAGAAGTACATCACAATGATCAACCATATATTGATCTCTTACATTGTCACAACCTTTATAGAATTCATCTGATAATTCAATCCATTCACTTGCTTTCAATTTTAAAAATTTATAATATTTGTGTGATGAGTTATAGCTTTTACAAGGAAGAATACAATGTAATTTAATACTATTTATATAATGCATTGATACTCCTGTAATAGCAAATGCAATATCGCTTCCTGAAGCCATTCCTGTATATAAATCAAGTGGCTCATTATTATCTCTACAAGTCTTTATAAAATTACTCAATTCGTCTATAATCCAATGCTGAATTGGAATCCATTTTTCATCTGCTTCATCATCTGGTAATCCTAATCTCTGAGGTCTATGACCTGTTAATGCTATTCTCATTTATTACCTCCAATCTTCAAAAGAAAGTCGTTTTATTATTTTAATAATTTGATTTATTAATAAAACCCTTTTTCTGAGCACATGATAAACAATAGTTATATCTTCCATATATAGTGCATCCACATTTTCTACATTTGTGAGGTCTTTCTATTGCTTTCCCAAATGGTTGCCCAAGTTCAAAATAACATCTCTTACAATATGTATAATGGTCTTGGCAATACTCACCACATCTCTGACAATATGCCATTGTTGTCACCTCCTTAACAAATCCATCAATTACTCTACAATTTCATATTTCAATTTTGATATGTCGTATCCCATTTTTTCTAATTCATCAATCCACTTCTGTTTTATTGGGCATGTAGCAGTAAAGTTTTTAAACTGTGTTATACAATGATAAACACAATCTCCAATTTGTTGTTTACCGTATCGAAATTCTTTTAACCCCTTTTCATACTCTGAATTTGTAACATATTCCGTTCTAAATGGAGACTGTGGTTTATCCTCTTTTCCAAGAGCAACACCAACCGCAATATCTTCACCATTTACATTTATGTATGCATTACTAATTTTATATTTCATAGTTTATTTTACCTCCTTATGAAATCCGTCTTTCCTTGGCTTTTTGAGTCTCTGAAACGCCCTATTTATGGGCATCCCAGAAATCCAAATTACTCTTCTACTGTATTATTCTCTGTTTCCAACATCATCCAAGTATTTCTATTGTTATGACTTGTCCTAATACACTGTAAAAATGCTTCTGGTTCAGCTAATAACAAACATCTCTTCTTTGCTCTGGTCAACAATGTGTAAAGCATACAGTTATCAAGAAGCTGATGATGTGTATTATCAATAATACCAATTACTGTCTTTCGACCAGCACCCTGTAATTTATGTACTGTCATAGCATAAGCAAGATCCAAGGCAGCTAACTCTTTCTTTGTATATTCAATGATTTTGTCTTTTCCAAAAATATCAGTATAAGTTACTTCACAATACTCTTCTTTTCTTTTACCATCATATCTTTCACTGATTTTTGTCACATAACCAATCTCGCCATTAAATACATTTTTGTCATAATCATTAACTGTTTGCATGACTTTTGCACCAAGTTTGAAAGTTGTATCAAAACCTTCAATACTCTCTAAAACATCACCAAGTAATTCATTTTGAATAACCTTGTTAATTTCATTGGTACTATTCAAACAATCTTTTCTACGAGGTACTGCAATAACTACATTGTCAATTCCATCTGATTCAACAGATTTAATAAATGTCTTAATAGCAATATTAAATAATGACTGTCGATTTGTACGGAACATATAATACATATCCTGCAATTCACCGTGAATAATTCGTGGCTGTAACTTCTCAGATATAGGATTTATATTCTCACGAATCTTATTTGCATCAACAAGAATACCTGATTTTTCAGCCTGTCTCATAGGTTTTACTAACTTACTCACAACTGATTCATCAAACATTTCAATTAAATCTGAGAACACGTTACCAAATCCGATAGGTGGTAACTGCTTATGATCTCCTGAAATAATAATTCTTGTATTATCTCCAATTGCCTCGAGCCAATGTAAAAATAAACTGGCATTAACCATACTTCCCTCATCAAGAAATGCAACATCTGTAATCAAATGATTGTCTTTATTGTATGTAAAATCATTTAAACCTTGGCATCCAAGTGTTCTATGAATAGTCATTGCAGGGAATTCTGTTGCTTCTGTAATTCTTTGAGCTGCCATTGCTGAAAGAGCTGAAGCTGTCATCATATAATTATTCTCCATATAAGCCTTAACAATTGCTCGCATTATTGATGTTTTACCAGTTCCTGCTTTTCCAGTTATCAAACTAACAGTCCTATGTAAGCTCTTATGAATCGTGTCTAACTGTTCTACTACATAATCAAATCCTTGTTCTTCTTCGGCATGTTTAATTGCTTTATCAATCGCTTCATCAGGAATATTGATTGTTGTTTCAATTTGAGATTTATTCAGAATCAAATGATAAATCTGCATCTCAATATCGTAATAATATTTCAGACCAATTCGACCATTATCAATATGAAGAAAGTCATTATTTTCTAATAGCCAATCAACCTTATTGCAACACTCGTATATATTATTACTTATGGCTGCCCTTAAAATCTTTTCAGAACACCATGTATGACCTTTACTTTCTCCTAGGTCTTTAAAATAGTATTGGATAAAAGCCACAAGTCTTTGTGTAGAATCAATCAGTTCAGGTTTTAACTTCAGTGCTAAATCATCGACACGTCTGAATCCCAAACCGTCCACACGAGTTAAAACCCAGGGATTTTTTTCAATTTCTTGCTTTAATAAAACTGGATTTGGTTCATCGGATAGAAGTTTTTTAATCATCGCATAAGTAACACCAAGTGGTTTTAACATCATAATAATGTCAGAAATGAGATAGTTATTGATGATTTTTTCCTTGATTTTATTCCAAGTAATTTCTCTAACACCTTTTACAAGACTGTAATCAATAGTTTTTAATGTACCATTCGCTACATCATTGACTACATTTGGATATGCATTTATTAAATTATCCGCCATCCATTCAGGAATCATTGACTTCAAAAATAATAGCTGTGTTTCTCTGCTTTGTGGAATAATGGCGTATATGGCAATCGGTGTATATTGATCGCCATATTTTTTATCCTTTTTATATTTCGCCTTAACCACATATTCTCCACCAACAACTAAATGTTGCATCTTTCCTGCCAACTTACTCATTTTTTTATCATCAGTATCATTTGCAGAATTATTATCACCAAACGGATCGAATGTTTTTGTAGGTTTTGTAAAGAATGGAATATCATCTTTTGTTGAAAATCCAAACACACCCCACGTTGAATCATCCGAATAGTATTGCTCATATGTAATTATCGCTGTGAATTTATAAATCTCATCTTCATCCAATTTAGACTGATACTCCTTTCTTTCTCACATATTCAAGCCATTTACTATATGGCTTTAATTTTTCTACAATTACCTTTTCTTCGCTATCTTTCTTACAAAGAATTGCTACTTGCTGTCCTTTTTTTACTAAATCTTCATATTCTTTTAATTGACTATGCCATACAATTCCTTCAACAAGTCCAAAACTTGAATAGATGTTTATATATGCGAACTGCTTACCATTCTTATCTTTCTTCTTTTGAACCTTTGCTATAATTCCAACTAAAGTACATTTCTCACCATCAGGTACATCCTCAAATGGTGTCAAGAATGTATAAGCTGCATCAAATGGATTATCATTGATAAATACCTGTAATGTTTGGAATTCCCAAAACTGTTCATCTTCAAGATATTTTTTGTTATCGTCTATGTACTTTTGGAATCTTATCTTCTGATTTTCCTCAAACTGTATCTTTTTCAATCTGTTATATTCAGCAAGTAGTGCTTCCTTGTCATATACAATTCGTTTTCCAGATGAAGGAATCGCGTACTTCTTTAAGTTAATGTTCCAATCTTCTTCGAGTTTCTTATAGGTAGGCAATGATTGAACTTCTGAGAATTTTAATGGTTGATACTCTGATTTAAGATATGATATAAGTTTTTCACGCTTATTTTTACAAGGAATTGCACCAGATTTTATCAATGCAATAACAGATGCCTTACCTAAAGAAAGTCTCTGAATCAAATCATCAAACGATTTGTATATACCATTATTCTCTCTTTCTTCGATAATTTGCTTAGAGAGTGATTCACCAATTCCACCAATAGCAGACAAACCAAAAAGAACCTTATCTTTATCGACTGTGAAATTCATTCCAGAATGATTGATATTCGGTGGCATAATATCCACATTAAAATACCTTGCATCAAGAATATACTTATTAATTGCACCTGCTTTATCTTTATTCTGATTAAACAATGCTTTAAAAAAGTAAGTTGGGTAATGAGCTTTAAACCAAGCTGTCTCGAAACAAAGAACTGCGTAACTAAATGAATGACTTTTATTGAAGAGGTATCCACCCTTAGAAGCTAATTCATCTGCAATTTTATCAGCAATTTCTTTAGAATATCCGTTTGCTACAATTTCACCACGAAGAATTTCTGACTCTTTCTGTACTAATTCAACTATCTTTTTTCCAATCGCCTTACGGAATAAGTCAGCACCACCGTATGTTCTTCCACCAAACTTTTTAACAATATCAAGAAGCTGTTCCTGATAAATCATACAGTAATTTGTGTCTTTTAAAATTTCATCCATATCTGGATGAATTGATGGTGGTCTACTTCCACCTGTTGCCATTTCAACATACTCGTCAAGTGCTCCCATACTATCAGGTCTATATAATGCCAAAATGACAGATATAACCTCAAAGTCTAATTGTTCAAGCTTTGGTTTTAATCGAATAAGCAAATCTTTCATTCCTGCTGATTCAACCTGGAACACACCATTAGTCTTACCACTTGCTAATAATTCATATGTAGCTTTGTCATTCTCAAATTCTGGATTATTGATATCATAATCCCAAGGATCTAAGTGTAAATCATCCTTAATTTCCTTCACAAGATTAAGTGTTGCTACTCCAAGAAGGTCAAACTTTACAATTCCAATGTCTTCTACATAATGTTTATCAACTTGAATTACATGCTCGCCCTTAGTTCCTATTTTCATTGGCATATAGTCATTAATTGTTGTATCAACGATTCCAACACCACCAGCATGAATAGAAACTGTTTTAACACGACCACTTAAATGTTTTGCAATATCAAACAAATCAGCATATTGTGGATTGTCTGCGAGTAAATTTGGATTTGCTTTCATACAGTCATCCCATTTATCGAATGTAAATTTCTGTGAAAGTTTTTGCATCTGATTATATGGAAATCCAAGTATCTTACCAACGTCAGTAATTGCAACTGTTGGAGTGATATACGAGTAGTTAATAATCTGGCATACTCTTTCTTCTCCATATTTGTCTACAAGGTAATCAATGATTGCATCTCTGTTACCAACATCTGTATCAATATCTGGGAGTCCTACTCGTTCAGGATTTAAGAATCTCTCAAAAATGAGTCCATATTTAATCGGATCAATATCTGTGATATGACAACAATAGCAAACTAAAGAACCTGCTGCACTTCCTCTTCCCTTACCAACTTCAATTCCAAGTTTCTCAGCAGCCTTGATAAAATCCCAGACAAACAAGAAATAACCATCGAACCCCATTGAATGAATAATACCCATCTCGTAGTTCAACCTAGTTCTTCTTACTTGCTGTTCATCTTCGCTAAGATTGTCGTATCCTCTATCTTTCCAACCTTGTCTAACTAAATGCCATAAGAATTCATTGTTATCTCTATATCCATCAGGTAATGGAAATGTAGGTAACTGTGGTTTCTGAAATGGCATATCTACATTTTCAATTAAATCTGCTACTTTATTAGTATTCTCCAATCCAAGACATACATTTTCATATCCAATCTGACTATCCATAATTTCATGGATTTCATCTTCAGATTGCATATAGCAACCTTCATATACCTCACTATTTTCGATAGCATTTTTGTCATTGTTGCTACTTTTTCTACCAATCTGAATAAGCTTGTCCTGATAATATAAATCTTCCTTTTTAGGTGCATGACTATCTGTTGTAATGATAAATGGGGTATTTGTTCTTTTTGAAAGTTCTAAGATTTTCTGATTATATGAACACTGATCCTGATGAGAATGCGACTGCATCTCAAGGAAGAAATAAGGAAAAGCTTCTTTATATTCATTAACATATTCAATACACTTCTCAAAATCTGACTCTCTCGCTAACTTGCTTGCTAAACAAGCAGAAGAAATAACAAAATTATCAGCATAGGGTTTAATATCTTCTACTGTGCATCGTGGTTTAAAATAAAACCCTTCAAAGTTACTTTTTGTAATAACTTTATTTAAGTCTTTTCTGCCTTGCTCATTTCTTATCAAACAAATCAAATGAAAATATTTATTGTCTTTATCCTTAACAGTAATATCTTCACATTCATATAACTCACATCCATATATCATTTTAATATCTGGATAGTCTTTTTTAATAAGATCAAAATAAATAGAGCTATACATATTGCCGTGTTCTGTGGCGGCAAATGCCTTTACACCTATTTCTTTTGCTCTATCCAACATTTCTTTTGGACTACCATATCCATCAAGTAATGAATAATATGTATGGTTATGTAATGAACTATACATAACTCACCTCCTACCAATCATCGTCTTCATCGTTACTATTTGTACTAATAACAGCTACATCTTCGATAATAATCTGTGGTGTTCTAATACCGTTATATTCGTTTATTGAAGGTTTTCCGACAATATTAAATGTGATACTATCGTTATCATCCCATGCGTTTTGAAGAAAATCATATAGCTGATTACCTTCTTTACATTTGAACTGAATGTATTTAATATCATTTACCATAAAACTAATAGTATCCTCATTCTTGCCAAATACTTCAAAACAATCTCTTGTCAATGATATATTCTCTATTGCAAGCATAGGTTCATCAATTCCTTGACAAATAACATCTTCAAACTGTGATAACTTAATAATTAAAGGGATTGTGACATGATTAATGTCTAAGATAAAATCTACACGATATGTAGAATCATATTCAGTATTTTTAAGAATACTGTTCATCATATTAATTGCTTTTTCTTTATCATCAACTGGTAAATCTACAATACCAAAAGCATTTGCATGACCTTTACCATTAATGAATCCTGTTGAATTAACAATATCTTTAAAACTATCAATTGGACTATTATCAATATTTCTTGCACTACCACCAAATACAGTTGTTTTTGTCTTTTTATCAAAATGTTTCTTTAGCAGAATGCAAGGTTTATTATATTGCTCTGCAATTTTAATTGCTACAACACCAGTTAATCCACTATCAAGTAAGTCAGATACATCAACCATAATAACTTTATCATCAATTGGAAGATTATCTACAACTTCTGAAATGGCTTTTACGCCTTTTTCTTTCATTTTATCTTGTCGTGATTTTGCATTTTTACAAAGTCTAGCAGCTCTATCATAAATGCTTTCCTGAATTGTTTCTGCTGGTTTATTCTTTGTGGCTCTTTTTTTATATTCAAAGAACTCATCTTTTTCAATAAAAGCTCTAAATAACAATTCCTTTTCATCACTTGAACCGATACGAATCATTCCGTTCAAAATAGGTGTTATATACCATTGGATATTGTGAATATTAACCTTACCATTTATACTGTAATCTTGTGCTTTAATAAGTGCCTGAAAACATTTATTTGTAATATTAAGTAATCCAAGATTTGTAATATATCTTGTCTCAAATGAACGCATATCCATAACATCGCTAATATTTGCTAATGCACACAAGTCTAAATAGTCATCTGCAAACTCATTCCAGGTCTCAGCATCTAATGCTTGTAAAAACTTATATACAACACCTGCTCCACAAAAATCCTTATTAGAATAATTGTCACTCATTTGATTATTTATAATCAATGCATATGGATTTTTTTCTTCTGACTCATGGTGATCAAGAATAAGTATATCAATACCCTTTTCTGAAAGCTCTCTGCACTGTTCTGTGTCATTTGTACCAGCATCAGGGATAATCAATAATTTTGTATCATCAGATATCACAATGTCATCATCTAGTCCATGTGCCTTTGCTCTTGCGTGTAATATATAATTAACTGGATAATCCGCATTCATTTTCTTAATATAAGAATACATCATAGCTGCTGAACAAAATCCGTCTGGATCTTCATCAATAAGTATTTCAATTTTATCTTTGTTATTAAAGTGTTTCATAAATAACTCTACTGCTTTATTCATGTTATCCAAATTTTCGTATGGAATTAAAACATCTTCATTTAAGTTGAGATATTTTTCATAATCATCAACTCCTCTATTTCTTAAAACCTCCTCTAATACATTGGAAGTATTATTGTCGCTATTTTCATATAATTTATACTTCAAATACACACCTTCCTATCTTAATCTGTATATATTATTCTCTACCAAATGCTTCCATTTAATAGGATCATCTGTTGGGGATTCTTTCTTACCAAGAATATTATCTTCATCAAACATATAATAAAGTGGAACACCATCAGGAAATCTTTCTGCCAATTCCTCTAATTCTTCTTTTTTTACATCTTTGTCCAAACATAAAACTATATCAACACCAAGTCTAACTAGCATATCAATTTGATATTGTGAAAGTTCCTTTCCACCTGTACCACCAGTGTTTTGGCAACCATAACTCCATGCTTGTTCAACAAATTTTTCAGATTCACCAACATAAATCCTTCCTGTTCTTTTTATATAAGGAAGAGTTTTATACAATCCATATATAATTTTTGATTTTGCACATGGCTCTAAATAAATATATTTATTCATTCCATCAGGTACTTTTCTATCAAAATATCTTGCTTTTACACCGACTAAATCTCCTAATTCAGAACGAATAGGAATTGTGTATCGGTTTGTTTCTTCATCAAAACCTATCTCAAACTCTCTTTGTGTTTCATAATCTATATGGTCTTCGTAGAATAAATCATTTACATAAGGTTTATAATACGAAAGTATTTTCTCCGAAATAGGTTGTAATGGTTTTTCTTTCTCTTCTGATATATTAGAATCCATATCTTCTAACATTTTCAGTATTTTAAAACTATCTGGAATATCCTCTTCAAAATCGTGATAATAAGACATTCCTATTTCTGAGCATATTTCCTTTAATCCTTCTGGAAATGTAAGGTCTTTGACATAACACACAAAATCAATAATATCTGTTTGTCTGTTACTCTTTATCATTTGTCGAGTTTTATTCAAACAGATAAGGGATTCATTATTGTATAAAATAATTGCTCCCTTATTATCTCCATCAGGATTACCAGCAGTCCAATATGCTCCAACTGAATGATATTTGATATGGTGGCAACCAACGGATTCTAATATCTGTTCACAATAATTATTTTCATATATATAATTCTTTAACTCTTTTACATCCAAGCTGCCACCCTCCAATTAGTCACTATTTTTTGGTTTTTTAATGATATAACCTATATTTCTCCAAATATTTAAGTTCAAATCAATCTCAAATAACATAATCTTGTCTTTACTACCTGCTCTGTTTTTATCTGGTTTGATACAAAAATATTGTTTACTTAAATCCAAATCTTCCGTCACTGGCTCACCCCAAGAATCACATTCTAAAACAACTTGATATTTATGGTATTCTTCCTTATTTAACTTTTTACCAATATTCAGAATATCAGCTACATGCTTTATTTGCTTTGCATTGGCAATGTTATTACTACTCAAACTAAAAATATCAGTAAACACCGTATCATCACTTAACTGGAATACTGCATATCCACTCATACGAAGTTCTTTTGTTAATTCTTTCAATTTAGTTGCAAATTGTTTAATTTGTGACCAATCATCAGTGTTATAACCTTTTAACGTGTCATAACCATAATATTTAATGTTCTGAACCATCTTTGCTTTACGCAATTCAAATTCAATTCTCTCAGGGCTATAATCATCTCCAACATCTTTAAACATAACTTTGCCCTTACGATCACTACTATCAATCCAATCTGTAATTTTTTTTACATTCCAATATTCCTCTGATGTATCTTTTATTCTCTTTATGTAATCCTCATTGCTTTCAAGATAAACACCATTATCGTCAATTTTTCTTCTGATAATGTCACCATTTTTATCATGATAAACACCTAACACAATCTCTTTCTCAGGCTTTGTAATATGTACACCATGCAATTCTTGAAACTCTTTATTGTTAATAACAGTCGTAATAAGACAACTACGAAGGTCTTCTTCATCCATCTCGTTGCTCATAAGAAAAAAGTTCTCATTTTGCACAAGTGCCACATAAGCTGCTAAAAGTACAAGTTTTCTTGTTTTACCCTCATTAGAAAGGAAGCCTTCAAAGAGAACTTTTGTCTCTCTAAGACCAAGAAAAAATTCGTTATACATATACCAAGGGAAAGGTAAGCCGAAATTTGGCTTTTCAAGATATTTGTCGATTTGAGATGAGTTTTTATCAGTAAGCTCAACAGCTTCTTCACCAGCATTAATTACTGTATTTATCTTATCTGCTTTTGTACGGATAATTCTGTAAATGTCATTTGGTGACATTTTATCAAAGTTCCTATGAGATAATATCTTCTCAACTGGAAACCCATTTCTTCCATACTCTCTTACTAATGAATATTTCTTAACAGTATCAAAATAATTTTTCACATCATTTTCATCTGCCAATGTCATAAACCTTTGAAGTGTTTTCCATCCTTTATACTGCTTATATAATTTAAGTCGTTCTTCATTCTGACTCATAAACACATTCATTTTTGTTTCATCTAATGTTTGTGAAAATGTAAGAAAATAAGTTTCAAGATTATCATAAAAGAATTTTGTCGCAGGATCAGAGAAGTCATACTTACTTCTCATAAATGTACTGTAATTTACAATCAAGTCTAAATTCTTTGCTATAGAGCCAACAAACAGGATTTCTGCTTGCACGTTACAATCTTTTAATTCATGTTCATTATCCAATATTATCTCCTATCCAAAAATATCATCCACCAAGTCTGAAATATCATCTGTATCAGCCTTACTATCTTTAGACACATTAGTATAACCAATTGATTGACTGACAATATTCTGTGATTTTTCTGTTTCTTTCTCCGCTTCAAGTATTTTCTGTTTTTCTTTCCACCTTAAATAACTGTCATATTTATTTATTAATATAGATAAATCATATAACACTAATAGTTCTGGGGTTATTACCTTATTTGACTGAGATATTAGCTTTTGATTAGAGCTTCTTAAATAATCTATTTTTCTTTCCCACATATCTAATAATTCACTTGCAGATATAGGAACATCTATTTTTTTACTAGTACCATTGATTACATCTTTTATTTTTGTCCAAGGTAACTTTACAATATTATATTCATCTCTTAAAAAAGAGCATAAATCAGATTCATCAAACCATTGTGAAATATATTTATTTGCATCATTAGAAAATTTTTCAATATTGTCTTTATTTATGCCCTTTTTGTTAAGAAGTCCTAATATAATTTCTTCTCCCTCGCATAAATACTTTTCTAAATTTTTTAATGCATTTGTTCGTTTAGGTGTTGGAGTTTTTGTTGCATGACACCATTCAATAAAGCAATCCTTGTGATAATAATGTTTATCATAATAAACCAGTTTATGCTCATTTTCTGTAACATCTATATCTTCATGGCAATAACAACATTTTTTTCTTATTTTATTCATATTGATAAAACAGTCTTTATGATATAAATGTCCATCAAAATATATAACATCATTGTCCACTTTATTTCTATAAATTATTAGAGATGACTTACAACAAAAACAAGTAGGTCTAGGATACATAATTTCTTTTTTATTAATTACTATTCGTGCCATATTTTCTCCAAATGAGAACCTAAATCATCTAATTTAAAGATGATTTAGGTTAAAAAAATTTAATCAAACATTGCTAATACTTTATTAAGAATCTCAATATCAGTTACATTCTTGTATGCTGTAGGAAGTCCTGCTGCTTCAAGTTTTTCCTTCATTGCTTTCTTCTCTGTAGGTGGAAGTGCATTTCTCTTAGCAATAATTTCTTTTTTGATGGCTTCAATGTCTGCACTATTGCCATTATCAGATATACTTGTTGTTTCCGAATTATCAGGCTCTCCGACCTTGCCAAGAATCTCCTTACTGTAAATATCCTGCTCAACATCAACTGCCTTTGTTAAGTCATTCTTTACTACAAAAGCCTTCTTATCTGCTGTCTTATCAATAACTGACTGCCAATCAAGTAATGTAGGATCTTCGATAATCGAATTATCTTCGTGTGTATGTGTTCTATCCTTTTTAACATGCGCACATACTGTTCCTTCTTCATTTCTGTACATACGGATTTCAGTCTTGACATTATATGTCATACCCTTAAATCCATCAGGAATCTTTCTACCAGTTACAACACTCATAGTTGAACCATCAGACTGCTTAATTGTTTCTTTTTCATCAGTCTCTCTAGCAGTTACAATATAGTGAACGCCAGATGCCATAAGATCAAGAATTAAGTCCTGCCCCTTGAAGTTAATTGTCTGATAATCTTTTAACTCCATTCCTGCTCCCTCAATCTTAACAAGTCTGGCATCACCAACAAGTCCATCCTTATCAGCCTTAACCTTATTTCTCTTTTTAGAGAATTCTACTAATCCCTGCTTTGTTGTTAAGTTAAGAATTGTAGTACCATCAACAACAATTGCATCTGCTCTAAATGGTTCTCCATCTGCGTCAAGAACTACATTATCTGTCTCATCTCCGTCATCATCAAGTTCATAGAAATCTTCTCCATTCTTAACTTTTGCGATATACTGTCTTACTTCTCCAAGTGACTGAGTATATACAATATAAATATTTTCAAGGTTTACACCATTCGCTTCTAAGTCACCTAAATAATCATCAATTGAACCAGTCTCAGGATCAAGGTATAAAACTCTGAAAGGCTTTCCATCAGGACGCTTAAAGTATGCAAGCTGCATAGCCATTGTTGACTTGCCTGTAAACTGCTCTCCATATAAAATCATACCTAACTTACTCTGTGTGACTGACGCTTTTCTTGCTTTTGCCATTAAATAATTCCTCCGTAATTCTATAATATTGGTTTATTGGAACGCCATTTCTGACGTTCCACTTAGTTATTCTCTAGTTGCTAAAGGATTAATCCCAAGCTTCGTCCTCGTCTGATCCGTCAAGATCATCAGCACTTCCCCAATCATCATTAGAGTCAGAACCGAAACTCTCCTCTGCCCTATTTGCATTCCTAATCTTTGCAATAGCTTCTGTTACATTCTCCTCTGTGTAAAGCTCCTTATCAATTGAAGAACCCTTTGCTCCTGTGATAATAAACTCTCTCTTTGTAGGTGCAGATACTTTCTCCATACTGTCCTCTTCGCCCCAATTGTCATCATCATCTGTTGTAACTGTCTCTGTCTGAGTAGAAGAAACCATATGTCCACTTACCTTAATTGCATTATAAGGATTAAGTGACTTTTTAAACTTATTAGCGAGAGCCTTATCCTCAATGATAAACTGAACATCTTCAATATTGCTGTATGTAACAATCTTTGCAAGGACAATAAATCTACCTGTTGGCTTATCATTATCATCTTTTTCCTGCTCAATACCCATGAAAATAATTACCTGGTTGAAATCGTTCTGTTTCTCAAACTTCTCATCATCAAAGTTGACCTCTGAGCAAAGTGAAATCTGATTTGGAACAAGCTTTGTAGATGTTCTCTTATTGCCCTTGTCATCTGTGAAACTGCTATAATCAAGATTTCCACGAATAAATACGCTTGCACCATCCTTCAGATTCTCTTTAACTTCCTTACAAGCATCAAAATCTGTAAGAACCTTCTTGTCATTAACTGTCTTACCCTCAGAATTAACCTTCTTTTTTACACCAATGTTTTTACCAATCATACGGTAGCCTTCACGGTTATAAGAGAATCTATCAGCCCAAGGTACTTTTACAGTATCAGCCTTTTCACCCTTTTTCTCAGCTCTCTTAGAGAAATAAACATTCTCCTGCTCCATTCCCTGAAGATTGACATATAATGTCTCACCATCAAGATAACTTGTGCCAAAATTAAGCATTCTCATAGGTTTTCCACTTTTAGTCTTAATCTCTTTAAATGCCGTATCCTTCTCCATACCAGATACAACTCCCTTTAACTGGAATGCACCCTTTGTCTCAGGTAAATCAAATAATCTTCCTTTTTTCTTTGTCTCTGCCATTTAAAAAATGTCCTCCTTATAATATGTAATAAAATTTTTGATAACTATATTTGAACAGTCTTGCGACTGGAACACAGAAGTTAATTTATGTAAACATCTATGTATAATCAGTGATTTTTGAGTATAAAAACCCAAGGGTATGCTGTTCTTCCACCCATATTTATATTCTCTATTCAGTTTTGATTTTTGGAATTTTTTGAACTGATTTGTTCGAGACTGATTAGATAATCTCTAAGAACAAGATGATTTAGCAAAAATCACTTGCATCCATGCCATAATATTCTTGCATCTCAATACAACATTGGTCATCATATAATGGAGTTTTCTTAGCTCTTTCAAAATACTTGCCAATATCTAACCAACATTGATGTTTCGTAAGAGGTTGAATATCCATACCTAAGTGATTGTTGATGAATAATATTGTCTTTTTCTGTTTTTCCGTTGGATTATATTTCTCAGGAATCTTCCATTCATCATCTAAATATATAATTTTACAGGACTTACAAACAAATTTTTTATGTTCAACTTTCTGATAATAAATCTCTTTATCTCCACAATGATAAAACTCTTCCATTTTACAATAGCTTTTATTATCCATTTCTTTGTCACAATTAGGGCACTTCACTTTCTCACCTCGCTTATATATTCTCTTATTTCCAACGAATATAATATTCATTATGTATGTTTTTGTTTGGAATTTTTGAACTGAATCGTTCAAGACTGATTAGATATTATCTAAGATATTTCCTGTTATTTCATACATTTCCAAATCATTTAATTCACACCATGATTCAAAGTTATCTCTCTGAACATACCAACCAACATTCATTCCGAGAAATTCATTTTCACCATTTCCATAAGATACTACATTATATAATTCTCCGTTTAGAATGTCGTTTTCAAAGATTAACTTACCATTCTTATCATGGCTGCCTGTACATCTACACAATGTCTTTGGATCTATTTCTTCAAAACCATCAGTTTCGCCATTAGAATAGAATATTGTTGCTGATTCAAATATTAGATGAACTTCTTTGTCATACATATCTAAACCTTTTACATAATATCCACAAACCCATTGACCACTACTAATGCTCTTTGCTTTACATAGCTGCGTATCCAAGTTTATCACCTCTTAACTATGTATTCTCTGTCTTACTTGCTTCCCATAAACATTCCAATATATTAGTTTTGTTTTTATCTTGAAATTTATAATCCATTTCATAATCTGTAAAACTAATTGTTGCCTTTTTCTTATGCTCAATTTTTCCAGTTATAGAATTCCATTCATCCCAACAAGTAATTTCTATCTTTGCATCATTTAAATTTGAAATATCAATTCCGATATTTATACTTTCTGATTTGTCTTTAATAGTGCCTTTTGCATCTATATGCATATTCTCTAATTTATCAAGAATAATATCTGATAAGTTTATAAGATCCTCTATCTTTCTCACCTCCTCGAATTTCGCATGAAACAGTAAATTATTTATTTACTGTACAAATCAATCTGCTTCATCTTTTTAAGAAATAACTTCATCTCATATCCAGTAAGACCAACACATGTATTTCCAACTTTCTTTTCATCCATCAAATCTGGATCATAAGACTGTAAAATGTGTTTACCAGAACTTTTATGTAGAATATCTACAGATTGAGTAAAATTATATTTGCTATTTTTCCTCTCGTACCTTACACCATATTTATCCTCTTCGATTTTAACAAAACCAATCTCTTTTAACTTTTCGTCTACACTTTTAAATAACTTCATATAATTCTTCCTTTCACTTACTTATTCTCTATTCGATTTTCATTTTTATTGGAAATTGTGACTCGAATGAATTTTAAAAATTAATTAGTTTTAATACTCCGAATAAAGCCCTTTAACCATTTCTCAAACGAAATTTCTTTAGGTTCGCTTGGATATGTAAATTCTTTCCACTCCGTTGTTTCATCTACTATGTGTTCGCCCCATGGCAAATATCTTGACCATTCATAGTTTAAACAAATATCACCATCAGGATATATTTCTACATAAGCATAGTAAAAATTTCCACATCGTTTTCCAACATAATATTTATCAAGGCTTTCACAATAATAAAACTTTAAAATATCTTCTTCATTGACTTTTCTACATATCTGTTCAAATGTTCCAAGTTTCTCATATTTATTAAGCTTTTCTCGTAGTTCTAAAATATCGCATGTTTCTTCCACCCCTGTCTTACCTCCAACTATATATTCAACATTTCTGGATAAAAGTCATACAAATAATCTCCAAAATCTCCACTTCTCTCTGAACCTGTTTGACTCTGCCAAAAATGTTTCCATTCTTTACCTCTTTCAGTCTGAATAAACTGTTCGTATTTAGGTCTTAAAGCCTCTCTATCTTTACAAATATCACTCATTCTATAATTCGCCTCTTCTGATTCTTCCAAAACTGCAATACTTAAAGTTCCTGTATCACAATTTCTACCCATTCTTGTCTTAAATCCAAGTTTATTCAACTCTTTGTCTAATTCATATAAGTCATTTTCATCCGTACTGTAAATCTTACTACCCTTACAAATCTCGACAGCTCTTACATAATTTTTATCTCGCCAAACCGAACTAATATATAACCATTGGTCTGTATCTAATTTAGATATTTTATTTCGTGGAACTACTGTGAATGGTTTAAGAATTTCTTCGATTTCATCTTTATGTTCTATATAATTATCTACTGGATCTCGTATCAAATTAAGACACACCCTACGACCTCTTTTATATTCCATAATAATATTCTCCAAATTGTTTAATTCAAAATTGGTTTGCAAACATCAGACCATTCTTTATTTGGGTATTTTGCGATAAATTTATTACACTGATTCCAATCTTTTATGTAGCTGAAATGATATTTGCCACAGTCTTTGCATTTTTTCTGAATTTCTAAAAATCTAATCTCATTAGTGTTTTGTCCATGAGTCCAATGCCAACAAACAATTTCATTATTCTTGTGTCTACAAAATATTTTCTTTAAAATATTCATACAACCTCCTCAAGAAATGTCAGATTTTTGTGCTTTTAATAAAACGGAAATTATTATTTCTAAAAACCATTTTCCTCAATATAATTTGAAATCAAGAAGGAAGAAATAACATAGCCGTTATTTATAAAAACCTCATATAATGGAAATCATAATCTTTAAATATCTGCGTTATCAAATTTACTTACTAGAAGGAAAAGATTATATAGCCATGAGGTTATTATCTGTGGAGAATGTACTGACTATTTTCAGCCTATAGAATTAAGAAGGAAGTCAGCACATAGCCACTATTTTTAGTATTCATTAGGAAGTTATGAGTTCTAAAAACACTATCGCTCTACCGACTGAGCTACATCCACATTTTTGTGAATGACAGGATTCGAACCTGTGACAAATAGTTCCCCAATTTTAGAAGGAAGAACCCATATAGCCTAATGTATATATCTTAGATATATTCTCCACTGAATACTTCAGTGTCAAATGGAGTAATGCCTTCATTGACATCAAAGATAATATCAGCATCTTCTTTGTTATCTACTCTCAGACCTCTTGCCCTGATATGCAATTCAATCAAATCATATAAGTTTGATTTACTCATATTTACCATACTGTAGCATGTTGCAGCCACACCAGATAAATTGCTTTCTACATTATTTCCACCATAATTGCTATGACATCCGTTTAATGATAAGTTCATATCACACCATATTACTTCTCTGTTTACACAGTCGAAAATTGCAGGAATACAAACTGTGCTTTGTGATGCCAAATCCATCTTCTGTTCAACTGTCTTTGGTTCATAAATCTCACCAGATTTAACATCTTCCCTACTCATCCATCCGAACATTGCGTGTGGCATATCTGAAAGTTTCTGACCAGTATAGTTATAAATCTGATATACAATATATCTCGCACCATACTTGATAACAGAATCAATGTCTACATCGAGGAATTCTGTTACACCATCTCCATCAACAGAGCCACCATTTGTAATATCTCCTGAATGACAAGCTTTATATTTATCTGAACGAAGATTTGTATACGAAACATGCTCCATGTAGTTCCAATTCTCATCGAAAATAGCTGCCGATAAATCAAGATCCACCCTACCATTGCACCATCTGTCGTTGTCATTATCCATATTCGTCCACCAACAAAATGCTCTCAATGCTTTTGTATTGTCCTTGATTTTTAATTTTGAACCTCTAACAATAGTTTTTAATGCCTTACTTGCACTTCTCTGGCTGAATGGAACAATATAATTTTTGAACTCTTCTGAAAGATAAACATTCCCAAGAAAATCCTTGCTCTTATAATTCTCAACTAATGCGTTCTCACAGATTTTCACAATTGCGTTACAATACTTTTTATCAATATCTGATAATGTATTCTCTATGCAATGACATCTTGCTAAGTTACCTTTTGGAAAGAATACTCTGGATTCTAGCTTATCTGTCCTATGAGCAAAATGTTCTTTCACTTGTAATAAAACAGGTGTAGAAACTTCACTTGCAACATCCTTAAATGTATTGACAACTGCATTTTTATCTGTAGCATTTCTTAACAAATGATCAAGTTTTCTTGCAAGTTCTCCTGGTCTTTTTCTCAAAAGCATAAGAGCTGATTTAAAATCTTCTGTCTCAATAGCCTTGGTTACTTTACCAGCAAATGTTTCTATTTTAATTCCATTACGAAGTTTATTAAAAGCGGTAATGACTTTACCAAACTGCTCTGTACTATATTCTGATGGATGAAGTCTTTCACCAACACGAAGCCATCTGTTTTTATATCTCAACATATCTTCTTCGATAGAACCACAATTCTGCAAGAGTTCTAATAATAATCTTCTCTCTTTTCGTTTAAAACTTCTGAATTTTGTATTGGTTGCTAAACTAATATCTCCATCTGACATTGCAGTAATCAGTCTCAATACATCGGTAGCCGTTTTGAAAAACTTCTGAATATTCTTTGCAGTTGCTAATGGATAATTCTCTAAATATAATTTTCCAATCAATGCTGCATTTTCTTTTAAAGGAATTTCGTCAGGAAATTCAACCTGCATATTCTTAAAAATCCACTCTAAATCTTCCTTATCTGTCTGTGAGATTGAGGTTTTTGACTGACACAAATTCTTAAAAATATCATAAAGATTTTCCTTTGTACCTAAGTCAATCACTTTTACTTTTGTTTTTTCAAATAGTGGCAATCTCTCATTCTTTTCCTCGTAAGGATATAATATACCACCAGACCAATAATGAACGATCGCATTGATAAACAAATCAATATAATCAGCTTCCATTACTGATTCAGGAAAATTAGGGTACATAGGTTTATACACAACATCTGCTCCAACCAGTTTTTTCAACATAGGAATTAACTCTAAATAGAATTTTTGTAAATCTTCCTTAGTTTGTGTCTGAAGTGTTTCAAACAATTCTTTGGAAAATGTATATCCTAATGCTTCTACATTCTTCATAATCGTAACAATGTACTGATTATTTGGTTCTGTAACATTACCTTTCTCTAAAATCACTTTATTTTTTCTTCGTAATAAAATCTCATTCATAGTTTTATTCTCCTTTTTTAATGAAATTGGCGATAGTAAAAACTGTACTTTTATTCTTCCATATGTAATAGAAGGAACTATCGCCATAGCCTTATTCTGTGGAAATAACAAAGTCTAATATCTTTTGTTTCATATCCAAGACATTTATCTCAGATACGAAACACCATTTTCTTATTTGAAATTAGAAGGAAGACTTTATATAGCCACATAGTTCTTATTATTTGTAGGAAATTAAAAGTTCTATCATATAAAAATTTTTCAGATTCTTGTTAATAGAAGGAAGAACTTTTGTAGCCTACATTTATATAATACATTAGGAAATCGTCAAAGCTAAAATATTCGATTAAAAGTCGAATGCTATTAGCATTATAGAAGGAAGCTTTGTTCATAGCCTAATGTTTTATATCTACTTATATATTCTCCGAATAAATATATTTTTTGTGTTTCAAATGTATTTACTCTTCACCAGCAAAAACTAATCTATCAATATATTCTCTACCTTTGCCCTTGAAAATAGGGATATCTGCATCAATAATCCACTCATTTTCTAATTTAGAAGCATCTCTTAACTGTGCAATTGCCATAACTCCATCAGATTCAACAACAACCTTATTTTTTGCGCAACAGCTTCCTCGCTTCTGATAAATCGGTAAATCATTCCAGTTAATATCTTTCTGAGTCATAAGCATATCCTGAATATCATTACATGATTTATTCTGTAACTCTTTGTGTGAGAAATTGGCTTGACCTACCATCTGAATTGAATTACGAGAAGCGTCAAGTTGTCGCCAATAAAAGTTATTTGTTACCTCTTCTTTTGGAATATTAAAGCAACGAGCATCAAACATTGCACCCTTGTCAACTGCATTTAGTAATGTCTGAATATATCCCCGTGTACCATCCTCATATTTTGAAACACCATCCCATTTACTAAATCTATATTCGTCAACATAGTTTTCAAAAAATTTATTAAATGCCATCGTAGCCATACTTGCTGTAATACTACATAATTTATCAACTCTATAATCAAAGAAACAATCTGTATTTAGCCTATCATAATCAATAAGAAGTAATGTGATTTCATCGCTCTGTTGATAAGATAATTTGCAATTCTGAATATTTTCGCATAAATATTTAGCAGTATTCTGCATTGATTTTATAAATACTTCATCAAACGGTCTTTTAAATCCTCTTGTGAAGCTATGTCCAGCCCTCATGTCTAGCCTCAAAATCACTGGCATTCTTCGCTGAAGATAATATCTATTCCTTTTTTCATAACTTTTCATTCTTTCAGCAAGATCACTTCTATCCATATTATTCTCCTTTACGCTTCAAAATTGAACTCATCAGACGAAATCTTGTTGTTAATAATCTTCTGATAAATGTCTACATACATCTCATCTGTATCTCTGTTATAAGTAACTTCCGCATATCTGTTACCCATTGGCTGTCCCCAAATAGTACACTTCTTATAACCTAACTCATGTGCGAACCACACAAAATCCAACTGGTCAATACTGATGTTTTCACTCAATGTCTGAATCACTGCATTCTTTGCAGCTTTTTCAAATTCGTAACTTGTCATTATAATTACCTCCACTTTAATATTCTCTTAATCAATTACTACTTCTGTTTCATCGCTTTATATAAACTTTTTTCTAAAGTTCCAATTTCTTTCTTTAAGTTCCTTAGTTCTTCTTTTTTATTACTTAATAAATTTACTAATTCAGTAACATTGTTTTTAACTTTTTTAATATCAATGATGCAATGAGGGAATTTATAATTTGAATAAATAAGAAGTTGCATAGGATAAAATTCTTCATCTGTAAGTTCTTTTACAAGTTTAAAGTCGTTAATTTGAGAATCATCAAGACTATAATTTCTATAAGAATTCCTGTTTATTATTATATTATCAATTTTGAATCTTAAATCTGTATGACCTTGATCTATATAAGCATCTAAATAACTTGGTTTTTCTATGTCTCCATATCTTCCGTAAACCATATCAGATACAGATAAAACTAAATAAAAAGCATCTTTTGCAGGATTATAATATATACATTTTTCTTTTAAAATAATTCATTTCTCCTTTATATTTTCTCTCCTCTTGTTCACAAGAAATCGAAAATTCTTGCTACTTTTCGCTTCCAGAAAGCCTTATTTTATAGGCTTTTTGAGAAGTCAACATAAATGATTTCATGTTCACCTTTAATTTTTGACTCAATTTCTTCAAGTGAATGGTCATATTTATTACCAACAACGATAATGTCTGCTTCGATGGTTTCTAATTCTTCGTGAGCGTCTGTCTCATATACTGTTTTCGCTCGATCTGAATTAGCAATAATTCCTGCAATATAGCTCTTACCTAATCCACTATCACCTTTGAAAATCCAAACAGGTCTTTTATCCATTGCACGATTTGTTTCTGTAAATAATTCTTCCGTAATTCCAACATCACCATCTGGATACCAACAGCTATCACCATCGTCATCTACATAAAAAATATCATTCTTGGCATTGTAAATAGTATCTTCAAGGTCTCCTTCTTTTGTCTCGATTTCAAACGATAAATCTTTGATTGGTTTATGTGTTGAGCCAATAAATGAATCGACACATTTGACTTCACAATGTCCCCATGATGCACTGCACCAACCACTAGGACAATCACCATATTCAGTCCAAAGCGATACTTCATATTTTAAATTATTCTCCGAAATACAATTTAAGATATATTTAGAATTGTCTTCAAAATCATCGTCTCTATCGTTGTACGTACGAATATGTTCTATTCTTAATGAATGTACTTTTAATTTCATATTTACCTCTTTAATTTTCCTGCTCTTCAAGCTTATCTAATGCCAACTGAAAAATATCAATCATATGTTGAATTTCATCTCTATCCCATACGATGACCAAATCTTTTTCTTCATAATCTGCCGTACTTGTATCACTTGGCTCTAACCAATCTTTACTAGACAAACGAATTGGAACGCCTTTATCTAATGATACATAACTTGGCATATGAATACATGCATGAAAGAATCCTCTTTCATCTCCGCCACACATTAGATTAAAGCCACTGATTTCGATATCGTCATAACATTTATCTTTTAACCTATTTACTCTTTCTGCTGAAAAATCACTTACATTACTGAATATTGTTCCAGCAGGTTCATATCCTAAATCTCTTGCTTTAATTAATCGCATTTATTTTCCTCCTATTTGCTTCATTTATCTCCAACTGATACTGTAATATGATTCATTATATTGATTGCCAGTTTCAACTTTATAACCAAGTTCCTCTAATTTCTTTCGTGTTTCAGGTTTTAAACAACCATCTTCACTGATTGAAAATTTGCCATCTGCAACCGCATCTCTAATCAATTTAGATAATTCTGCTAATTGCTGTGTAGTGCAACTATCAATTGCATTGTTTGTCATTTTATTTGCTTCTGATGCAAACGGAATAACATTCTTTGGTGAGTAAACTTCTGATATAGAAGTGATGGGAGTAACTGCGTCTTCACAACAATCTATATCACTACAGCCTATACAAAATTTATAACTTCTGCTAGTTATTGGATATTTACAAGTCATTTAATTATCCTCCTTTTAAACCTGTTTATATGACGGATTTAAGAGCTTTCCCAATACCTTATTAACAGCAACCTTGCCCATTTCTTTATTCCATATTTCACCTTGTCTAACCCTTGCAAAGAATAAAGCATATTCTGAAATATTATTCTCTACATCTTTGTAAAACTCTTTATCTTCTTCGCCATCGGCATATTCAGTTTTATATGTATCAAGAATTATTTCCGTTAAAATGGTTTTCGCAACTTGAATTAAATCATCTGCTGTCTCAGCTTGTTCTTTTGCTGATTTTACTTTTAGTGTCGATCTTTCTGGCACTGAGAAGTAATATAATTGCTTAAAATCTTGCTCTTTTGTGTCTTCAATATGAATTCCCATATATTCTAATGTAAGTACAGTTTTAAGATTTTCTTCAATCTGTTTTGAATTATTCTCTAATTCTATTGGTATTACCTCCTATATTCCAATATGAAATTGTTCATAGATTTTATTCATTTTTTCAATAATTTTTCTATTCATAATTTCCTGATCCATCAACTCTTCTACAATTTTTGCAGTAGCATACTGCGTCTGACTTCTAAGAATTTTACAAGCATTTTTCTTATATTCTTCTAAATCTTCTATAGAAGCACTTGACAGCATTGTATTTTCATTTGTTAATCCTTGCATTACTGATGGTGTTATCATTTATTTCTGCACCTTTCTTCAAAATCTTCTACTAGATTATTCTCTTTTATAACTTGAATTGCTTTGTTAAATCTCATAGCCAAATCATCATATTTGAATTTTAACTTTTCATAAGCTGGCTTATATTCAATACCATCCTTCATTGTATCTAATACAATGTCCAACATTTCCGCAATAAAAGAAGGTCTTTTTACAATTTCATCATAATTTGGAATTTGTGATTCTGTACTATAATTTTTCCACTCATCAGGATAATTCATAATTTGTCGCCTCCACACGAAACCGATATTTCTTGTCCATTTTGTTACTATATATAGTAGTTTAAATTTATCTAACCACTATATATAGTGTACTATTTTTCAATTTTTCTATATATTGTTATTCGCCTTTTATTCTGCAACCACCGTAGTCTCTATACCCATAATATTCTTCAAGAGATTTACTTGTCATAGTAGCCATTTCACATTTTGTACCTAATAATTCCTCAAGTACAAATGGGAGTTCATCAATTAAAACATGTTCTGGTTTCTTATCAATTTTATCGCACCAAAAATCATCATCTAAAAATTCTGCAACTGTATAAACAGTTATTTTCTTATTTGTGATTTTTTCTGCACGTCTTTCAATATCTCTCTTCGTAGTTCTACGCAACGTAATAATTGGATAACCTGTTTTAACAGCTTCAATAATAATATTTGTTGTCTTACCACGACCTCTTGGTAAATTCATAATTTCCATATATTTATTCTCCTTTCAATTTCATAAGAAGCGATAAATTCCTACTTATTTATTCTCTGTTCTTAGAATCCCATTTAATAAAATCTTCTAAATCATATTCACCAGATTCTTCTTCCTTAATCTCAGGAACAAATACGTTATAATTACCTTCATTATGGTCATGTTCAATAATTTGTTTCAACATTTCATACATATTTGTAATTCCTAACTGATATGCTCTCTTCTCGCCTTCAGTCATTCCGTCACAAATTTCATCATTCTTGTTTTCTAATAGATCCTTATATTTTTCTAAGCTTTCTACGATTAATAAAAATTCTTCGTTCATTTATATATTCTCCCTTTACCATGTAAGTTTCTCTGTTACGAGAATAGGTGCAAACCCTGATTTTTCATAATCGTGGTTACGTTCATATTCCTGAATTAATGCCATCGCAGTCTTTTTATTTACTGCTCTAACAGCCTGTTTAATATCATCTACAAATTCATCATCTACACCTAAAAATACTGTATCTGTGTCAATATCTCCAATACCTGCTTTTGCTCTAAATGTACCTTTGTCTCTTGTTCCAAGTTTAATTAGTACATAAAATTCATTTTCAATCTTCATCAACCTTCTCATCCTCGCCTTTCTGTAATAATGTGACACTCATTTTTACGATAATATCTGTTCCTGACAAATAGCATTCAGATAAATATACAATCGGCATGTTGGCATCATCATAAGATCTGTTATATAATTCTTCTTTGATAATATTCTCCATAAAATCATACACTGTTTTATATGTACAGTTATTTGTTGGAAGAGTATATCTTTTTCTATTTTTCCATAAATCTATTCTCTCTTTTGTATACGGATTGTATGCTTCATCAGAATCGCCAAACCACGCATATCTACATTCCAAGTGTGCAATTAAATTCTTATCAATTTCTCCCAAGGTATTTTGAATTGCGTCCTGTACAATGCTTTCAATCAAATTAGTTCTTGAATCTTTATCGAAAATTATATTCTTGCTATCCATTTATTCCCCTCTTACAGTCACATCAGTTCGTCTATCATAAGCCCAATCAACATCAAACGAAGTCATGCTATCTGTACTGACTACTTCGCCATTTTTAATTACAACTGGCTTACCTCTATATGGGACGAACACCATACATTCCATATCTTCACTATTTGCATACGACTTGAATATCGCCTGCAATATTCTATCCTGTTGTTCAATTATTGCTTTATATTCACTCAGATTTTTAGAAATATCCAAATATCTACTATATGAAGCTTCACTTAAAAATCGAATATCAGTTTTAATCTTTTCAAGTGTTTCTAAAATTTTACTTAATGTTTTCATATATTCATTCTCCTCTCAACTTCTCTAAAATTAAAACAAATTAATATCTTCTATATTTTTAGCCCATGCATACGCAACATATAATTGTCCATTAAAAATTCCATAAACAGGATGATTCCTATGTTCAAAATAATCTAAACAATAAAGCATCTCATTTTTTAAATCGTTTAAATCCTGTCCAACATCAACCTTACAAATTGTTGTATGTTCTCTCATTAATATCTCCTTAAATTCTCTGTTCAATTTCGCAAGAACCGATAATTCTTCTTAATCATGGATATCAAGCACTGTAATAAATCCATCCATATTATCTGTTATAGCCTGTTTATATTTTTCATCGAATTTTTCATCTTTGATAATATCTTTACCATTCCATGAATCTCTTGCAATAGCTGAACCGTCAGGAAGAATACATATGTAACATCCAAGCTTGTTAATATTTAAAACATCGCCTTGTTTTGCTCCATCAACAAGAATATATCCATCGCCAAAACCCATATTCATAAACCAATCTTCCTCATGGTACATCCATTCAGGTGTAATATTCTCTTTTAATGTTGATAAAAGACTTGACCAAAACAATCTGCCGTTTCTATCTTGTCTGTCATAATAACCCCAATTATAATATTCACTATTTGTAGATCCTTCTTTATCTACTTTTAGTTTTAATTCAGCCTTGTACCTGCCACCGATTCGATAGTAATCCCATGTAAAAACTGGATAATCAATCTGTTCGTCTTCTTCATCATCTGAGCCATATACAAGTTCTGAATTATATGGCTTCATAATTTCTGCAATTTTATTCTCACTTGGTAATTCTTTTGTGAGTAAATGAACACAATAATGCATTTAATTTCACCTCCTACTCTTATATTTTCCTTTTAAATTCCGCAAGAAAAACCGATATGCCAAGTCTACTCTTCCTCATCAAAACCACAGATTTTACTAATATCTTCGAGGAAATCTTTTTCGTCAGGAAGACTACTAAGACTATATTCTGTAACAAATTTAACAGGATAATATTCTTTGGGATTTTCTCGATACTCTTTCTCTGCAATCGGTGTTAAAAAATAAAACCTTTCAGATTCATCTAGTGGTTCTTTATTAAAACCTTCGTATACTTCATAAGTATTCTTATCCAAATCAATAACATAAGCCCACTCACAGAAAAGACTATCTGCTGCAAAATTTAATGAGTTTTGCAACTTTGTTTTATTCTTAAACATAATTAGCTCTAAAATATCTCCACCTGTATCTCTTGATAATTCTGGATAAAACTTCTGCCAAGAAAATCTTGGATTATCCTTCCTTGCTTCATCAATATTCTTATTTATCTCATCAAAATCTTCCTTAGACAAATATGTACAATCATTTACTGCATTTCTTAATTCGTTAATATTTATCCCTTTAAGATATTTAAGCAACTGTACGCCTAAACCTTCAGGATACCCATCCCACTGTCCATACTGTGCAACTTTATATTCGCCATTACTATATACAATTGTTAAATTTCGTGTTCCCATTTGTACCTCCTGTTCTTATATTCTCTGTAAAAATTTCCAAAAGAACGAATCTTTCTTCTTATCTATTCTTTTTATAATCCTGAACCAAGTTACCACAGCATAATGGTAATTCTGCTTTAGCAGCTACATCTACAACTACCTTTAGACCACAGCTCTCAACCTTTTCTTTAATCTTATTCATATTCTCCCAATTCCACTGAATTGCATCTTCAAGACCATGCTCCTTAGTAGCTGTCGTTGTGTTAAGAGGTGTAATTTTAACACAAAACACATTCGGATCAAGACCATATAGCTTGTTTGGATCAAGCTCCCATCCTGCTCCACAAATAAAGTTCAGAGTGATAAGTCTATTGTTATTCGGCATATTATTAAACTCTTTCTTCATCTCTTCGATAGTTACAACATCAGCACCACCAAACAGATACCTTCTCTCATCCTCATTTGTGCTATTTGTTGAAATTTGAATATGCATAAACCCGTCAAGATACTCTTTTACAGGCATAACCTCGTCTTTCAGAACATCAACTGGACTCTTGCCAAATACTTTCACTTTAGGCAGAATTGTGTTGTAGCAAGGCAAGAAAGTAAATCCATCTCTATAAGTTTTCATATCTCTCATTACCTGTAAAATATTTTTCCAGTTATATTGTGGCTCTCCCATACGTGCAAAGCCCACCTTAATCTTGTCGCTATTTGTAACCTGTGGATGCTGATTAAATACAAATTCAAGCTGCTCCCACATTTCTTCTGTAGAAAGATTTCCGTGAAATCCTAACTCTGGTACTAAACAGAACTGACAATGCTGTGGACATCCGTACTGTGTACTAATCGCTGTAAGCCACTTTTCCTCAAACGGAACGAGATTCTTTTTAATCAAATCTACATCATCTGTCATAATGATTTCCTGAGATTTTCCTTTTGTATTTACGTCCTGCATAGAAGTAGTTTCAATATAGAAATTCTTTTCTTTGTTATAAAGAACATAAACACTACCACTTGGATATGCGTACTCTTTTACTAATTCAAAATGTTTCATTTTTAATTCTCTCCTTTGTCTTATATAAAATTTTATAAGCTGCACTTAAACCCGCTCTATCGTCTAACATAATGTTGTAATAGATTTTATTGCCAGTGAAAGGAATATAAGGTGGTGAGGCATTTATGTAATCAATATGAATTCCAACCTCTATACATTTATTCTCCATAAATTCAAATTTTGATTCGTCACAACATGTACTGAGAATCAATGTACATCCCATATCTTTACATTCTCTTTATAGAGTAATAACTTTGTCATACCTATATCCTTTGTCATAATAATCAAAAATTGTATTATCAAAATCAAATGCAATTATTATTCCATTGTGTAGTTTCCAATTTTCAACCAAGCGATCTATACACATATCATCATTAAGATATGGATCAACCACAATATTGTTCAATTTCTTCATATTTCTTCATCCACACCTTTCTATCATTCTCTGTATAACCAAAGAAATATGGATAAAGCTTGTTATTGGTTGTGAAATAGTAATGATGATATTCACCATCTGGTAAGAACATAACACCTGGAATATTGATTGTATCTTTGATTTTTAAGAAGTTCTGATATGCATTTTTATTACCAAACATCTGTCTAAACGTAATCTGCTTAACACCAATATTGTGCATCTTGTTTATGTAATCAAGACAATCTTCTGTAGTCATTCTTTCATTTAGTACATTGATAACTCTCAACTTAGTAGTTTTCTCAATCTCAGGTAATATAACTTGCAATTGCTCCATTGCTTTTGTATCATAAGACTCAATGCTTAAAGCAATTTTTCTAAACTTTTTAATCAAATCCATATCTGTAGGAAGAATACGAGTATGTATATCTAACTTCTTTCCATATTTTGCAGCCAATTCATACACATGATTGTAAAAATCAATATTATTCTGCCAATCATAAAATGGATCTCCACCACCTGATAGATTAACAGTAGGTGCATTTGATTCAGAAATACACTTCTCTAAATACTCCCAATCTATTTTATTTTTATCAGTTACTGCATTTTGTAAAATCGGATGATGTTTTGTAATACAATATTTACAATGACAATCACACCCAAAATTTGTTATCACAGTAAAACCTCTGTTCTGCTCTGTATACATACTCTATGTCCTTTCTTATTATTCCTCTGAATATTTACTCCAATCAATCTCTACATACTGCTTATAACAAGGATAGTATGTAGTCGCTCCCATCTGTTCTTTACACCAATCATCTAACAAATTTTGCAGACTACCAATATCACATTGTTCATAAGCATCTTCATGTAACTCTTCACAAGCATTATCGGCTACATTATCGGCATCAATATGAATCTTCTCTACACTACATACCCATAATCTCACAGGTTTTATATATACTTCCTTATCTATATAGTTCACTGCATAATCATCAAAGAAATCGTCAACTGTATCGTAATACTCGTCAAATTCCTCACAGTAAAGCATTGTGTTTACATCTTTTTCATCAACAGCTACTGCATTTGCTACTTTCTCATTCCACTTCTTTATTCTCTCCTCTTCATCAATTTTCTTTTGTCCTTCACAGTCGCAATGTAAATAAGCCTGATTTTTATAAGGTTGTCCACAATAAGGACACAATCGCTGCACTCCATTAAAACAACTCTGGCAAAATGAAAGTGATTGATGCTTGTATGGAAAATGATATTTTCTGCCAACTTCGGATGTGTCACCTTTAATTCCATAAACATTGTCTTCTATTCTCATTCCAAGACCATTGCAGACAGGACAAATTCTTTCATGCTCTGTAAGATCTTTGATTAGAATTTTAGGAAACGATTTTTGAATTGCTTCATAAAGATTTATTTCTTCTCTACATGTTAAATTATTCATATAGTTATTCTCCTATGCATAATCTTCTGGATGTTCTTTATAGTCATCTACTACACTTTTCATATACCTATAATAATCTCTTACAGAATCACTACTTTCAGAAAACCCACTTGTAACTTCGTATCCATTATCGAACACTGCAAATGTTAAGAAACCTTCATCACATCGTCTTACTTCTATGTCACAACCTCTATATTTACCCTTCATAGTGTTATTCTCCACTGTCCAATATTTCAACATCAATACAAAATAAATCGTGTAAATTTTTAATCTGCTCATCAGTTGGTTTCTTCCATGCCATTGTTTCATCCACATTAATCGCTATAGCACCACCACATAGCTTAATTTTCGCAATGACTTTGGGATTAATACTATAATTTATTTTTACTAATTGTGTCATGTATTTATTCTCCTAATCATCTTTATCTATAATGAACCAATATAAGAAACTTAAAAGTGTAAAAGTGATTCCAAGCATCTTATTTTCTACTTGATAAGAATACATCGTTACACCACTACAGAACCACACCAAAAGAAATGCAATTGCTTGTCTATAATACTTTTTCATTTCACACCTCCTATATGGAACTCAATCATGTCGTCATCCCAATCCGAAGGAAAGTCCATTGGAAGATTTATTATCCACTGTATAGTTTTGGTTTGTCTGCCTGACATGTTGTTCTCCTACTCTTTCGCAATTCCAACACCACTTACATGAAAACTTGTAACTTTACCATCAACCATTTCAACACTTTCTTCTGTACCACCATGCCAAACAAGACCAACGCCTGTGATATACATACCATTTTTATCCTCAATCAATTCAACTTCTTGTGCTACTCCAATAGAAAGAAACCGACCATCATTACATGGCATTTCAATTGGAATATTCTTTACATTTTTATAAGCATTTCTAATTGCTTCTTTGGAATATATGACACCGTTCAAATCAGGTTTATCAACTGGAATTGGAATTTTAAATGTTACTTCTATATTCTCTGTTCTCATGTATTTATCCCCTATTTCTTTTATGCTCTTTATATAAAGCATTTAATTCCTGTTCTAATTTCTTTTTCTCCATAGGATTCTTACAATACTTTATTCTCTTCTTAAGAGTAGATATATCTTGTTTTGGTGATTCAGGAACAGGTGCTAGATCATCTAAAAGGTCAAATTCTTTAGCTGGCTTAAGTAAATCTTTAAACCAGTCTCCTTGTGACTCTACCTTTAAATCCTTATATTCTTGTTCAAGCTCATTTTGTATTCGAGCTTCTATCGTTGCACTTATCATTTTTCCTATTTTGTCCATCTGCTGACCAACTATTAAGGCTTTTGTAGCATCACTTATTAATTTATCATGTAACTCTGAAATATTAATCACCTCGTTTTACTCTATGTTGTAGCCTTTAAATAGTGTTGTTCTCCTATGCACCTGTATTTGCTGTTAAAACACACTGTTCTTCGTTCATATCAATTTCTGTAATAGTAATCTCTTGACACTTCTTGAAGTCATCTGAACTTACTCTTGCTTTTCTTTCAGCATGTCTTTCATCTTGTGCGATAATTACCATTGCGTAATCTTGACACCAATCTCTTGCAGGTCGTTCTACTAAATATGCTTTCATATCGTTATTCCTCTAAATTTTCACCACATAACGGACAAAATTTTATTTTTAACATTGCCGATGCATATTCACCACCTGAACTATCAGCAAATAATGTGTTATTATAATAATGTCTATCAATAGAAAAATTTCCTATTTGACAAATATCTCTATTACTTTCCCAGCTAATCTTTTGTCCCTCTTCACAAAATTTACACATCACTTATACCTCCAATCTGTCTAAAGGAAAGAAAAATTTCTTGCTAATCTAACCACCTGTTATCCAAATAGTAGAACCCAAATACCATTCCACCAATTAAAATAACCCAAAAGATCCAGAAAATAATAATTGGAAAATCAGATTCTAGCCTTTCTATCGTCTCATCAATAGTCGAATTATTATAAAATGATGTGTTATCAGAAATAGTTTTATCTCTCAAATCTGTAAAAATTGTTCCTTTATATTCAGTACCAACACCATAATATTTATATCTTACATGACTTGACTCCTTAATTGTGTCAATATAATCAGTATCAGGTAAATCAATCTTATTACTTGCGAAATTCACTCCACAAAATGATATTTCTTTGCACTTAATATTTTCACTTCCGACTTTATCCCAAGTCCAATATGTTTCTGTTGTAGTATACGAATGTCCTTTACCATCGGTATGAGTAACAGTTCTTGTATGCATTGTATATCTCTCTTTGACTTTCTCTACATACATATATTCTCCACCAATTTCAGGATATGTAACTGTATCTACCGCTTTTAAATCACCATATACAAACGCATTACCAACATTTGTGTCCATTCCGTATTGGAACATTTCTTGACTTTCTATCTTAACAGCCTTGTTATAAATTTCATTTTTATCCATTTGGTGTTCTGAAATCTTGGAAGAAATCAGAATACCAAACAGAATCATAACTGCAATGATAGAAATACTGACCAAGATTTCACGTTTTGTTATTTCAAAATCGCCAAAATCAAAACCTTTTCTATCATATCCCATAAACTAATCCTCTTTAAACAAATCCTGTGGAGCATCAACTGGCGCATTGTAATCCAAATACTCATATTCCTGTACTTCATATCCAAGCAATCCAAGAAACTGTCTTGTAGGGAACTTTCTCACATATCGCTTGTATTCCTTAATCTGTTTATTGTAATTGCTGCGATACTCTGCAATCATATTCTCTGTCATAGATAACTCATTCATAAGAGTCTTATAGTTCTCATTTGACTTCAGTTCAGGATATGCTTCTGCAACTGCTGTAATAGCTGTTGTTACATTCTCAATATCTCCTGTTGATCCACGACCATCCGCAACTGCTGTCAATGTATCAGCTTCATGTTTGTCATACTGTTTTACGCAATCAGCAAGGTTATACACAAGGTCAACTCTTCGCTTTTCCTGTACTTTAATATCTGATGATGCTGTATTTACCTGCTCCTCAAGTGCAATAGCTTTATTCTGCGAACTCTGTACACCAAATACAATCATCAAAATAACCGCTAATACTCCTACGCCAATAATTACTGGCACTTTCCAATTTGTGTTTTTCATTTAAAATCTCCTTTATATGTAATATTTTTATTAGTTACACTGTAATATTCTCTTATTTGTTGGGATTCCCATAGCCGAATGGCTTAGATATGATTAAAAATTTTCCAATGAAAGATTGGTTTACTTCGATTCCTCTTTCTCATCCATAATTGCACCACAATTAGGACAATATTTTGATTTCAACTTCTGGTTCGCATAATACAGTTTATATATTTTTTTATTACAAACTGAACAATATACACCTTCGTTTGCACATTCGTCTAATGCAAACCAATGACCATGCTCCCTATCAGTCCCTTTTATATTGTCTTTTACATCGTCCATTGGAACTGTCATAGTTCCTGCTATAACATTGGCATTAAGAAACTTTGATAAAACATCACCAAGTATTAACTCTACGTTGTCTACAAGTATTTCGTTACTCTGCTTATACATTCTATGACATTCTAACCATTCATTTATTGTATAAACTTCTACATTAGTCGATATACCCATTTTCTCTGCCATACTCATAAGACTGTTTTTATTATTCATTGTAGATGTAACAATCGGTTTTCCTGTTACATATGCTGTTGAAATAAGCATTGCCGTTTTACCAGTCGCACGTCCACGATTTATAATTCTCATGTTTTCGCCTCCAATGTATTATTCTCTCAAAATCCAAGGATATGTTGCTTTCCTGTGAAGTTACTCAGATAAAATCATCTGGAACATGTTATCTACTGAGTCCAATAAGCCATATCTCTTATCAAATGCTGCCGTTGAACTTCTTGCAAATTTACGCTCTACCATGTCTATAAAATAAGTAAAATTACCGTCATCGCCCATATAGAACTCATTCCATTCATCATCAGACATCAATCTTCTAACATTCAACTGGTCGATGGCAAGATTATCAAAGCTAACTACCTTAAATTTCTCAATAATATCTGCAAGATTTTCATATAGCCAATTCTGCTTTACAACAATGTTTTCATGATCTTCTGAATAAAAATCATCGCCACGTCTTAAATGTTTATAACCAAGAATCAGCATCTTCAGATTATTATTCTCTAAAGCTTGTACGTCCGATGGCTTTAATACCCCGTTGATTACATGAATGACCGCATTTGGATATTTTTTAATAAGTTCAATAAATTTTTCTGTGGGATTTACAAGTGATACACCAAGACCATAGATAAGTTTTTCATCAACAAGCTTTTTAATAAGTTCTTGTTTTTTCTCAAAATGAATCTGATTTACCGTCATGTTTACAATAACTTTTCTATCTTTGAGTTTCTGTAAGAATGGAATTAAGTCAGGATGACTTGTAGCATCTCCACCACCAAGAGCAACTTCTTGATATGGATGAAGTGTGTTAATGAATTTTTCATTCAAAATATCTCCAAATTTTCCATCTGTTGTACTACCTTCATGGCAGAATGGACATCCCATATCGCAAAAATTACAAATTTTTATATCCATATTCTCTGCAAAAGCTGGTACAAACTCCTCATCTTCTGTCTCTCTAATCTTTGTTCCATCGCTCAAAATTGTGGTTTTAAAGTTACCATTTATGTATCTTCCTAATAATTCCATTTCTTAAAATCCTCCTAAATTAAATCAATCATCGTATCCATATTTACCAAATGCAACAATTTTATCTCCACTTTTACTTGTATATCTATCTACAAATGTTTCAAGATTACTGTGCAGCCATTCAACATAGGTTTTGGCATCCTCGCCTACAATATTGTTCTCTTTTACATATTTGGTATAATACTTTTCTTTTGCAGATTCTGACAAGTCTGACCAATCTTTAGAAAATTCATCTTTATGATTTTCATAGTCTTGTGCTGCGTATTTCTTATCATCATCTGATAAACTATTTACTTTTACAAATGACTCAGAACCCCATTCATCAAAAAGAAGTTCGCCATTCTTCCACTGTTCAAATTCCTCCTCGCTACACATTGTAAGTGAATGTGTGCTTGATGAGTTAGTTTCAAATACTCCTCGTCTAATCTGTCTTTTCATATCATTAGTTTCCTTTCATATAAACTTCATAATTATCGAATTCTGGTTTTAAACCACCGTAATTTGTATAAGTACCCCAACTTGTTTCTTCTTCGCCTTCGTTGACATACATTCTGTCACTAAACACATCTGAATTATCATTACCTGTAATAATGACCGAATTGCCAAATAAGTATCTAAATAGTTTATCTGAATCCGATAATACATCATTGACAAAATCTTTTGTTTCACATGAATGATCAATGTAACCATCAATATCATAATAATATCTAATTTTACCACCATATTCCCATGATTTTACTTTTAGTTCTGGGAGAGTGTATTCAATATTATTGCTATCTAAAATATCCTTTAACTTCTGTAAATTTTCATCTGCCTCATCTTTATCAAAACTTAAAATCGCAGTAATTAAATATGAAGCCTTATTATATAAACTATCATATTCATCATTTTCCCAACCAAATTCGCCAATTTCAAAATCAATATGACTAAATAAATTATGCCTATACTCACTTTTTGTAATACAAATCGCATGTGTACTACTTGAATTAGTTTCAAAAGCACCTCTTCTAACCTGTCTCTTCAATTTTTTCTTACCTCCTTGCTTTAATATTCTCTCTTTTATTGCGGAATTATTATCTCAAAAATATACATATCCACACTACAATTACGCTAATTAACCAAAACACTCTCGCAAGATCCTGTACTTTTTCAGATGCTTCAATCTGTAGTCCCCAAAAGAACATCATTGCGATACAAGCCAATATCTCTACAACTTCTACTGGTGTTAAATTACTCACTATTATTTCTCCTTTAAATATTCACAAGAAACCTGAATTTACTGTTACTGCATATCATTTAATTCTTTATTAATATCTTTCTCAACTTCTCTTCTATATTTCTTTTTAAATAATCTACGATTCTTCTTTTTCATCTTTCTCCAACCATTGTGATTATTTGCCCAACAAGCATAATCATGGGAGAACCAAGATTGATGATTTTCAGAAAATTGTCGTCTTTTAATCTCTGATCTCATAAAGCTCCTCTACTTACAATTCCTAAGTTCAACATTGTAGTCATCCTTAACATCAATAGTGACTTCTCTCTGAAATTTTCCTTCCTTATCATAGAGGGATAAATAATATCTGTTACCACGCTGCTCTAAGTCAAGATTCTCATTCTCAAATAATAATACTCGTCTCTGCCTCTGCATTGGTTTATTCTCTACCTTCAAGTTATTTATTGCTTCTTTTGAACCGACAAAGATTGGTGATTTTAATTCTTCAAGAATACAGCTAATATCATCGTCTAGCCTATCATCATCTTTTGTATGTTTATCAACTGCTTTGATTACGTCTTTCTCAAATAATAATCTGTTTGCCACTTTAATATTCTCCTTTCCATTCATCCAACTCATAGAAACTGTTAATCTGATTATCAAGCTTTCTAACCTGTTCTCTTAGTTCAGCTTCTTTCTTCTTACTATCTGTTCTCTGACACTTCTTCCATAATTCTTCACGCTGCTTAGTCAGTTCATTGTACTTATCAGACACATCAAGCTCTTTTACAACTGAAATCCCAATCTTCTCTCCACAATGAGGGCAGAACCGAATAGGATAATTGTCTGTCTGTTCCCATTCGTCTTTATATGATGTAATGACTTCTGTATAAGAAGTACAAAACCGTGGAATAAAAACACCATCATCTTCATATTCTCCACCAATATCATTTATATCTTCATCTGTAAATACAATAGCTTTATCATTCTGAATTTCATCGCAACAATATGTAAATGGTTTATACTTGTACGAATAAGTGTCATTAAATTTCAATTTGATTAAATCTATCTTCATTTATTCTCCTAGTTCATCAACCTAATTTCTCGAAAATCATCATCAGCTTTTACACCATTGATATAAGCATACCAACCTCTAAGACCTTCTTTCTTAGAGATTGGATATTTATGCTTAATATTCATAACAACTTCGTAATCGTCTGGATAGTTTTCAAGAATAGACTTCAAATCACCAACTAAAATACTACTCATGATTCTCACTCCCAATTCTCAATATTATCATCACAAGGGAAATACGAAAGTTCAATCTCGCTCAGTTTTTTGTAATAGATAACAGATTCACTCCAATCTTTTTCAAAACTTTCGCTATCATATATTTCTCTAAACCCAATCAGAATATCCTTATCTGGAAGTTCAATAGCTTCCTTAATCTGAATATGTCTAAAATGATAATCAACATATAATGACTGATCCACGAACTTTTTATCCATCTCATAAGGAGTATATTGTCCTGGTCTACGAATTTCTAACATGCGAAAAATATGCTCATATCCAAAATCATGTAGCCATGTTTCAAAATCAGTCATTATAATCCTCCTTTTCAAAAGGAATATCTGTCTCGTAAAAATCTCTTGTCACTAAGACAAAATATTCCTCGTCACCTTCGTACCTGAATACACTTAAGAATAAATCTCCATGACATGTATACCAACAGAACTCATTTTTATTTACTCTAAAATAATCAATAGCTCTCTGAATTTCTTTAATTACTTCATCTTTTCCCACTTCAACAACATTTCTCAGATTCTTGTTAGTTCTATTGAAATGTATCGGATAATCAATATTGTCTTTTGTTAATGTAATTCCATCTAATTCATTAACCATTGATTCTTGTCCACAGCAAGGACACTTAACAAACGGTGCGCCAAGCCATCCAATATGAGTATCTTCTTTAGAAATTTCCAATTCTGAATCACAATGTTCACAGAAGATATGTATTTTTTTAGACTTTTCTTCAATGTTTTTGTTAAAATTGTTCTGAATAACTTTTATAATAATCACCTCTTTCTATGTATTTATTCTCTTATCTCAGTTCAATCTCACCGAATTTTAATGTGTCATCTTCAAACATTTTGTTACCCTGATATTTACCAATAAAACAACGTTTAAACGAGGTCGTAACACTGGTTATTGGCGATACGAATTTTAATTCATGTACAATCGGTTTAACTAATGCTTCAAGCGTCTCTTTGTTTGCAAATATGTACGGTTCATGTCCTTCTCTATATACGAATTCTGCAATTTTCGTATTTAACTTATTCACATCTATCTTATCTACTATTGAAAATGTCTCCATTTATTGTTTTCCTTTCCAAAAGAAATGCTTCTTTAATTGGATTGTTTATTCTCCCATCTGATCTACAATACTCTGTAACTTATCAACATATATTTGAGCTTCTTCCTTATTATTTAGCTGCTTAATATCAGCAGGTACAAAAGCTAACTTCGATTCATCGAAAACATCATTATTCGAACAAACTTTCATAAACTGGCACATAGTTTCAGCATCAACCCGATCTAAATCTGGCTGTAAACAAATCACATCCCCCTCCTGTGGATGCAGTTTTCTAACTTTAATAAGCGTCTGTTTAAATAACTTCTTTTTCTGTCTTTTGTTCATATTGTTATTCTCCTTCGAATATTACTCTTATTGGCTTTATAGCTTCGTCATTTGTTGGTATAAGAAACACTTTGTCATTTCCAACCTGATCTTTAAATATTTTTGGAGCTTCAACAAATGTAACTCTTTTTGAGCTATCACTATCCAGCCACTCTTTAAACTTTTTAAGATTTTCTTTTTCAGAAATTGCAGCACATGGACTTACTTTATCTATTAACTCTAAAAATTTTTGTCTTTCATCTTGTGATAACTCCATACTGTTATTCTCCTATTTCTACATGGTCATTATCCAACAAACCAAATTTTCGTAAATAGTACTGTTTGGTTTTATCATCGACTCTACAATAAAAATTATGTCTTCCTGACTTCTGCAAAGATAATGTATTGATATTAAGCTCTGCGTTCATAATAATCAGTAATTCGTTTAATGTAATATCATAGCAATGAAACGTTTCGCCTATTAGAAGCTTATAATATTTCTTCTCTAATTCTGTTATTTCTTCCATATTGACACCATCCTACGCTTCTATATATTCCAATATCCAACTGTCGTATTTATTTTCTTTAATTAATTGCTGATATAAATTTATCCATTCTTGTGCTGAAAGACCATTGTACTTCCAAACGCATTCTTTCCAATGTCTGTGTATAAAATGACCTCTTGTTTTTAACTCAATACATTTCACACATTTATCGTATAATTTCTTGGAATACCAATTCGATCTCCTTCTATTCCAGCCATTAAACCCGCCATCTATAAATGCTTCAGTCGGATCATATCTGCTTCTCATATCAGTAAGAGTTCTGTCGTATAACTCAGTTTTTGCATTGTATAAACAATGAAGCAGAAAATAGATGTCTTCATAATCATTTTTAAAATTCCATTCTTCAATATTTAAATCAAAATACATTATTCTTCATTCCTTATTACATCAAACTTAATTGGTAACATAACTGTAAATCTACTCTTCATCCAAGGTTTTTCTTTCGTTGCAAATTCATCACCAAATTCTTCTGCCAATACAAAATCTCCGACAGTGTAGACAATAGAATATCCAGTTAAATCTTTTGGAATCTCCTTATTTACATTACAGGTTTTAAGATGAATCATTTTATCTATGCACTCACCCATTAAGTCTTGAAAGAATACAAACGTTCCATCACAATTGCAACGCTGCATTGTGAAATATTCAAAATCTGCATCTGGATCATGCTTAATAATCACATTAAAATAAGGTTTGTCACCTTTAAGATAAGGTACATCTGCTAAAATTGTTCCATTTTTGGTGTAATTAACAACCGTAAATAGCTCTCGTATATCCTGTTCAATCATGGATTCATATTTATTATTCTCCATGCCATTGCACTGACCTGATGCAATTCGTTCTTTTACAAATTCTAATGATTTACCCATAAATTTCTCCTAATTACTCAGTCTGTATTTGTCATATTCATACATTGAACAATCTTCACAATAAAGATTTTGTTCTTTGCAATCTTCACAATCGAAACATCCACCATAAATGCCACCATTTTCATTCATCTTACAGGTATTACATTTACAAGTTTCACATGATGTATTCACTTAATCACCTCCTCGAATGAAACGTGGTTTTCCTACTGGTTTATTCTCCTAATGGTCTTTCATATGTAACTAATTTTTCAACAATTAGATCCTTTGGTAATAAATCTCTACAGAAATATGCTGTTGCAAATGGACTACCTTTTACTACAGAATCCATATGCTCCTTATTGTGATAACAAATTCTTGCATCAAAACTAAGAATCTGAATACCATCTTTGAAATATTTATATCTTGTTTTACCTTGTAGGGAATTAAGCGGTAGAAGAACCGCAAATGGTTTATTGAATGAATAGAGTCTTTCTAAGACTTTATCTTTGATTGAGAAGGGTGGATTGCTAACTATGATATCCCATTTTTCAGGTTCATAATTAAAAAAATCCTGACCTTCAGCTAATGAACTTCTGACTACATTGTATCCTTCTTCTTTTAGTCTGTTGTAGAAAGCAGACCAGTTTTCATCAAATGGACACCATATAATTTTATCTTTTGGAAGATATTTAATAATGTGATCTGTTGCGTAATAGGGCGTGTATAACTCATTATCTTCCTTATCTGATGTTAAATATCCAATATTTAATGCCAATATTTGTTCACCAATAGTAGCTGCGCAGCTTTACTCACATGTGAACATTTATCCTTTCTTTAATTGTACTTACTTTGTTATATTCTCTGTTACTTCTTTCTAATACTCCATAAATAAGGACTACTACATCCACAATGATGAATACCATCTCCAAGAACACATCTTCTGCAATCTTCATATTCTTCATGTGTACTACAATACTCTTTAACTGTATTTATAGCATTTATAATTTCTTCATTTATGGATTCTGGTTCAATATACTCTCTTTCTTCAATTCTCATAATCAATCACCTTTGTCCTGAATATTGTATAGTTTTCGTGACAAGCCAAGAAACCAAAATTTCATCTTACTTTTGCAAATTCTTCAATCTCTTATGACTCAATACATTCAGTGTATCTTCGATACCTTCATAATAAGCAGACTTCATATCTGGATTGTCATAATTTTTTGCCTTATCAAACACTTCTTTTATGTATGTCTCTTCATCTCTCTTATCTATAGATAATTGCTTAATTTTATCAATACAATCATCACATATATCCAGTCTGTTAAAAAGTTTATTCCAAATTCGACAACCATTAATATATCTTTTGGCAATTCCTGCAATATCAAATTCAAAACAAGGAATTCTATTTCCACAAATATCACATACTCGATAGTTTACTTTTGACACTAAATCGCCTCCTGTAGATTAAAGAAATGTCTGATTAATTACTTGTTTATTCTTCACTCAAAATCTCTTTAGGACAGTAAATAATCTTCTTACCTGCTTTCTGTGCTTTACGAATTGTTGACCAAACACCACCTGATTTATTCCCATCCCAAATTGCAAGAAGTACATCGCAATGGTCAACCATATATTGATCTCTTACATTGTCACATCCTTTATAGAATTCATCTGATAATTCAACCCATTCGTCTGCTTCATCCTTAATAAAACGATAATACTTATTTGAAGAGTTATAGTTTTTGCAGGGTAATATACAATGTAACTTTAAATTCTTTGTTCCATTTTTAATAACAGACACAACAAAGCCAAAACTAATATCACAACCAGAAGCCATTCCACAATATTCGTCAACATATGTATTACTCAATATTGCAACTTCTGTCATTTTTGTAATTTGTTCAGTTAGCCAATTAGTAATTTTGCTCCACTTTTCATCCGTCTCATCTTCTGGTAATCCTAATCTCTGAGGTCTATGACCTGTTAATGCTACCTTCATATATTTTATTCTCCTTATCTAAAAACAAGAAATGCGAGTTTTATCAAGTTAATACAAACTCCATATCATATCTCCCAACTATTTTAATTTCAAAATATTTATTACCTTCTGTATATCCTGAAATAATTAGTTTATTTTTATCACAAGGAATATCTTCTATAATTTTCCCATACTTTTCTTTATAATGATGTAGTTGCTCAGATATGACATTTACATTATTAGGCTTTAATATCTGGATAGATTCTACACTTTTAATAATTAATGAATTGTCCATATTTTTATTCACCTCACTAAATTATTCTCCAACTACAAACAACTTTTCTACTGCTTTTTCACCTGTTACTCTATCCGACTTTTGTAACACTTTACGTTCTTTCTTCCAGATACACTTAAAATCATCAGGCATATTATATTCACTTACCAACACTATATTGCTCTCTGAAAGTTTACGAAGAAAATCGTAAAAAGAATCATAGTCAATTGACTGTTTAGAATACTGTTTTGTATTTTTGTAAGGTGGATCAAAATAAAATACGCAATTTTTATAATCTGAGAAATTTTGATAATCGCAGCACGTTATTTCAATATCTTTTAATAATGGAGAATCTTCTTTCAAATTTTTGACTCTTTCCTGATAGATATTACGCTTACCAGTTTTATCCTTACCCCAACCGCCATCGAAGTATCTGCCACCATACGAACCACAATATCCAATTAATGCTGTATACTCCTTGGAGTATTTGCCAGTTCCTAATTTTCTATTCTCTCTTACTTCTGCATAATGTTCAAAATTACAATCTGGTGGTGCAATAGAAAGCGTTGAATCAGATTTTACATACTGTAACAATGCTATCAATTCATCATTTACATCTGCTGCAATTCTGTTATCACATTGAATTTTTTCAATAATCGAACAACTACCACACATAGGTTCTATGTAAGTTTTAATATGATTATCATCAATATACTTCTGAATAATCGGCACTAAAAATTTTGCCAACCTGTTTTTACTTCCTTGATATACCATTTAATTACTTGGAGTAAGGAATTCCTTCTTGTGCGCACAAACCTCGTCTCCTTTCATTTTATTTGAATTCTATTTTATTTCTCTTTAATACCTTAACCGCCTTATCATAATCAGTCTCCGCTATTTTAATGCTTTTCATCTTAACCGGTTTTGGTTTAATCCAATCACGACATTTTGTAATATCTTCGTCATACCACATCAAACCGCTTTCACAATATTTGTGCCATTGACAGTCATTATTGCCACAGTTGCTCATTTATGTATTCTCCTAATCAGTTAATATGAAATGTATATACTGACCAATATGCTCCTTCAGTTCTGTTTCTAAATCATGACCACCAATAATCAAGTTATCAATATTAAATCCAGTAATAGTCCATTCTGAATACTCTACATAATGTCCTTGTGTTAATAAATTTCCTGTAAGTATATAACTGTCAAAGTTCATCTGTGCTTCTTCTAAAGTACATTTTTCATCAGAGAACCAACAACGTAGATTCGCATTTGGAATCGTGGTGATTTTCTCGCCAAGTCCTCTGTTTAGTTTTGTACAATTGAAATAATCCATAATAGATTCTGCTATTGATTCATAGTAATCATTAATTTCTTCAGCTAATCCTAAATTGCCTTCGCTATTGCGTCCTATCCAACCTTGTAATATTAATTCCATTTCGTTCACCTCTCTGTATTATTCTCTTATTTGTGATAGGCTACATCAATATGTTCCATACACCATTTCCAATATGGAATTACTTTAACACCACCAGCTTCGTTCCAATCTTTCTTTAACTGCGTTTGTGTATCTTTATCTAAGCAGGAAGCTAAATACAAAGAACACTCCATTGGTGCTGTTTTTCTGTATTCTTCACTAAAATCTTCTAAATTTAGATTCGCCATTTCTACCTCCTAAACCACCAAGAAAATTCAATTTCATAATATATTTATAATTATATATATCGTAATTTCTTGATTCATACCACAACATATAGCACGCAAATTACCATATGTTGTGGTATTTATTATTTAATTGTTAATAGGTCAAAACCCAAATCTCGTAATATTAGTATCATCTGACCAACAGCCAAATGTACTATTATCACCGTAAGCTTTAACGCTTACTGTAGCTCCGTCCATACCATCTGTGATGAAATCATCAGTGTAATTAGTAGAGTAAAATGATGTATGTGTTGTATCAAATTCTTTGTAAGTTCCATCGGCTTTTGTGATACGCACCTTATAGGTTGTTGCGTTTTCGACCTCTGACCATTTGACTGCTACGTGACTGTAATGAAAATACCTTGATGCACTCTTGTAGTAAGATGCATATTTCACCACCGGAGTAGCGAGGACGCATTTCTCGAGCCAATTTTTTACAGCATTGTTAATAGCATCTTCTAAAGCACCATCAGGCTGAAAGTTGATATCTGGGATTTTAACAGATGGCGGATTAAGTGGTGGTGTGCAGGCATATGCTGGGATAGTAGAACCTACAATCATCATGGTTACAATTAAAGTACTTACTAATTTTTTCATATTTTTTAATTCCTTTCTTTATTAGCATGTTTATATTGTTTTTATATAATAAGTGATCACCTATATTTATATTATTCTCTGATTTATTTAGATTTCTCATCATATCCAGTCTCTTCAAGGAATTTATCAAATTCCTCTTTTGTCATATTGTTTGGATAATACATATCCATCACCATATCAAATGGCTGCAAATAATTATCTAACACATTTCAAAAACTTCACCTCTTTTCATATTAAGAGTACATTCATTTCTGTACTCTATGAGAGCATCCTTATTCCTCATCATTACATGTTAGGATCGAGGTTTGTTCCAAGGCATTATATTCTCAAATAAGTTTCAGCCTATACGCTCATCGGTTGACTGACTTGTTAGTTTCAGCCTTCACCTTTACCTTTTCACCATCTCAGGATTCATTGGTTTATTTAACCGTTTGTAGTGGTATATTTACGACTACTGGATGTGAACCTGCATCCACTATCCCATTGACGAAAGCCTTTGGGAATACCTTTTTCATTATCTGATAACTACCATTTACGTCTGCATTAATATATTTTCCCTTCTCACTCTGAAACAAACCTCTGTGAATTCTTCTGTCTTTATTGTAATTTTTCTCAATTGGTTCTTCACCATCAAGAAAAGATGTACCACTTGTATAACTTTCATTTGTTTTAATAAATTTAATTCCTTCATTCTCGCATTTATATTCAAGCCTTTGTACAATACTTAAATATGGAATAGATACAAATTTCTGATTAACTCTTTTGCCCATATTGGTATCTTGTTTCCAGCCTGAATTATAACCACAAACTAAAGTATCAATATTATTACACTTACAAAAATTTACCACCATCTTTGTTGATTTCTGAATATAGTCATCTACTTGATTATTTCTTTTAGTTGTAAATCTTTGCATCTCATTTGACCAATCACTATCATTTCTCAGCTTTAATGCAGATCTCATTTCTGAAATTTTCTTATTATAATACTGATTAATTGACTTTAATGGTTTTCCATTTATTATAATTGGACTCACGTCACAGTTTGTTGTAATAGTCATTAAATTATCAACACCTAAGTCAATCGCAGCAATTCTCTCTGATACTATATTCTCTGTTTCAGGAACTTCTATTTTATATACTATCTCCATAACATAATAATCGGCTTTGGGAACAAATCTACATTGCATCAGTTTACCTTCAGCATGAGTATTCACTGTATAACCACCAAAAGGTTTAAATGCAATTCTGAATTGTCTATCATTTAATGAGCACTGTATATTCTTCAGCATAAAAACCTGTCTGCCGTCCTTCGGTAAATACTTAGGTAATTTTGGCATTCCTAAATACTTTGATGGATTTTTCTTCCAATCTTTTATTGCAACAAAATAGCCTTTCCACATTTTATCTACAAGCTGTATTGTTTTCTGTGCTGCTTGCGAACCACATTCCTTATAGCAATCCATTGACTGCATAAGTTTTTGGACATCATAAGCACCTATTTTATTTTTATTATTAATGAATTCTTGTCTAATAATATAATTTGCTTGATTATATACATTCTTTGAATAGAAACAATACTGGTCTACAATTTTATATATAGGATTATTTCTTTTAATTATTTGCTGTTCAACACGATTAACTTTTTTCATTTAGTTTCCTTTATTTATTATTTTAAAAATTACATAGCTCTAAAACTACTATTATTAATATGATTGTTGCTATAAGGGTTTATTACTAATTAAAATTACATAGCTCTAAAACCAAGTGATAATGCTGTAGCAACTCTGTTGGGTTTATTACTAATTAAAATTACATAGCTCTAAAACCTCAAATATGTATTCGTAATTTATATAGTTTCTTGAAGTTTTACGTTCAATGGACAAAACCCACGCCCACTATCCAATTGATTTCTCTTTTGGAATACTTGCTACAGGATAAACATTTATCTATCCTGTATTTATATATTCTCTCTTTCAATTACATCATCGTTGCAATTTCAGATATACTCATTATGAACCAACATAAAGCCATTACAGACCATGTAAATTTTTGCATCTTTTCTTTTACAGAAACAGCGTTTGCAATGCTCAAAATAACTAATGCAATGTGCATTATCAGTAAAATCACTGTCTCACCTCCTAAATTTTTCAGAAGAAATTCCGCTTTCTTTCGGTCTTGATTTTTATACAATATATAGTATTTGTTGTAATTATTTAATACTATATATTGTATATGCTATTTTGTTTTCAACTACTTATTGTATTATTCTCCATTTTATTTTCTAACCACATATAAATAACTAAATCCACCAGCATTACCTACAGGCTGTGCTAATAAACACATTGCTACATGGTCTGAATCATATACCCTATTACCCTGGCGAAATTGCTTTCCAAAATTTATCTCACCAATACCTCCAACTAACTGTGGCTTATCACCACAAGCAGAACTTAATCCACTTGTGGCTGATGAAAATTTGCCATCTTCTCATCTGTACAAATATATGTATTGTCATACTGAGCCTTATATAAATGCTCAATCAACAAAGAGATGCAAGTTGTCACTATACTGTTACCGCTTTGTTTATATCCCTGGGTATCAGACATTCCAACTGCTTTACAGTTCTCATAATCAATATCATCGAATCCCATGAGCCTGTGGCACTCTTTTGGTGTGAGCTTTCTCACAACTCTTAAATTGTCTCTATCTTCTTCGACCATTTGTTGCCGATTTCCTCCCTGGCATGTTGTTATTGTTGGAGAAATATAATCTTTGTCCCAAACATTTCCTGCGAATCCAGTTCCTTTATTTTCACCATAAATATTAAAAAGTCTTTTTATATTATTTGAATCTGCAAGAATCTGTTTTGGCTGTTTATAATCAGTTGCCACTAAAGTACCCATTACTGAATCCTGCTGATAAACTAAATCTCTCTGACCGATAGTTCTGAATTCAGGTTTTGTAGTGCCAACAATATTTTTTTTAAATTTTGGATCTGTTATCTGAAGTCTTTTCTGTACTTCATCAGATAAGAAATATTTCGCCAAAACACTGCTATCTGTTTCTAATAAATCCTTTAATCTGATTCCTGTGTCAAAAGGCTGTGGAAATTCAAAAGACTTGGTATCAATATCCTTACGAATAGAGATACAGAAGATTCTATTACGATTCTGTGGAACACCTGTGTTCTTTGCATTGATTGTCTGATAATATGAGTTATATCCCAAGTTATCAAGCCGAATCAGCCAATCCTTAAAACTGTCAATATACTTCTTTGATACAAGAGCATCTACATTCTCCATAAGCAAATACTTTGGCAATGTGTTATTCTCTTTTGCTTTTACAAGAAGTCTCTCAACTTCATACAATAAACCTGAACGAGTTGATTTAATGTTGTGACTGCCACAATTAGGGCAAGTATAACGAGTATCTACATCTAATTCTGATGGATCATATTCACAACCACAATCATGACATGTCCACTTTAATCCTTCCTGTTTACCGGCGATTGACAAATCTGTGCATGGAGTCGAGTATGTAAGTAAATCACTATATGGCAGTGACTCAATCTGCATCATATCGCCAAGATTATGTGAAATATGGTCTGCTAACCAATATTTCTCAATACCTTTTGTCTTGTTCTTCTTTCGTGAAAGTTTTTCCCAATCATACGGAACATCTTTTTTAAAATCATATCCAAGTCTCTTATCTGTAAGCTGTCTTACCATTTCTTCTTTGCTTGGATAATCTTCATAGTTTTCAATCATCTCATTAGTCAAACCACAATGCATTGCAGCATAACTAACTACTACTTCTTTGTCTAAATCTGCTGTTGCAATCATATTTGCATTAAATAGATGAGTATTATCAATTCCCTTCATCTGCGCACCAATACCACTACAAAGCTCAATTACACTTAACTCACAATAATTATTTTTTTCTTTATTCTCTGTCAAAATCCTTTAATCTACAGAGATTGCGCAATCATTTTTACCTAGGAGTTACTGTTAAATCCTTTCTTCTTACTTATTTTGTTGTAAAATTCTATGGAATTAACACGTCTGCTAAAACCATAGGAAAAAAATATTTCTTGTTACTTTTTTGGAAAATTTGGCTGATCAGCCTTTGAATAGAAAAGTTTGATATTACAATTTGATTATTTCATTAAAGCAGTTATCCTTTAGAATCCCTTCAATTTTCCCAATAATATCCCACTCTGCAATATCTCCTTTATTGGAATATGTATAAACATTTGTTTTATTAATTCTAATATCATACCAAAAAGAGTTATCACAACTATGATCAATATAATATCCTTCTATAATTCCCAACAACAAACAATCTTCTGTTTTAAAAATAACTACATCACCAACATCATATTCACTTGTATATTCTTCAATAATTTTTCCCATAATTTTCGCCTTTCTATATTAGATTATTCTCTACTTGAAATTTCTTTAATTCATCTTGAATCATCTTCTGTATATCTTCTTCGTTAAAAGACATGTTTACTACTGGAACGACATTTGCATTCAAATTAACATCACCAACAATAGCCTTATCAAACGCTTCTAAAAACATTTCTGCGAATTCCTTTTCATAAAAACCACACATTCCATCACAGTTAATATCTGCAATTACTCTTGAAAAGAAATCTTTGAACTTATCAGCGATAAAATCTCTTTCATATCCTTTTGGAATATCAATTGTTAATTTCACCATTTCACCTCACTTACTACTTTTACCTTACATTCGATTTCTACAACTTCTAGTTGCCTATCAGCGTTATAACGTCTTGACATAAAATTTCTAACCGCATTCTCAGCAGTTTTTCTTGTTTCCCAATATTTGTGTCGTGGGCTTGTAAGATTACTTACTAATTTACCTGTTAATTTATCCATTACACCATATAATGTAAATTCATTTACCATTCATCTCACCTCACTTTACAATATCCTAACAATCTGTTCATACAAACAAATATCTTTATCATTAATTGCTTTATTCACATGCATATGACCAAACAAATGCTTTTTATATTCAGTTGCAGCTTTCACTTCTTCCATATAATTAGTCAACACATCTGGTTCATACAACCCTTTGCCACCCATAAGATATAACTCTGACGTAGAGGGACTATGTGTGATAATATAATCAACTATATTATTATTCTCTTTTAGAACATATAGTCCATGCTGCATTTCTTCGTCTGTTGGTAATTCCTCTTTCCACCAAGATAAATCTTTAATACGATACATATACCTACATTGTTTATCAAGTTCTTTGGCTTTTTCTCTCCAATTTTTGTCACTGTAATCAAGAATACCATCCTGAATATCATGACTTGATGCACCACCAAATGTAAAGAAATTCTTATCTTCGATAGTAAAAACTTCACCACGCATTAGATGTAATACATTAGATCTGATTTCATGAACCTTACCACCATGCCATTCTTTTACAGGATAAGTCGCAAGCATTTTATGATTCTCGTGATTACCATCAACAAATACTGTTGTAAATGGTTTTTGATTAAGCCAATCTAACCAATATTTTTCTTGCTTGCTTTCACCATTTTGATTCCACACAAGACCAAAATCACCAAGGATAATTACAGTATTCTCATCTTTATTACCAGAAAAATCTTTCTGTTCATAGAAATTATCTTTACTTAATCTCACAGGATTTCCATGTATATCACCTGTTACATATACTGCCATAGTTACCTCCTGCATACTAAAATCTCAACATCCGTATCTGCAAAAACATTTTTAATTTGTTCTGAGACATCATTCCAGTTCAGCCTATCTAAACCACAACCAATTACAGGCATTGCAATCTTTTTAATATTATTCTCCAAACAAATCTGTTTCATCTTTTCAAGTGCAAGTCTCATTGTGATAATTGTTGGCTTGTGAAAATATCTCTCTTTTGTAATAAGATTTAATACTCTAGCTTCTAATAAACAGTCACCACCAATTCTTTTATGAGTGTACTGGTCAAAATAATATGGATATTTTGTCAGCAACCTTCTCTTCATATCAAACCTTTTATTGAACTCAACTACAATTCCTTTACCCATTCCAAAATCTGCACTGATACAATGTGCTAAATAATAATCTTCTGGTACTGTAAATAAGTCTTTATTTTCTTCTCTATACTTCATTCTTCTACCTCGTTTAGAATCCATCTCTTATGCTTTCTTTAAGACTTGCACGATTATATTCTTCCAAATATAAATCAATATTATGTTCTTTATTGAACTTTTCGCAAACCTCTTGAGCTTCCTCTTTTGTTCCAAAATATGTATTACTACCATCATCACATCTATGGATTTGTAAACCACAACTCTCTGAACCAGTGGCATAATATTCATAAGCGTTTTTCTTATTTTGAAGACTAATAATGCTGCCAATTCTTATATCATAATCATCAATAATTTTTTCAACTATCTCCTTATATATGTACTCACCTTTACAAGCAGGGCATATAAATTCTTTTCCTTTTATCAATACACGTCCTGTACTTTCACAATATTCACATTTTTTATGAAATTTAAACCTGTGTTCCTTGTTCTCAATATGATATATTTTTTGACCAAGTTTAAATGTGCCAACTGGATATCCAATTTTATCTATGTCACTTAAAAACATTCATTTCACCTCACTCTATCATCTCAACTTTGATTCTGAATTTTGTTGTTTCTATATGTTCGTTTTCTTGATAAGGACGATTATAATCAAAGTGCTGATGTTTAACAGTCGCAATCAAATGAGTATCATTACCCGATATAAATTCCGTATCTGTTTCATAAGTATCTTCTGAACCATCACCAAGTTTAGAGTCTGTACAATATATCTGATTTGCGTCTAATGCATCTTGAATAATTCTGTAAATGTCTCCTGTATTATACATAGTCACTCTCCATCCTACTATTCAAAGATTTCCTCAATAACTTTCAACTTAATACTCTGACTAAATTCTGAACCAGCAGCCTTTGGATGACCACCGCCACCAAATAAACTTGCTACATCTTTACCAAGATCAATATCTTCTTTAACTGTTCTATAAGATACCGTACAACCATCAATATCAATCATTGCCACAAAATCAATTTCAGGATGCATTTTACAAAGTCTATTACCTAATTCACTAACAAACCTATCTGCAAATACAAAACCACAAACCTTACCACACATAGGACTGGTAAACATAGTTTCGTTCTTTTCTTCGATATATCTATCAATTTCATCCTGCTTAATCTTCAGAACAACCTCATCTTTAGCAGATAATCTTGGGAATACCTCATCATGGATTTCTGAAATACACCAATGAATAAAATCATCTCGACCATACAGATAAAGTAAATCGTTCACCTGCTTACAAATAACTCCATCTTCGCCAAGTTCTGACCATCTCCAAGTGTCGTAATCTCTCACTAATTCAGTAAATCTTCTTAATGTCTCTGAATCTTTTAAATACCCATTCTCGATTAACCAATAATAAAACATCTCTGTTCCACTGGTTTTAATAGTTCCAAGTTTCATATCTTCATACTCGATAGTCACAGAACACCAAAGATACTTATTAAGTCCTAGAGCTGTTGGATGGTGATCTAATAAATAAAAATTATCAAATCTGTCATCAATAATTTTCGCTGTATCTTCATTTACTCTAATATCTGTAATAATACACATATCAAATTTTGTTTCACTATCAATAAACTCCTTGACACTTAAATCAATGTTATCATAATCACAATATGAAATATCTACATCATCTCCAAATGCAAGTTTTGCCAAAATACCACAACCGATTCCATCAAAGATCGGTATGAGTAAATAATTTTATCATACCTTACATATCTCCCTTCACTTGAATATATTGAATCATATCAATATATCTGCTATATTTTATTGTTAATACTCTATCCAACCATCTGTAATACCAGTCATCCAATAAATAAGATCTTCTCTATCATTTTTTAATCTTCCATCTATTACACGAGTTAAGATTTCATTGAGCCAGTAGCCAACTTCTTTTCCACTTTTAATAAGCATTGTATCCATTACATCTTTTCCATTAACTGCTAAATCCTTTAGAGAAAAACATTCATCATCTTGTAAGACTTCTTCTAAAATATATTCAATTTTATCAATCTTTTGCAATCTAGTTTCCTGATTCATGTCTGCTTGTGCTTTAATGTCAGCTCTGCGAACATTTAGTAATCTTCTGAACTGTTCTTCTCCGATTTTATTAAGCCATCTCTTGATATATTTCTTTCCCACCTCAAAAGTAGCATCATGATAATAAACTAATTCAACGACCTTTTCTCTTGTATCATTGTCAAAACGAAGTCTTTTCATAATTGTATCAGTTATATCAGCACTGACTTTTCCATGCCCTTTAAAATGTCTAATACCATCTTCGCCATCTTGATAACAATGTGGCTTTCCAATATCATGAAAAAATACAGCCAATGACGTAATCAAATCTCTTGGATTCAAGTCGGGTTCACAATCACATTCATAAGCTTGTACTGCATGTACTGTATGATTCCATACATCATAGATGTGATATGGATTATTCTGTGGAAAATCAAACATATCTTTTATTTCAGGGATAAATAACGAGAATACTTCACGGAATAATCCTATCTGTATATAAAACTCACTTGATAATGCAATTTTACAGAACTCACTGTTAATTCTCTCAATAGATATATTCTCTAAATTCTTATACATTTTATGAATATTCAAACTTACATCAGAATCAACCACAAATCCCAGTTGTGAAGCAAATCGAATAGCACGTAAAATCCTTAAAGCATCTTCTGAAAATCTATCCTCTGCTTTACCAACACATCTGATTTTATAATGCTCAATATCTTCCATGCCATTAAACGGATCTACAAAACCAACTTCATCATTGTATGCCATCGCATTGATTGTAAAATCTCTACGCTTTAAATCTTCTTTAAGATTTCGTGTAAATGTTACACTATCAGGTCTACGGCTATCTGAGTAATTACCGTCAATTCTGTAAGTGGTACATTCATATCCCTCACCGTCAATTACAATGGTAATAGTTCCATGCTGCAATCCAGTTTCAATAATCCTCTTGTCCTTGAATACTTCCATCATTTCATCTGGTGTAGCAGATGTTGTAATATCATAGTCATGGATTGGTCTGCCAAGAATACTATCTCTCACTGCACCACCACATAAAAATGCCTCATATCCATTACTATGCAGAATATGGATAATTTCATTTGCACCAGATGGAATTTCAATTTTCAATCTTTTCATCCAAATTCACCTCAATTTTCGGTTCGTCAATAAACTTTGCCAATAGTCCTTCATGGTAGAATACCTTGTCACTTTCAGTAATTTCTTCTCCTAAAAAATATCTAAGTACGAATGGCATCATATAATTATCCAAACACTTAAATTCAATATTATATTCTTCATTTTCTTTATAGATTTTCTTACAGTATCCGTCAGTACCATTGATTTTGTGGAGTGAAAATAATTCTACTCTGAATGGAATATTAGATTTTATACTTAATCTTTCTTCAACACAATTTCTCACAAGACTTAACATGCGCAAATTACTTGCCGTTGTCATATCGTAAACAATCTCATCATTTGAAAAGAATACAATTCTCTCTTCACCAATGATGTCATATAATAACGATAATGTCTGATCCATAAGGTACTTTTCATATGTGATGTGTCTTTTGGGATTGCAATTACCCAAAATTACCTGACGAATATATTTACTATTTATAATATGTTCATTATCTGTGAATTGAGAAATAAAATCTTCCCATGTATCAGTCCCACGAAATATATTCCTATCATATTCGTGTAAAGATGAAAAATTAGCCTTTCTCATATCAATACTGATAAAAACTCTTCCAGTATTAGTTGGCTTAAATATATCTTTATTAGGTAAATCTTTATGAGTCGTAGTAAATTTATTCATATCTTCCGCATTAAATCTCTGATATGCTTCTGAATTTTTGATGCTTGTAATAGCTGCATCCTTTACACGATTATATTCCTCAAAGTAATCCTGTTCACAATTGTATTGCTGTAATTCACTTGCAAATCTAATCCATTTATTAACTGTTCCATAAAAATTATCAAAGAGTTTAATTCTGTCTGAAAAATATGGTTCTTGGAACAATCTAATTGGTATATTGCAATCCTTACAGAATCTTTCTTTTGCTCTATTTGATATTTCCATCAGATATCTCCTTTCACAATTCTCTCATTTACATACATCTTAAATTCATTGATTTTCTTATGATCTGGTTTATCAGGTAAAGATGTATTTGCTTTTGCATATTCAAAACGTTTTTCATATTCATTCAATAAATCATAGAATTCAGAAATAGGCTGTCTATTCTCGTCTAAATATTCTCCGTTTCTAATACTCATAAGCAAATCGTATTCATCTGATCTATAAGTGATAATCTCTTCCTTTTCCAGAATATCAATACACATCATATATAATCGAATCAAATGAGCCATATGTTTTCCTAATTTATCATGGGCTACAGCCTTTTCATTTCTTTTACCAAATTTGCTGTAACTACTAACAATGGACTTCATTTCGTTCCACATGCCAGCCCAATCTCTTAACGGATAATGTTGCAAGTTTACATCCATAAAAATCTCACTATCATATCCTTCTTGAACAGCCTTATCAATATATAGTTTCACATCACTATTTTCATGAGGGTAATATCTGTTTTTAAATTCATATCTTGCATTGTTGATGCTTTTTAAAATGTTAGCTTCATTTTCTGCCTGACCAACCAATCTTGCAGCCTTGTTCTCCATACGTCTGAGCTGAGAACCCGCATATCCTCCAAAGGTGTGAACACAAATCTGCGAAAGAAACATTTTTCTATTATCCAATAATTCTTTACCAATTTTAGATAAATGTAAATAATGTTCAGGCAAGCAGCCAAGTTGTTCAATTGTATTAGGATTACTTGATGCTAAAAGCTGTATCATTTTATTAAACGAATACATAGTTGTATCTGTATCAACATCTACGACCTGTTCAAAGTCTGTTCCAAGTAAAATATCTGATTTGCTGTTGAGTGCAATACCTCTCACATCTAAATCAGATCCTTCTTTATCCATTCCATATGCATGACTTCCACCAAGAGTTAAGATAATGATATTGTTACCCAAATTCTTATCTGTTCTCAGAAAGTCATACTCTTTTGATTTTAATTTGTCCTTAATCTGTTCAATTGTCATTGTCTTAACCTCCAAAATTTTATATATCTATTTTTACTCGCCCTTTAAAGTTTGGGATATCCTTGTTGTCCTTGTTTCGAGAACGCATTAGATATACATATAAGTTTGACATTATATTTATTCTCCTTACTTATTTAAAACAATCAAAATATTACTTAGATATAAAGCATAGAATACTAAATAGCTACCACCTGCCAAGAACAGCAATTTGAATACAAAGTCAATAACACCATTTTTCGTCCATGCTATCCCAACAATAAGGTTAAAAATTCCCATAATCAATAAAATAATGTTTAAAATATTCATATTTCACCTCCAAATTTCCGCAAGAAATGTGCGTTTCTTTCTAATGTAAAATATATACCATATATAGTATATACCGCTTATTTTTAATACTATATATGGTATATTTGTAACAATTACTCACTTAATTCTGCAAGTGCCTTATCCAGATCCTCATCAGACATATTTTCAAGTGCTGCGTCCTGTCTTTTAGCCTTGATTTCAAGCAATCTCTGTCTCATCTCAGCATTTTTCTTAGCGTCTTCTCTCTTCTTCTTCTCATCTAGCTTCACACTAACAATATACTTGACAATTTCAATCTTATTAGAAATCTCCTCATCTTCCTTTGACTTGGTATTCAGAAGACTTTCTTCCTCAGACTTCTTTGCTTCCGCATTGAGTGTCTTAAATACTGAGTCCAGATTTGTGAGAGATAAATCCCACAAATCAATTACGTTAATCATTCCTCTGAATGGGAACTGATAGTTTGCTCTTGTTGCATTAATAAATAATTCGTTGTTTGTCATAATAATAATCTCCTTTTCTAATTCTAATTAAAACTTAATCTTCATTACACGCTCTGTTGCACCCTTAACCTTAACAACTAAATCTGCTCTCTTAGTCATAGAGAATCCAATTCCCGAAAGCTGATCATCAGTATCTTCTACATGGCACTTAGCACCTAAAGCCTCAAATACTCTCTTGTGCTTTTCAAGGTCACTCTTTAAGAACTCATTGTAATAGCCATTAGGCTCTTCGTTGTTCACACAATCCTTCAGGAAAAAGAATAAATGTCTATGACCAATTCCATCCTGTTCATCAAAATAGTTTGGACTATAACTAATTACTGATACAGGAACAAACTGATTTGTATTTACACCCCAAATCTCACGACTTGAAATAGATGAACTTCCAGACAGTTTTTCCTTAATTGAGAAGTTGCCATTCTCGTCAAGTGTAACTTCTGCCACCTGAACATTCTCACCAGTTCTCATAGGATTGCTATAATCAAATGAGTAAATCTCACCATTAAACTCAACTTCTGCTCTGAACCCATGTCTTACTGCACCTGAATACTGATGTACAAAAAATCTATATGTTCCTGGTTTCATTCTTGATAAATCCTGCCAAGTAATATTCTCTACTGCAACTTTTCTACATGGATTTACAATATCTACATCTAACTGACCACCCATTCTTGATGACTCAGGTTTTCTACAATTGCTAAAATAAATCTCATTTCCACTAGGCTCAACGCAATGAGCATCAAGATCGTAATTATCATGTCCGTCTTCATTCCACTGAATTGAAAATCTGAGTACACCGTCAACATTACCGCCAGCAGCTTTTACATTCTGTTTCATATCAGAATCAGTAATGTTTCCTGAATAAGCCCAAGACAATCCATTGTTCCACTTGAACATTGTCTTAGCGTCTGGATTAACAGGTGCAATCATAGAAACAAAATTCTTCTCATGTTTATTCTCTACAAAAGCTTCAATCTCCTTTGCAGTTGGAAGTACCTTATCAATGAAATCCTGTGCTGAAATCTCTTCAACTTTAGAAAACTTCTTAGGACTTACAGCAACATCCTTTTCCATCTGCCCAAAAATATCATCTGCACCAACCATTCTTCTTGCAGCACTTTTATTTGAGAACAGTACATTATTTACAGTAATATCATTCAGATTAGCAAATCTTCTCTGTAATGAATCCATATATCCAAGTTCTGTAATGGTCTTCTTTGCATCCTCAAGCATCTTCTTTGTGAAAATAGCCTTTGGTCTTTTATAGTTGCTTGGAGCGACAATCTGCTCATACTTCTTAACTGCTGTGTCAAGATCCATATCCTCACTTACATTAATAAGAAGTGTTCCGATAGAATGATTTCTAATTCTTCCGATAGCCATACCTGCTGTTACCGACTTCTCCCAAGCATATAAATCCTTTTCAGTATCAGAAGTCAGCTTATCGTATTCCTTCTTATACTTCTTGAACTCTGTGAGTACACCTTTCCACTCTTCACCCTTGTAAAGTGTATTTGAGTTGATAAGTTCAAGAATTGTATCAAGTGCTTCCATAGTAATCTCATCGAGAGAACGCTTAAATACATTTCTTGTATCTCTGAACTGTCCTTTAACTTCCTCGTTAGAACGACTACTTCTATTTACGAATTTGCTTGGAAGCTCTAAGAAGAAGTGATCCCACTGATGAGACTTTCCATTGATTTCCTCAAAGTTAAAATCTGTACCAATCTTAGGGAACTTAGTTGTATAAATATCTGTAACTGTATGAGCTTTTACAAAAGCATCAAGTGCATCACATACTGGCTGATATGTTGTATCACCAAGATTCAGCTCCCAAATCGTATGAATCTGATTATCCTTGATAGTGACAGCAGAACCAATATTCTTAATAAACTGTCTACAACAACTACAATCATGTTCTCTACGCTCTCTGAAAATCTCATTTGTACCAGCAGGGAAGCTATCAAGATATGTATTCCATAATTCATCTTTGTCTACATTTACCTCAAATAAATGTGTAGTCTCTTTCTGCATTTCATCGAAGTGCTTCTGTAAAGCCTTTTTAAACATCATAAATCCATCCATATTTTGTACCTCTTCTTTCTTATATTTATTTTTGTTAATTGTTTCTATTATTATATTCTCCGTTTATAATCCAAAGGAAACGAAGTTTTCTTGTCACTTATTGTAGATATAGTCAGCACTCCTAAACAATATATTTGGAAACATATTTACAGCAACATTACGAAGTGCTACAAACAAATCCCCTCTCTCATCTACACATGAATCATGTCCATCAACTGTCTTAAATACATTTAACTCATCATCGGAATTTTTATATACAAAATAATCAGTATCCTCATCAAGAACAAAACCCATATGTAAAGTTTCACATAAAATTCTAAATGCTTCTGCTGAATCAATATCTATAGTACATATTGCTTTTGTATTAACAGTTATTTCCATTTGTTTCCTTCCATTGCTTTTTCTTTATCTGCATAATCAATTTACCAAATTCCATTTACCGTCTCATCAATAGCTTCTCTCATTGCTCCACCTGTCATTTTGTTCATTGTATCTGCAACAAGACCTTTGAATTCTGCTCTTATTCGCCTATTATGATGAGTACATGGCGTTGAACAATAATTATTTCTTCTACATTTTTCACAATTGCCACTTAACTTCCACTGTTCATTTTCCTGAATCTGTTCCATAACTTAGCCTCCTCTTCTATCTAAAATCTTCTGAATAGTTTTCTTATCTTTCTCAGATAAACTATCCCAATCCAACTTAAAACTTTCACAATTCTTATGGCAATTCCAACCATCACCACAATCATAAGAATAACGGTACGCACAATAATCACACGCCATTTATATTCACCTCGCTTCCATATGAAATCGAACATTCTTATTACAATAGTTTGTCAAACAAATCATTCGCATCAATTTTTACATACAAACTATTTGTCCTGATTCCAAGTTCATCGGATGTTTTTAATTCTTCTATTGATTTTCCAAATAAAAAATTATGTGAAATTTTCTTTAGCTTTTTAGCTACAACATCAATATCATCTTCAGTTTTTAATACTTTTGTAATATGTACAGAGTCGTTAAATGTATATGCATTATTACATTTAGATTCCGTTGTTAATAATGTATTTGTTATAATTTTCTTATATGTGGTTTCTCCACTAGCACGATATACAAAATCAATATAAATAATTGGTTTTATATTATTCAAATCAATCATATTAACTTTTTCATATTGGATTTCTCTATCATCTGATATATTTTCAAATTTTTTTAAATCCAGATTGTCCTTTAATATTCCAATTGGTTCAATATAAGACTGACCGCAATCTTCATCAATTTTATATGTTAAATACATAATTTACCTCCTAATCTAAAGAAAGAGAATTTTCAAGTTCAATCACGATTGTCTTCTTTTCTCTTCTTAACCATTTCTCAAATTCTTCGCCAGTTGCACAATCATTTTTGACAGGAATTTTATCACTGTTATCTATTTCTTTTATAAGCTCTTTTGCAAATTTAACTGACATAGTTCACTTTACTTCCTTGTTAATCTAATTATTATCTCTACAAGTCTCTCTTTACTCATAGCATGTAAATGCTCTCTCTTCTCATCATCTGAGCAGTTTTCAATAATTTTTAAATCACTCTCTGGCATTTTTTAATCCTCCTATCTCAACAATAAATATTTTAACCAATCAGGTATATCAGCATTTACGACCATGCTAAATATCCCAATGTTTACCAATATAGCGAGTATCGCAATTACTATAAACATTCCTATAATGAACAACTTATCTTTCATATTGACACATTCTCTCCTTGCCAACTCATATATCCAAGTATTAACAGTTTCTGTAAATCATTACCATGAAAACCTGTTACATCACAAAATGCGCCAAGTATTTCTGTATCTTCATGTGTTATTGCATGATAATTTACACTATTACATTCTTCTAAGTGATTCATATTTCCGTTTTGGAAAAATGTATTATACAATATTTCATATCCAGTATTCGTCATTTTACCACTCTTTGAAATCTCGTAACTTTTTTCAATCAACTTGTCATCGTCAATCAGTCCCATCGCCTAACTCCTTTAACATTTCACTCTGTATATCAGCAATCAATTTATTAACTCTTAAGACATCAGTATAGCTCGTCAATGTGTCAAGCAATCTCTTTTCAAGTCTGTTTCTAAAATCGAAAATACCACTTTTTATAAGCATAATCTGCTCATCTGTAGCACGTTCCCATTTGTTAGTGTAATTACTACTGCAAATTGCACAAGGTTGCTCGGAATCTTTGTAAGCATATCTGCAACTACTACATATTTTTTCCATACTTTGCTCCTCTCTGATTTTTAGCAATTCTTTTAATCTTTATATTCTCTGGAATATCCATTGGTCTGAAGTCAGATCTGACAATTCTAGTTATAATAACTGGCTTAACACCCCATTTTGTGTAGCACATGACTATATCTCCTACAGATATATTCTCTACAAACATTCTCCATTTTTCGGATGTCGGCACTCTCCAAACGTATTCTTTATCACTCTGCTGATTCGGGTGTTTTCCATATATGTATGTAACTACTTTATTTTCCCTTTCATATTCATATCTATATTGTTTGACATCTTCGACATCAAACTCTTTGAGCACTAAATATCTTATGTATCCATCTACCAATTCTTTTTTATGGTTGATAATAATTGGCTTGTCCAGCTCCCCATGCTCTATAAAATATCTTTTTGCTCTATTCATCTTCGCCTCATTTGGTACAGATTCTGCAAGGTAATCTGGAATTATAATACTTGTTAGTTTCATGTTTTATTTTGTTCTCCTTTATGTATTTATGCGTTTGCCATCTTATCAAAACTTCTCTTCATGAAGTCATAATTTACTTTCTGAGATGGACTAAACTTTTTTGTATTCTTATATTTATTAATCCATTCCTCAAACTTGTCCTCATTTTCATTCTCACAAGCATATGCCATTAATGCGATTAAAGCTGTTTGGCATTGCTGATATATTGGAGCATTGACTTCAATTCCATTATGATCAAGGCAATAATCAACAAGGTCAGAGTAAGTATCAATGTCCTCATCTGTCGCTTCTGGATTTGCGTTTTCCTGTACAAATGAGAGTGTTGATTCATTGGAGTTTTCGCCCTCTAAAACTCTTGATTTTATTTGGTTTTTAAGGTCAAACATTTCCAACATAAGCGAAATATATGTATTTATCTTGTTTTGTATCAATTTTTTATCAGATGTACCAGGTTCTTTGTCAAGTATGTCATAGCTCCATCCATCAACCACTTTGTCATGTAAATTATTTACCAATTCATCTAAAAACTCGACAAATTTGCTATCTTCTAATCCCAACTTAATGAATCTATGGAACACGGCAAACCAAACTGGGATATCTTTGAATACAAACAAGTTTTGGAATTTCTCTCCACAAACCTTTGCAATTCGATTTCCGTATATATTAATTGTGTTAAATTCTTCATCAGAAGAGCTATTTTCGATAAATTCATTTCTGTCTTTCGGATTCTTTTTCCAATCATCCATATGAAATACAGTCATTACAGAATTTGCAACTGTCTGCTCGTAAGTTCCATTCTTCCTCTTTGCACTTGAATATGTAACACAATTTTTGTAAAACTCATTGTTTGCAATGTTTTTAATTTTTCTTGCATATGTAGGAATCCATGTAAGAGCTTTCTGGTTTGAACCCATGCTCTTATTGCGGTTATACCTTCTTACTAACTTACTGATTTCCATCATATTGCAGTTCTGATGAATAACAATTCTGATCTGATAATCATCAAATTTCTTTTTTAATTCATCAGGTAACTGCTCGTAAGTTTTATTCTTTATGTCAAACTCACAATTGTCCCAAAGAATGCTTCCGTTCTCATCTTTAATAAGATGTCCCTTTTCATCTCTTCGCTTCTTCTGATACTGAATAACGCTATTCTCAAAAGATTTAGTTGTTTTCCAGTTCATATGCCTGAATTTATTCAGAGCTGTTGTTCTCTGAATACCATCAACTATATACTGCTGAGTTAAATTATCTCCAAGCTCTTCCTCTCCAAGAATTATAGGAGGAATATAATCTTCATTAAGCACCGTATAGATTAGCTCATTTATTGCTCCATTATCCCAACAGAACATTCTCTGAACGTCCTGATTTTCTGAAATATCTTCACTATTTACACTCTTTAAATATGAAGATAATGCTATTGCTTGTTCTCTTACCTTTTTTGCCATTGATTAATTCCTCCTATATATATTGCCCATTAGTATCTCTGGGTTAAGACTCTTGTGTTTTCATAAGACTGTATTGCTTGTATATTATTTGAATACTCTTTTGCACTCATATGTAAATATTCTCTGATTTCCATTGGTTTATATCCTTCAGAAAGCAACGCAACAATTTTCCTTTGTGTATGTGATAACTGATTTAAATATCTCTGTATTCTTGTACCGCCCATCATACTTTGTGCTGCTATTTCAAAAGTATCAAAATCAGAAGGTATCATCTCACTGATTTCCATTCCATCTTCACCTATTAAAGCATTCATACTTTCAATATTTTTCTGAGGGATTTTTTTTAATCTGTTTCTGTCTCGTATTTCAGTTTTGAACTTGCGTTTAATGTTACTTGCTAAGAAACAATCAAAATTACATTTATTGTTCTCATCATACCTAAATACTGAATCGGTTAAAACTCCAAGTGCAATTGAATAGAAATCATCAATATCCATTCCATATAAACCACCGATTTTATTTAGCATTGGATTACACATTTTTTTAAGCTTTGCCATTTCGTTATTACAATACTTTTCGAGTATTTCTTTTTGTTGAATTTCCATTTTTACCACTCTCCTTATGTTTGATATATAATTATTCTCCGTTTTCTATCTCAACTATTCGGTATCTATATTTACGACTAAATAATCCATTTATCGCTTTTTGTGTTCTTTCTTTGCTGACTTTAGTGGTATCTACCTCAGCTATTACATTATGTATAATGACCATCTCATCCTTAAGATTTCGTCTATTTTTTCGATTGGTACGAATTCTCTTATAGAATATCCAACCTCTGTAAAGATCAACTGGCTTTTCCAACTCTACCTCATGCAAAATATCTATCAATTCTTCGTCAGCTCGCTTCAACTCAATTTCAAGTTCTTTATATCTTTTTGCTGCATCATTAAGAATTCGCTCACATTCACCAAATTTATCAATCCAAGACCTAACAGATTCAGAGACTTCATATCCATCATTACCTTTGATTGATGTTTTCGTTGCTTCAACAATTCTCTCAACTGGTGTCTGTATCTTAATATCAGGAATACATTCCAACTTAAAATGCAAACGTCTCATGGATTTTGGTAGATGCTCCAAGATATTTTCTGCCTTTTGTTTTGGAAATGTATCTCTAATTTTCCTTGAACAAGCGACTGGTTGTCCATTATTGAGCCTTATGTATACACCATTGTTGTTTACAATTGCGTATTCCAATTTCTATCACCCTTTCTTCTTATTTATAATAAGAGGCATCAAGGAGTTGAACCTTACATGATTTGGCTTTCCTGCAAAGCTGATGCCTCATCCGTTAGTGGATTAAACTATGGTAGAACTATAGCAGCTACACATTCTGCTCTTACAAGGCAATATGTATGTACAAAGAAACAAGTGCCTTGCGTTATGCACTTACATCGGGTGTGATTCAGTGCATAGCAGGGCTAGTTGGATTCGAACCAACGAATGCGAGAATCAAAATCTCGTGCCTTACCGCTTGGCGATAGCCCTATAATTTATTAAATTAAAATTAAATAACGTGAAAATGTGCTGAATTGCCTGAATTTAATTGACAGAATGCCAATTTATATGTATTATAACTATGAGCGTATTCCAGTACGCTCATGAACAACAATTCAATAAACAATGTTATTAGAGGAAGTCGAGCGAGTGTTCCAGCACTATGATGCTCGACTTTCTCTTTTTGTATCTCACATTTAATATAATAGAACGTTCGTTCGGCTTTGTCAATACTTTTATCGAACATTCATTCTGTTTTTTATATGATATCACGTTGCGAGTCCCAAATTCTGCCCTCGCAACTACAAAATTTAATATTGTGTATCATTTCTGTATGAGACAAGCTAATTCGATTGAACACATTATTAGATAACCAATCAATCTCATCATCAGCTTTATTAATTATTCTCTTTCCTTCATCGGGTGTAATCTGTTTTGGCTTTGTATGAATAAACGTAATTCCATTAAAGGAATCCAACCAGATTTTACCAGGAGCTTCGTCTATTAGTTGTTTTGCTTCTTCTTTGCTTATATACATGTCGTTCCCTCCTCTAATCTATATCCAGTTCCAAAGAACAAACCATTAAAACACGTCTGGTCAATCATTCTTCTATCTTCCTTACATATGATTGTACCAAGTTTTTCCATTACCTCCGTTTTAGAGATAGTTATTATCTGCTCGCCCATTACCATTGAATAAAGCTGCAATCCATTTTCTCCATTGGCTTCAAGACATCCATGCACTGGCATATTTGTCTTTTTAATTTTACTTGTCAAAGGCATCACTGTAATTATCGTAGCATGTTTTGTCCCAATTGGGTTTGATACGATCACATATGGACGTTCTTTAGTCTGGACTGATCCTTCGCCTTGATATTTGATTTTCGCTTTTATAACATCATATCTCTGTAAATCCATATGTACGTTCCTCCTCTCTTTTGTATTTATGTACCTTGGATTACCTTTGATATTTCATACTATACGCCCTTAACAATATAATGTCAATAGTTATTCTTAAGATTATATTTATTTTTTTAACAATATATGCTAAAGTATATATTATCAAGGAGGTAATATATATGAAACTTAATATAAAACCATTAGTTGACGCAAAAGGACTAAATAGAAATCAGCTTTCAAAAGAACTAAAAATAGGATATCAAGCAACATGTAATTTGTATGATGGTAATGCACAACGCATATACTTTGATACATTGCAAAGATTATGTGACGTTCTCGAATGTACTCCTAATGATATTTTAATATCTGAACACGACACTAAAAATTAGTGTCGTATACATATCACACAAATTTAACTAGATCAAATGGTTGCACTTTCATAGCTTTGGCAACCAAATCTAATACAGCCAAATCAGGAACAGCACTTCCATTTTCCCACTTACTAATTGTACTTGGTGCAATGTCAGCCATTTTCGCAAGTCCTCTTACTGTTATTCTCTTTTCAATTCTGATTTTCTTTCCGATATATTTAACCATAATCACATCTCCATCAATTTCTCTTTCATTCCAACAGCTCCATTGGCATAATTATTAACTGTTGTATTTACACTACTATGTCCAAGCTGCTGCTGAACAAATGCAAGATTTCCATTTCTGTTCATTATACTAGCATAATAATGTCGCATCATATGTGGAGTAATACCATTTCCATAATTCTCAAATATCTGTTTGATATTTCTCTCTGTTGTACGTGTACCGTTTTTATTTACAAACACAGCTTCCGTATCTACAATATTGTCTAAGGTACTTCTGTATTCTAACCATTCTCTTATAGCTTTTAAAGCAGATCCACTAAGATATACCGTTCTATTTTGCATTTCTCTATACACGCCCTTACCAAGAATAGTAATATATGGCATTTCTTCGTCCAAATGTAAATCAGATAAATCCAAACCAGCAAGTTCAGATTCTCTTATTCCAGTTCCTCTTAACACACGAAAGATAGCAATATTCCTATTTCTTACTGGAATATCCTTTTTCCACATTATTTTCTGTTCCATATCATTAAGCTGTTTTTCTGTTGGGAGTTTTTTAGTTAAGTTGTTCCCAGATGGAATTCCTTTATATGTTACATCTTTAAAGAATTTATCTTTAATTTCAGTTCCTTTTACTCTGCTCATATAATCCCAAAAGCTACTTATTATATGTTTCCTAGTTTCTAATGTTGTAGGTGACATTCCATTCTGCTCTTTTGTCTTTAAATATAACGTGATATCTTCTGCCATAATGTCAGTAAAATCCGATGGCTCAATATCTGAAATATTTGTTTTATCAATAAGTTTCTCTTTAATAAACCAATTGAGTAAATCTACAATAACCCCAAGATAATTCAATGCGCCTGCTTTACTCTCTATCTTTACAGTAAAATATTTTCTCATATATATAGGAAGATTTAACTCATCCAACTTTCTATTAAGCTTTTCAGCATTTTTATTTTGTATTTTTATTTTGTAACACATAATTATCACTCCCTTGTGTAATCTGCTATCGCTTTTGCAATAGCTTTAGCTGCTCTTTTACTTTTTAATGATCTCTGAATAGATTCTGTATTCCAAGGGACATCACTAAACTCAGCTAACTCACCACCACAATTCCAATTCGGAATACTAAAGAACCCTCCATTTACATATTCTCCGAAAATCACACTATAATAATTTCCATTATATTCAACACCTATATGGTGAATATTTTCAACATAAGCATCACCATTATAACCGATTTTATAATTTTCCATATTAATCAACCTCACTTTCCTACATACATATTCTCTGTTTTCCATTCAGGTAGCAGCTCATTATTCTCATCATAATATTTTGACTTAATTTTCTTTGCATATTCCATTCGCTCATCAAAATCATCGCACCACCTAACTTCAAGATTTTTAGTTCTCATTTGTAACTTTGTACATAGACAACACAAGTTTTTTACATGATCCTTTTCTCTCATATTCGGTCTGCGTATTTTATCACCAACTTGATTTTTGCTAAGACATCTTAAGCAGATAAACTCACTTGCTCTGCTCGTATTGTCGTGTCGTTTACTCATATTCATTACCTCATTTTCTGTACTAAAAAAGAAGCAGATGATTTCTGCTTCTATTGCTTATTTCTATATTTAATTTGCTTTCAATAAGAAAGTATTTTTTCATTTAATTAATACATCTACATCAATATCTGTTTTAAAAATAACGAACGATCCTAGTTCAATTAATTCTTCCGTTTTCTTAGCGGCTTCTCTCCAATCTAATCCTTCGTAATCTCTCTTTGAAATTTCAATAAAATCAGTTTCGTAAATTTTCTTATGAGTCTTTTTTATATCAACACATCCGCTACTATTCAGTTCAGGTCTTCGTATTTTTACAACATATGAATCATATTTTGTGTCGATTATAAGTACACTTGCCATTTCACAGATTCTTTTATCTGGTAATCTACTTATAAGTTTTGTTCTAATATCTCCAATATCCTCTTTATATAAATGTGGCTCATAAACACAATCTACAAGGCTTCCAAGTATCTTCATATTATTACCTCCAAATTTACCAAGAAATCGTCAATTCTTTACTTCTTCTCTTTGCCAACCATCAATATACCAGTTTGCATTTTTCTTATCTTTAATACCGCTATTATATCTCGCAATCAATCTGCCAATTTCTTCATTACTCGGTTGTTTCTGTAACTGATTCACAGATACATGTCTACAATCATCAGGATTATCACAATTATCAAACTTTACGATGCACTCTTCATCGCTGTTCCAAGTGTACTCCATAAAAGTTCCCACAAGCCTCAATCCCAAATGAACTACTCTATCACCTTTTTTAAATTCCATCTATACCACCTCTTCCAATCTTCCAACAAATTCTTAATACCCATTACACATACAATAATACTTAACATCAGGTTCTCCTCTAACATGGCGATACCCCATTTCTCTTATTAGCCTTAAACCTGAATTATACTGCTTGTCATTTGTAAAATTATCTTTTCTTGCCAATTCATTTATAATTGATTCCATTTGTATTCTCCATTAATTCGGCTTTTATGCTGCTAGTTTAATATTAAATTTTGTGTCTTTTGACATAATCCCAGGAATATGATTCCAATAGCCTTTGTCCAAATTGAAATGGAATTACTTTCTTATACCCCATTTTAATTAATTCTGTTACTCTTATTTTACATTTTTTAATATCATCTCCAAATTCAGCTAAGATCCACGGCTCATTTTCAGAAAAACTTGTGCCATCTTTATCTGCGTATGCTATAGCGTAACTTCCTTGAATTCCATCCATCATTTTTCTCCTTCTTTTTCTAAAAAAAATCATTTACAGTGAAATTTTACCACTTCTATAGTCATTTATTTTAGCGGTTCTTTGTGTACCATCAGCATTAAACATCAATTCTTCAACTTCCTGCTTCATTATACTGATTTCCGACAAATCGTACTGCTCAACCATTCTCTTTAATTCATCAGATAATCCAGTCATTTGTGATAAATCTTCAATAGCTCTTTCCATATATTCATAAGCTAAATCTAAATTGTTCCACACGGTATCTAAATTATTTTGCGTTTTATTAATTCGGCTCATTTATATCACCTCATTTCATCACAGACACATCAATAACATTTAATCCTGCATCTTCCAAATCCTGTTCAACACAATATCTCAATGTTTCTTCTGATGACTCATCATCATAGAATTCTCCTTCAACTTCTACAATAAGTTTTGCTTTTACCTTATTTGGTTTATCCATTGTTTTTGACATTTATATCACCTCTTATCTCTCAGTTACAATTAAATTCTCTATATCGTACCTGCAATCAATCCAATGTTCATATAATCCAATATTTTCATCTGTCGGCTTCCTTGTTGCTGATGAAATATAATTATCAAATTTAGCAATTGCATTATACATTTTCTCAAGGTCTTCTTTTGTGATCTCATCAGTACTTCTAAATTCTTTCATTATACCACCTCTTCCATTCTTCCAAGTAAATCATTCTTTCTTTTTATCTTTGTAAAAAGTAAATATAAAACCATTTTGGATATCCGTCTTGCCAAAATTCACAATAATGCCTATATCTGCTTACTTTATTCTCTTTGTATAATTCTGCGAGCAGCCTACCAATTTCAGGAACTTTCGGTGCTCCATATAGATACCATTCTATTACTTTCGGATTAAATTCATTTATATATGCGTTTACAAAATTCTCTGATACAACATCAATAAACCCATCTTTGTGTTGTAACATATAATTGAGTATCCATTGCTTTTTGCGTTCTTTTATAGCATATCACCTCCAAGGAAAGTTAAATTTCTTTGCCTCTATGTTCTATGAACCATCTATCAGCTATAGTATGTGTGAGTTCTATTTGCGTCATAATTACAGTATTCGCACCAAAATCTTTTTCATATTCTGTTTTAATCTTCCCAAGCTCTGTATTTTCGTCAAATCCACCATTCTTTTCTGCGTCAAGAAATTCAGAATAAAGAGCCGTTAATTCTAAGTCTGTTTTTGTTTCAAAAATATTTATATGGTTCATATTTAGTTATCTCCCCTTTTATATATATATATATATATATATTTATTTATATATATTTATTAATACTTAATATATTGATTAAATTTCTTTGCCTTATTCTGATTCAATATCAACTGGATTTTCCAATTTTAATATCTCATCTCTATGCTCTACCAACGCAGCACTTGCAATAGCATTTATTTTATTCTGGCAAAATGACTCAATTTCTCCTTTTGCCTCCATAACCGTTTTGTCCATCTGTTCATTGAACTGGTCTGCAATAAAATCCAAGTTACATCCAAGATCCATACTTAATTTTCTAAGTTTAGATATTACAGCTTCTTTGTCTGCCTTTGTTAGTGCTTTCTTCTGTGAAAACAAATCAGTTACATCCTGAATTAACTGCTGTGACTCATTCATTGCATTTTTTGTTTTACCTTTGAATTCATCAGTAAACTGTTCTCTTTTGCTAACAAAATCACACGGAGGTATTTTACCATCTTTTTCGGTATAGCGAATTGTTACTGGAATTCCTGTACCCTGTCCAAAAGATGTAATCGCTTCAGCGAATTGTGAATAACTCATCTCTATTTCTGCAATAGGAGCTTTGCCATAAACCCAATCTCTATTTAAGCCACGCTCTATTTCTGCATGTCTTAACTCCATTATTATTACATTACTATGTTCAATACTGCTTCCGAATAATGGTGTCTTTCCACCATAAGCTCTATTAAACATAATAGTTCCATATGACGGATGGGAAGTTCTAGTCCCAAGATCTGTTTCTTCTACCTTATATTCATTCTCCATATGTTCTATTTTCCTTTCAAACTAACAGTAAGCTTAGATTCCCAAAATGTTTAATTCTTTTGAATTACGAAATAACATTAAGTCATCTTCTATATCATTATGGTATCCATGATTATAAGCATATTTTCCAATATCTCTAATTGTTTTTAATCTTGTTTGTAAGTATATGTCTATGTCCATTTTTCTTACGTCTTTACGTTGTTCTGACGTTACAGATCCATTTCTAGTAAAGATACAGACCTGATCATTATTTACTTTGATTACATTACATGGATACCAATTTTCTCCAATTCTGAATTCATACATAAAATTCCAATTTCCGTTACACTCTTCTAACGTCATATATCACCTCTCGGAACTTAGTTTCTTAGTAACATTCAATATTCAATTGTATTGGCAATCTCTTTTATCTTATCTGCATTTAATGGTGCAACTGCATCTACTAATCTACCTTTAATTTCTTTATATTCTTTCGAATATGGATCAAATCCAGATAATTGACACCAATTTTCAATTTCTACTTCTAATTTACTTGCTTTTTTACAAGCTTCATTTTGCTGCCTGATCTTATTCTGTATATATTTAGGTATCTCCATACAAATTTATTCTTCTTTCTACACATAAGTAAGCTTAGATTTCAAGTCCATTTTCCATACATTTTTCTGCAAATTCACTTGAATTATTTCCGACAATTTTTCTATAAATATGATTCCAGTCGGTATTTCCAAATGCTATTTTCACATCACCTTCAAGATATGCGTTAAATGTATCAGATTCATCTTTGCTTAAAACACAAGTTTTGTCCTTACAAACGCTGTCAAATTGTAACAATAATTCTAGCTCTGCAATTTCTGTTTTCAGTTTTTTCATATACAACAACGCATTGATAGCATTGTCTTCATAATTTGATTGTTCAATGTTTTTCATATCAATTCTGAAATATTCTTGTTGATTTTTCAAATCTCGCTTTTTAGCAGCTAATCGCTGTTCCAATACATCATTCATATTATTCACTCCTTCCACAAGAAAACTTGGTTTACTTGGCTTTAATATTTAATATTAGTCTCATCGGTTATTTTTCTTACAAGCTCATCCAATTCTTCATATTTTTCAAGTAAATATTTTAATTCTTCAATAGTAATGTCTCTTTTTTTACTACTATCATTAGTATCATATACAAAGATACTTCCATCACTGCAAGAACCAATATTCACCCCAAATGTCGTACCATAGTTTCTGTTTCTGTCTCTGAATTTCTGTTTTAATATAGAATATTCATCATGTTCTAAAAAATATTTATGTTCTAAATTTTCACATTCTTTTAACTGGCGATGAAAGACTTCATCAACATAATCTTTATAGGTATCATATCCACCTTTTCTATTAATATATTGAATATTTCTTTCGCCCATAAAATAAATGCTTCCGTATTGGTATGAATTATCAATTAAATTTCTCTTATCATTTCTTTTGATCCATGCTTTGAGTGATACTGTTTTTACATCTCCCCAATTATCGGTCGGCATATCTTCTTTATCTTTTTCGAATTTCTCTGACAGCTCTAAGATATAGCTTAACTTGTTATCTTGTATTTTATCAACAAATGCAATTTTATCTTCTCTTGTTATATCATGCTCACAGTTATATATTTTTTCTTTTCCAATTATTATACTGCTTCTCTGATTTAGCAATTTCATGTCTTCCACGTTCCACTTAAACATATTTTCACTCTCCAATCTTTTTATTATTCTTCATCGTCATCTGTGTCATTAATAATTTCTATAATATCATCAAGCGAAGTACAATCATCACAAGTCATAGTAAACTTGAATTCCTTGTTACTTTAATATTCTCTGTTTTAATAAGTAATGGTGCTATAATTTATACAGCACCATTATCTTCTAAAAATTTTCTATACATGTTTTCAATTCTATTCAAATCATCTTTGTGCAAATCACCGATTTTAAATATAAAGCTATCTTTTGTAAGTAGTGTTACTTTTGATACTCTCGCAGTTGAAGCTAATCTCAAACTCGCTTCTTCCCAATAGATAATAGGAGTATCATAAGGATCTTCTTTTCTTACCTTATGCTTTGTTATCTTGACAGATAATACACCAAGTAAATTTTCATCAAGCACCACAACAGGTCTATTCAGTATTCTACTTGGATCTTCTTCTAATGGAAATTCGACAAACCATACTTCTCCTTTGTTCATTATTCAATACCTCTTTCTTTTTTCATTTTCTCAAACATATCATCCCATTCTGATTCAGTTGCCCAATCGTCAACAGAAGATATTGTCGCTTTCCCTTCTTTATTGTAATTTGTATTTTTCATTGCTAACTGATATGATTTCAAGCCATATATTCCCGTATTCATATCAGGATGAAATGGTAAAGCCTGCTCTCTTACAGCTTGTTTAGCAGCCATTGTAAAGAAAGTAGTCATATCCATTCCAAGATTAGACATAAGCTCCTGTAATTGAGCTTTCAGTGTTTCATCAATTCTCATTGTTACATTTGTATTTGCCATATATATATCACTCCTTTCTTTAATATTATTATATTCTCCATTTGCATCACTGTCAATACATTGTTATAACATTGCACATGAAACTATTAATTCCTTCCCCATAAGTCATTTAATACTTTCTGATCACTTGGTAGATTCGAATAACTAATTCCAATAGTCTGCAACTTATAATATTCTTCTTTTGTAATGTCGATTCCATAATCTCCTTTAACAGTTTCTCTATAACCGAATTTATCTTGGCATTCAGGTCTGAAGTACCATTTCTTATAAATTGGTTTATCTCCATGTTCCCATTTAAAAAGACAAGTAATTGTTCTTCCAGTAGCAATCTCCGTTGTAACCGATCTTCCAAAATAAGGATTATACTGCATATAAGCTAATTTACCACGTTCAATTGCATCTTGTTTGTCACGCTCACTCATTTCGAATAACTGCTGTGTACCTCTTCCATAAGAAGTGTCATACACTTTACTACTATTCACACCAACTGTAGAATATAATTTAACTCCATTTTTATCAGTTGTTTCAACTCTCTTTACTCGCTCTCCGTTGATGTAATCATTGCAAAGTCTATCCATATAATGAACATTTCCTTTTTCATCAACTCTACGAGATACTTTTTTCATATCATAGTTATCTTTAGCTGCCTTTGCAGCACTTCCTGCATAAATTCCTAAAAATGCCAACAATCCACCGAACATATTCATCAGCCACCTTTCTTATATTATCTTCTCCATTTATCCATTTCGTCTACAGACTTCTTGTTTAAGTTATTATACATATCTCTTCTCTTTTTTGCCTCATCTTTCTCATTAGCTTTCCAAGGAAGATAAATACATAAATATCCTGCAATCAAACATCCAATTAACTGTGCCATAATAACTACCTCCGTCATCTTATTTCCGTTACCATATTACTATTATTATATCACTACTATTTCATTATTAATAGTATCAAATATCTCGTAGAAATTCTCTTCATAGATATTATCCAATTTATCGGTTTCCTCATACTCATTAAGGGCATATGTCGCAGCTTCCAATGACTCAAAACTGTCGATGACATTTCCACCTTGTCTGTCTCTGACCTCAAACATATAATCACCTCCATTATATTATTCTCCAATCGAGTAGGAGGGAAATTTAACGAAATTTCCCGACCTCTCACACCACCGTGCGTACCGTTCGGTACACGGCGGTTCAATCAACTTAACAAGTAACGCACCTTTCGGTGTAGTAATCTAACATTGAGACTAATCCAAATGAGGTTAGTCTCTTTGTACTTATAGCCTTTTGTATCCATCCATTGTGGGCGAGTCTTGCATATCTGTCTCCGCAATACGCTATTTTAAATGCTGCCCATCTTGGTACATCAAGTTTCATAAGGTTCTTTGCTCTGTTTTGTGGAGTTTTCCAATGTTTCCAAATGCACATACGAAGTCTGTATCTGATGCTACCATCTAGTTCTCGACAAAGTGTTTTCATACTTCCAATTTTAAAGTAATTTATCCAACCTCTGATGAGTTGATTTAATTTCTCCACCTTGTAGCTGTTGCTAACGCCCCAGCTACGGCATGTGAGTTCTTTCATTCTTTTCTTAAACTTCGCTACTGATTTTGCATGTGGTTTTGCCTTAAACTGATGTGCTCTTGTGTCAAAGTAGAACCCAAACCCAAGGTATTTAAGTCCGCTTGGTCTGTCTACTTTACTCTTTGTCATGTTGACCTTGAGACCTAGTTTCTCCTCAATAAATCGAGATATGTTTCTCATTACCCGATTTGCAGACATTTCACTTCCAACCATGATAATACAGTCATCTGCATATCGCACAAAGTTAAGCCCTCGCTTTTCCATTTCCTTATCAAGTTCATTGAGCATGATGTTTGCCAATAACGGCGAAAGATTTCCTCCTTGCGGTGTTCCCACAATAGAATCCTCATATTCATCGTCTATCATGATTCCGCTGACAAGGTATTTCCTTATGATAGAGATAACATCTCCATCTTTTATAGTTCTGCCTATGATAGTCATAAGCTTGTCATGGTTTACCGTGTCAAAGAACTTTTCCAAGTCAATGTCTACAATCCAATCGTTACCATCATTCATCATGTCAAGTGCTGTTAGGATTGCTTGCTGTGCACATCTATTCGGTCTGAATCCATAACTATGTTCATGGAATTGTTCCTCGTAGATTGGTGTTAATACCTGTGCAATGGCTTGCTGTATGAATCTGTCTGTTACTGTTGGTACTCCTAGGTTTCTGACACCGCCATCGGGCTTTGGTATCTCCACTCTTCGTACTGGTTGAGGTTTATACTTTCTTGTCCCCAACTGTTCCTTGATGATTTCGCCGTTCTTTTCAAGATGTTCTTTGAGTTCCGTGTACTTCATTCCGTCCACTCCCTCTGCACCTTTATTTCGTACGACTTGCAGATATGCTCTGTTGAGATTATCGCTAGATAAAATCTGCTCCATTAGACTACTTGTGTCCATGCGTTCTTTCCTTTCCGTCTCGCTTGATTTGACCATCTTTTACCCGATTGGTTACGGCAGATGTTGCCATTTCTGCAATACGAGACATACTCAAACTTATTGATTGTTCGCCCCTTCGCTCCATTTCCATTACAGAAACTTCTTCACTACTATGGGCTCGGCTGACTTCTCACAGTTCGTTGTTACTAGGCTAATAGAACCTCTGTGAGACCTCCACGCTTAAGGTGCACGCTCTTTCTCTCCATACATCCGCCACATTTACTCTGCTACTACAAAAAGTGATAATTATTAGACTTCGTTGCTTTTAGCCAACTTATCTCTCATAGCCTAGCCTTATATGTGATTTCTATCCGTCGGACCAGAGATTTGCTTACAGCTTCCTTCAGATTCCATCTCACGATGAACACCCTTGCTGTTCAGCTATACACTTCCCACTATCTGGGCGTGTTCGGGACTTTCACCCGTTAGAGCGCGCCCATGGCGCGCAAACTAAAAAAACAGACAACCTTTCGATTGCCTGTTTCAAGTCATATATTTATTTTACAGTACTACAACACATACATTATATAGTACCATTTTCCTTCAATTTCCACACATCCCCAATCAGTGCAAGGTTTATGTGTTCTAACCATCTCTCTTACCATGTCAGAATATCCATCATCTGCACAACAGCTATCCCATTCTTCACAGTATCCTTCAAGACCTTCCTCTAAATCTCGGTATATAGTTGTGCCAGTTTCCAAGTATTTCTTTGCTTCTGCTTTTGTACAATTATCTTCAAGAAGAATATCTATATCATCAGGGATAACCTCTATTCGATCTTCAACTCTCATTCCGTCTGCTTTATACTCTAAATACTCTCTAAGATCATCGACATCATTTACTTCTTCCCATTTATCATGCATTTCTTCACCAAATATTTCAATGTCTGGTTCAAAGAAATCTTTAAGTTCATCGAAGCTCATTTCCTTAGTATATTCAGCCTTATTGTCTATGTCAAACACTCTATACTTCATAATACATACCTCCAATCATAAATCCATTATATCAATTCCAAACTCTGATTTCAAGACATTCTCAAAATCTGGATCAATCTCACAGTATCTCTTAATGAATTCATTGTTACTACATGGTGCAAGTTCTTGATGCACCTGTTCTCTTACATCGCCATTCATAAATATTGCAATTGCTGGCATCGCATATTTACTTATTTCCATTTTATCAAACTCCTTTACAAACACTGTGCAAATAGTATACACATTCTCTTAGGATTTGTGTACGTTATTTTTTTCTTCGTTATTTTGTTATACACAGTAATACTCAATTGCTTTGTGAGCAGATTTTGATTTAGTATTATCTGTTTCTCTTTTGTGTCTTTCAATAACATATCATTCATTGACACCTCACTTTCTCCAAGAAATTTCCGTTTCTTCCTAATCGCTAATCGGTAGCCAATTTACAACCGCTGGCATTTGAATTAAGCTTTCTGTTTTCTGTATATCTTTTTGCATTTCTTTTATGTCTTCTGTAGTTGGTGGAATATTTTTAAAATTATATACCGCACTATATATTCCGTTTTCCGTATAAAATATTACTAAATGTTTCATACTTGTTTTCCTCACTTTCCGCAGTAAATCATCGTTTCATTCACTCTTACTATTTAAAGCATCTATAAGACCTTTCCCATTCTCTATACTAGATAATTTTAATTCTACATCAGCTATCGTACTAGCAGAAACCATTTTAACAAACTCAAATGATACTTGCCCGTTATTATTCTCTGCTACTACTTCAAGTCCATGAATTAATGCTTCTAATCCAGCTTTCATGCCACCTAAGAAAGCTAATTGAATATTATTATCAATTTTTTCCATGTCTGCCTCCATTCTTCAAAGGAAACTCTTGATTCATAGTGACGTATATTCCGTCATTTCTGAATCTCCACGTTCTATTGTAATTCCTGTCCTATAATATTTTTTATTTGTTGTCTTACTCCATTCAACGATTTCATTCTGCATTCCGTCAACGAAGTTAAATCCACGATTAACGAGGGCAATAATCAAATTCTCTATATTGTCTGCAATACAAATTTGATTTCCATAACCATTCCTTGTGGAAAAATCTGCTGTAAATTTCATACTTATACCTCCATTCTATCCCATACATCCTAATTCAAGAACATCAGGATTATCAGCAAACCAATGATTATCAATATTTTCAATTTCAATCATATCTTTGGTTATCACTGACTCGTATCCTCCATGCTCTGTATATGCTTTTAATACTTTCTGTTTGGCTTCCTCTTCTGTATCAGCTTTTACAATTCCATAAGTGTCATCGTCAAATGTGTATATCCAAAACTTCATAGATCATCACTCCTTATCATCTTCCCAATAAGCATTTACATCATCTTTGTTATCCTTGTCATCATCCCAACAATTAAATCCACATTTTACTTTTGCTTTACAATCCCATTTCTTATCACAATAATAACAACATCTATCATCTTTGTAACTGCAATCGTCTGTTTCAGGCTTTACATAATTTCCACATTTGTACATATATCATCACTCCATTTCTAACTCTCTTCTAATTACAGTATCAACAAACCATTCAACTTCTTCTGGAATTTCCTTTTCGCACTCATATAATTTGTTATGAAATTTTCCATCATTATATGTTTTAATCACAAATGATTCTTGATTATATATCAACCAATACTCATTATCTCCTGTTTGTCTAAAGTGAATATCAATATCTTGCATAATTATCACCTCTCTCCAATCTCAAATAATTCATTACCTGAAAAATCAGTCATATCTTGTAATACTGCATGAGCAAATTCTTTTGCGTATTCTGACCATATTTTATCTTGCAATTCTTCTACACTTAATCTTTCAAGCTCATAATCCTTAACGAATTTCCGAACTATATTTTTCATTCTGTATTCATAATCTTCTTCTATTATTGGAATATGCATATCTTATACCTCCAATCTTATAATTTTATCTTTCCATAATCAGGAATCATCTGAATAAATTCATCTGCATTTGTAAACTGTTTATTGATTTCAATCCAATATTGTTCGTTATTTGTATCTGTACAACAAGCTTCTAATTTAAAATCATGCTGTGCGTAAATCGTTAAACATAATTCCGCTTTCTGAATAGATACACCCTCTGGAACTTCTTCAACAGTTGCATATTCTTCTAAAAAGTCATCAATTTCGCTTTCTTTTAAATCATAATTGTAAAATGCCTGTAATGGTTTGTCTGTGTCATCTAACTCATTAAATGTAATTTTTGTATAATCTAACATATTAAGCAATCCTTTCTACACTACAGAAGAAATCATCTTCTGTAAAACTATATCCATCATAGTGTTCATAAATAAATTCATCACTAACATATTCATCAATACTTGCAATCATTTCATATGATGGTTCATTGATATTAACTCCCATCACTTCTGCAAAAGTGCCTTCATTTACAAGTTCTGAATAATATGCCTGTTTCAATTCGTGTAACTGATCTCTATTTAATTCTCTCGCTGTCATAATTTATCACTCCTTATGCAACTTTTGTTATTTCCATGTAGCAACCATTCATAGCTTTATCATACTGTCTAATATCATAGAGCCAACTAAACGGAACTTTAACAGTTCCTTCTTTTTTCAATTTTTCCATTACTTCCCCAATAGAAAAATAGCCCTGCATCCAACCATAGCCTGATAAATACTGTTGTCTATCCAAATTACACAGTCTGTCATGATATTTGATTGTATTTTTCTTTAGAAATTTAATATATCTATCAGATAATCCATAATTTTCTTCTGGGTTGTCATCACTGTATTCCGACATAACAAATGAATTTCCGTGGAATAATTCAAGCTGCCACATTACTTCTCTCATATTATAAAGAGTTCTCGTTATTCCGTTTATTGCAATCATATAATCATTTCGTGTGCCAGGTTCCCAATTCTTTTTACTACATCTTCCGCATTTATATGTATCTGTATTAATTATCATTTTATATCTCGCCATACAATCAACCATCCTTTCTATAATTCAAATTCCACGATTCTTCCAGAACTTAACACTACATATTCATCTCCATTTTCTGCAATATGATTTCCAAGCTCTGTATAATCAAGAACCGCCTCAATATGATGATCTAATTCTCCAATTACGTTATCAATATAATTACTTGCCAAGTCATAAGCGGAATCAAATATTGCTACAATATGTAAATCATCTTCTGTTACATTGTCGTTAAAATTTCCAAGAAGTTCATCAACTTCCCTTTCCCATATATCCTGATCTAATAAGTATTCTCTTAATTCTTCCATGATTTTATCCTCCAATCTTAAAATGAAATTGCTATTTCTTCACTCTTCCATCCCAGTTTTCTTCGTTGATCCATTTCATAAAATACTCTGTATCAACGTCTCCGTATTCATCAGTAGTTCTTTCAACAAATTCATCATAGATTTCCTCTGTAACTGAATCCAAACAATCAAATATCTTTAAATCATCATCACATTCCAAAACTGCTGAATATCCGTTATTCCAAGCATATATTAAACAAGCCAAGAAATAATACTGTTCTACGCTTATTCCATTTCCATCGCAATCATAAAATGGTTCATCCAATTCTAAGTCCGAAATAAGAAATCTGACATAATCTGCAAATTGTCTTTTATATTCTGCCGACATTCCTTTTGGCAACCATCTATTTGCTAAATCAACAAGCCTTTTTTCATCAACTACCATCCGTTTACCTTCTAATGTATATGTTGTCATTTCCATCACTCCAATCTTATAAAAAATCTCCACACGCTAACAATTCACCATAACTCATATCTGAATATGGTCGTTCAAAATAGAATCGTTGAGCTTCAGGATAATTTTCTCTTGCCTTTTCTATTTTCCTATCTTTCCATAATTCCATATAATCTTCATCAAGATCGTTTCCAACATTGAATGTTTCGACCTTGACTTCATCTCCACATTCATCAACCATAATTAAATCTAATTTCATTTACATCACTCCAATCTATGCTTCATAATCAAATTCACTCAATCCACCTTGTTCTTTAACCCACCAGATAATATCTTGTGGATCTTCTTTTATGATGTCCGTTCCATCTTCAATTGCATTATCTACTGCAAGAAGGATAATCGTTATCAAATTTTCCATTGATGTCTTTGGTTTATACATTTCTCTACGAATTAACACCGCAAGATAATCATACATACACCATTTCTCTTTTGGATATATGTTATAATCTTTTTCCTCCGTCCATTCGCCAGTCCACTGATTTACCATATAATCACTCTCTAATCTCTTCTGAAATTTCTTTTCGTGTTCCTCTAATAGAACAACCTTCTGTATCATGTTTGTTTAGAATGTTCCAAATTGCATTTTCTTCAGCTTCGGTAAGACTAAATCCTTCCCAATAACCGAAATCATCTTTACCATGCTCGATTACAATTCCTGAAACTTTGCACATACTCATACCTCCTTGTAATCTTCCAGCAGCTCGTTTAGATTTCCTTTTCTCCACCGATGAAGTTTCCCATCACCAGTATAATTTCTAACAACTCCAACCTTACGACTTGCAACTTTCTGGTCATACTCTATGTATTGACGAACAGAATTGTGATAATGTCCGTCATTATGAACTTCAATATATTTCCGTTTGTTTCTCTTGTTCTGATATGTTTTAATCATTCTCGCACCTCCACAATTTCAATCTCGAAATCATCAGGATCATATTCACTGCCCTCAATGTCCCAATCTCTCATATATTCTTCTTTTGCAAGTTCGCTCTCTTCTCTTGCTTCTTCTTCGGTTTCATAGAGATAACCCAAATCTGAACTATCTCTAAGCCATCCGCCATCATGCCAAATTATATATTTAAACATATTAATATCCCTCCAATCGCTTCCATTCATTGTCAATCTGTTCCCATGCTGTAGGATTTAAGCCATACAAATCCTTTTTGAACAATTCATCATATCTTTTGTCCATCTGCTCTTTTGTATTGAAAAATTCTTCGTGGTCTAAATTGCCTTTATCTATACCAGACAGTTTGTAAATTCGCAGCTTATACATGGTTACACCTCCTAACACCATAAGCCTAACTCATTCATTACTTGGTAAATTCCCTTTTGTAATGAAGTACCTGCATATTTATCTACATCATCTTCAGTAAAGTTATCATTTTCCTCAAAAATATCATTAATTTTTTGGCATAGGTTACTTAATTCCATTTTTTGTTCTTCTGTTAATTTATTTAGTAATTCTTCCATTTAATCACTCTCCCTTACAATTTTTTAAATAATCAGCTTTCTGTTTTTTATATTCTGCTTCAATTTTATCTAGTCTTTTCTGTTCTTCATCGCACTCTTCTTGTGATTCAAATACATCATAATAATGTGTATCTCCATTCCAACGACATCGCACAATTTTATCTTTCTCTTCGTCTGTTAATTGATAAACTCTGTACATTTTTCATCTCTCTCCTTTCAAATTAGGACATAAACCAAGACCACCATCAATTTCAGGTACTCTTCTATACGCTCCTCTGTGTGGACATTCTTCTTTTTTACATTCGGTACAATCGCATTTTTGATATTCCTCATAACTCATTTTCCAGTTTGTCTCTGCAAATCTTTCTCTTGTCATCATAATTCCTGCACCTCCAATGCTTTCTGTACTTTTTCATTAAATTCCCCATACATTGATTCCCATTCCTTAATAATCTCTTCTGTTGGTTCACCAATAAGATTGTATCTTTCCTGTCTGTAATGCTCTGGATTATCAGTATGAACCTCTTCTACATATACTGCATTTCCCATTTTACTTGCATCACATCCAAACCCACTTAATGCAAGTACAATCTGATACTTTGCTTCTCTAAATTCTAGTTTGAAAAAATCTGGTTTAATTACTACCAACTTACCTTCAATATTGTCACTTAATGGTTTACATTCGCTTCTATCAATTATTGTTTTCATATTTTGTACCTCACTTTCTTTTCAAGAAACAGTTCTTTCCTTTGGTTTATGCTACTGCCCCAACGCTGTCATACAATGTTTCGCTTACTCCAAAATCAAGTGCAACATCCTTAATAAGTTCATCGCCCCACTTATCATTAAAAAATCCCCAACAATTGTCTTTTTCTTCCCAATCATCGGTATCTGCATCATATTCTTCTGTAATAATTCCGTACACTTCGCCAGTCAGATACTGATCATATACCTCAACTTCTCCTTCCATCCACTGATAAGCTGCTTTCTTCCAATTTCTATCAGTAATTTTTACATAATTTCCATTTTCATTTTGCAACATTCCACCAGTTTCCATAATTGTCTTTTTATCTGTATAAATATATCCGACTTGACCAGAATCCCATCTATCACTAAATCCACCAGTATTCATTGTGATTCCGCTATGGTCATACAGATAAAGTGGAAGATATACAATGTTTGCGTGTTTCTCTAACAAATACCATTTATCTTTCTGTGGTAAAGCTTCAATCATATCATCGACTAACCAATCAAGTGATTCATATTCTTCTATTACATCAAATTTTGCTTCTCTGCTTGTGCCAAGTGGAAACCAATAATATGTTCCCCATAACTGCCACATCTGTTCATGTCTGTCATATCTCAACTCAAGTCCATTAGATGCTTTCTTTGCCTTGATATAATTGATGATTGATTTATCTTCTACATTTTCCCTTATGAGATTATTTAAAAAGTCCTCATTGTCGTTGTAATCATTATCCTTATAATCTCCCAGTCTATAATCTCTATGCCAACACATCATTTTGCCTATTTGACCATCCCAATCGTACCGTGGATCAAGTGGTTCATTATCCTGTTCAATATGTAGTCTCATAAGCTTTCCGTTATCTTTATAGTATCTGTATTCTTTATCTGCCATATCAATCAACCTCGCTTTCTATGCTATCTGCCTTACTATATCTTCAATGTTTCCATTCATTACAATCACAGCATCTTTGTTATCAGGATGTTCATTCATAAAATCTCTTAATCCTTCAAACTTCTTATTGTCTGCATTTTCAATCATCTGCCTTACATCTTTATTGTGCAGCTTAATCAGATAAACCTTTTCATAATACTGTTTGAATAATAGATTTTTCTTTTCACAATACTGCTTAATCAAGTCAATCTGTTTCTGTTCCTCTTCTCTGATTGCTTCAACCCTTGCTTTCTCATTGGCTTCTGCTTGTTCTTTTCGCTTACGATTTCCAATCAGATGATTAAATAATGAGTTTGTTTCACACAGATTCTTAATAACTGCATTGTCAATGTCATATGCATCAGGATTATCTTTGTCAATCCACCATAAGAAATTATCAATCGTCCTGTTGAAATTCTCTTCAAAGATACATCTGTTACCAAGATTTCTGTTGTAAATTTCCTCTCCGTTTCGCTCAATCCGTAATGATATATATACATTTTCATCTGGTTTATTGTTATAGATAGTCCATTCATATCTATCCTGTCTGCCATATACGGTTAATCCGTATGCACTGCATAGCTGCTTCTCTTCATTCTTTAAATATAAAAGTCCCATTCTGTTCTCCTTCCTAATAAATAAGACAGACACATTTTGTTTGCGTCTGCCTTATTATTCTCTGTATTAGTCTTCATCTTCTTCAAAATCAATATCATCTCTTTCAAATTCATCCGAATCAAAAAGATATTCTGCATTGGTTGCAACTGGAATTTCATCAATATGATCTTGTGCATAAGCAAATGCAATATCATACTGTTCTTCTTCTGTTTTACCTTCTAATAATTCTACAGGAATATCAATACCTGTATCTCCAACAAATGTATAAGCCATACTAATATGCAATCTTTTTGTTTTCTTTGTATCTGCCATAATTATCACCTTTTACCTTTCTAAAATTTCACTGTAAATTACAATTTACTTTGCTTTTTCGTTCTGAAATACAACGTCTGATATTTGTTTTATTAATCTTTCAGCATCATTAACTCTCCTTGCTAAAACATCATCTGTACAAAAATCCCATTGCTCATCTTCATTTACCTTTTTTATTATCTGTAACGACTGAGATAATAACGTGTTAATGCTTCCTAATGTTTTTAATGTATTATCTTTATCAATAATATGTTTTGCCATATAATCACGCTCCTTTACCACTCAGGCTCTTTATCAATCAAGCCCAAGTAAAATTCATGCTTTGCTCCATCATTAAAATATTCTCGCAAATCAGCAAGTGTTTTAGCTCCATTTTTCAACGCTTTATAATCTGCAAGTACCATATCATCTGTATATTTTGTATACTCGTTCCTACCAATGCTTAATCTAAAAGTTTCACCTGTTCTAACCCAACCCCATTTCCCTGTATTTTTTGCTTTCGGATAAGCACCTATCATATACCCATATAAATCTGGATATTTTTCTGAATTTTCGCTATGCCAATCTTCAAGCTGTATTTTCGTTCCGTCTGATAAAACAGTCTTGTCAATTATTTTCTGCATAACACTCTACCTTCCTTTCAATTCTAAACCTCGTATTTTCTGGATATGCTTCATAAATTCGTTTACACCAATTTTCATCCTTAATACATTCAGTTAGATATTTGTTATCAGGTGTGAAATAATATGCCTTGCGTCCTTCTTCTGGTGAATCATCTATTGTATCTTTCCATTTTGTGATAATCACCATTTCATATTTTTTGTTTCCGTCATATGAAGTACCAGCTAAATGAGCTGTGTATAATTTGCATTTACTCATATCAGTCACTAATCCTTTCTCTCCACGTCTTAATTCGTACAGGATAATTTACATTTTCTTCATATGTTTTTAACTGTGCTTTTGCATCTGCATAATCTTCACAATTACATTCAATATCCCATCCATAACCACAATTTCCTTCAATTGCATAACAATCCTTTGTTTTTCTTTTATATGCCATAATTATTTTTCCTCCTTAATATCATCAGTAAAATAAATGTATTTAAACCATGCACCGCCCCATTCAAGAGCAAGTTTTCCGTTTGATTTATTCACTAAATCTGAAATTATATATTGTGTGTTTCTATCCATACCACCAGTTGAACCAGACCAATTGATACATAGCTTAACCCCATCTTTATCCCAATATGTTGTTGTATATGGATCAGTTCCGTTGCCATCTCTATAATCATTTAAATCAATATTTGTTTGTGTTTTGACAAATTCGATTATTGCATCATGGTTCTTTTTATAAGTTGAATTATCAATCATCAATATTCCTCCTCATAAAATTTAATTGTTCTTTCCTTTTCAGCTTCATATTTAACTTTATCAGTGAATAATGTAAGATAAATATCACCCTCTGTATATGTAAACACTGCCATCTGTTCATCTGAATAAGCATAAGAACTATATCCGTCTACCTGAACCAAGTCGAATTTGCATTTCTTTGCGAACTGGTAACTTAAATCAGACATCCAATGTCCACCTAACATGTAATTACCATTTCTATCTTTTGTCTCTTCCATGAAGTTTACATTTGCAATTCGTTTTGTATCTTCATTTAGTGAATATGAAGATAAATCTAGGTCTGCAATTTCATATTCGCTTTCTACTTTCTTTACTCCAAGTTTTCCAATTAATTCAAAATATTCATTTCTCGGAACATATTTCATACTAATCAACCTGCCTTTCTAATTAATCCAACTTTTTGTAACTGTGTCATATGTAGCTCCATTTGCATCCTGATACTCAATATCATCTGAATATGTAAACACATAGCACTTGTGATTACTAATTGTTTTTATTTCTCTTTCACCATGCATAATTGCATATCTTTCTCTGAATCCTGCGTTATCACACATTGTACGCATTTCTTCATCTCGCTTTGGATTTCCACAAGCTGTCTGAACACATCCATATAGCCAACCATTCAAATAATCAATGTTGTAACAATACTGTCTCCATGAATCTGAATCATCAGTGAATACATAGAAACTCTCTCCATCGTCTCCTCTTGTAATCCGTGGATAACCAAAGTTTGCAATAAATGCCCGTAAATTGTCTTTAATCATTTCCATTTCATTTTTTGTGAAATCATACATAATCGTTTCCTCCATTTCCTGTAATAAAAATAGGCAGCTAGGTATTTATTCTCCTAACTGCCTTTGATTAATTACTAGATAATGAATTGCACAGTTTCCGTACTGGACAATTCTCACATACACTATTATCATTAAGTGTATCTTCTACACAATTTAAGCATACAACGTCTACTGCATCCAATATTGCATTTTCTTTTTCTTTATCCATTCTGTATTACTCCTTATCTTGAAATTTTAGTTTCAAAGCTAAATTTAACTCAATGCTGCAAATCTTTCAGATACGATTTTAAAGCCATTTGCCTTTAAAACTTCCACTGCTTTTTCCGTATCTTTTTTAACTTTACGATTATGTTTAAGAATTAAGTTTTCCATTTTATCGTAATCTTTTGAGTCATAATATGTATGCTTAAATCTAAATCTAAGTTTCGCTATTTCTATTGCCTTTTCTAATCCTTTATTTGTCCATATCTGCTCAAAATGATAATTTGCTGGATTTTTCACTAAGAATACATAGCATTTATCTGCTACAGGTAACAGTTTTTCTCTTACCAATTTATCAAAAGCATCATCATATGTTGCAATTTTATTTAATTCTTTATGCGAGTTTATATCTTCTATATCGACATTCTCTGATAAAATAATATATTCTATTCTGTTTACCCAATGAATCCCTTTATGATAATAATATATTCCATTACCATCACATTCTGTAAAAATACACCATCCATTTTTGTTGATCAATTCTATCTGATCATTATTCACATCAGAAATTTCTGTATATTTTACCATCTTTATTCCTCCAATTTCTTAGTAAATCTTAGTTTCATTCGGCTAATACGCTAATACAGATGTATAATAATCTAACTCAGCTTCATCTAATCCATATTCTTCAGCAGATTCAACGTCTTTCAGTATATTAAAAATCATATCTATTGTCATATCTAACGTATATGATTCCCAATATTCTTCTTTTGTTAAATCATCATCTTCTGAACCGAGAAAATAAAATGCGTTATCACCAATTCTACAGCAAATGCCAATACATCCTGCATATTCTTCTTCGATTGAAACAGTTCCAGATTCAAAACCATTTCTAATCATTTCTCTTGTAATCATGTCCTATCCTCCAATCTTCTAAAGAAATGCGAATTTATTTGCCTTATCTAAATACATCAATACAAGATAATGGTACATTTAATTCACTTGCTAATTTCTTTCGTGCATTAAATTCACTTTCGGCTTCTACTTCATAGCTTTTCATTGTTACTGTACAAAATAATTTCCATTTCATCATAATTACCTTCCTTTCTAAAGAAACACGCATATTTAGTGCCAACTTTCGCAAGTAGAATTTCTGTCAACTAATCCTTCTACTTCTGTACAATATCCTTCATAAGTTGTACAAGGATTATACGCACTGCATCCGTCACAACGCTTGCACTTTCGCTTTGAACTGCTTACAATATGATACATATTCGGTTCTACATATTTCTCTTTAATGTCTTCCCATTGTTTTTGAGTTACTTTTAAATAAGCATTTACAATCATTTTCTCTTACCTCCATTTTTAATGAGATACACAAATTTCTTTACTCTGTATCGCATAATGTATATCCCATTCCTGCTAATACATCTGGTGCATTATCATAATTGATTTCCTCAAAATCTTCTTCCATCCATGATAAAGTGCCCTTACAATCACATTCAGGACAAGTATCATTTCCGTGATTTATCAGCATTACTCTTCCGCAGTTACTGCACACCACAAAATCGCAATATTCACTTTTATTTTCATTTGTAACTCTGTCTAATACAATATTTACAATATTTTCATCCATTTTTAATCACTATTTACCTTCCTTAAAATCCATAGGAAACACGCATTTACTCAGTTACTCCCAGCTCTACCATACAGATATAAAAATATCCATCTCCGTTTCTCTCTTTAAAACATAATGAATCTTCATAACTTTCATCTTTTACATAGCGAAAATCATTATCATCAATATATTCTTCTTTTCTCTTTTTCATATCTACAAGAGCTTTCTCTTTATTTGTGAATAATTTCATATCACATCCTTCTACACAATCAACATCTCCGTCCATATTGTAATTCTTTTCATATACTAAAAACATATAATCACCTCTACCTTTCCGAAGAAACCATTTACTACCAGCTAATCTCACAAGTTTCCTTATTAAAGAAATAAGCATGATTACTTAATACCTCTTCGGGTTCAACTTGTGTTTTATTTACCTCACGAACCATATTTGAATACATTTCCATATCTGGATTATTGTCAATGTGAATAATACATTCGTGAATACTTGATGGAAGAATTACAAGGTTACTATTATATTCCCTTGCAATATTGCTTAATAACTCCTTGTCACAAATTGCAACTGCTCCATTTACCTTTTCCTTATTTGTAACAATAATCATTTTTGCTTCATTCAAATTAAGAAGTTCGTCACACCCTATCATATCGGCAATCATCTTTGCCATATCTTCAACAAGAATATTTTCTTTTGCATTTAACAATGCTCTTGCAAAAATCTCATCTTCGCTTACTTCTTTAAACATCCCTGGCTTTACCTTGTATGTAGCATCTTCTGCGACTTTTACCCTGACATACATTTCCATATCAAGATAATCCCTCTTTAAAATATTTTCATTTGTTTTTCTCTGTAAACAAAGTTGCAAGTTATTTTTTGCATAATCCCACTTTACGATCTTATCCGTATTTATATCCATTTTTGGAATGTTTTCATAAATATTAATAATTTCACTTACACACTCATCTACTGTATAATTTAAGTCGGGATAAATAGTAGGTCTTATTGTACCTTCACCTATAATTATTCCGACTTTTTCAATTCCATTTTTTACCACTGTTGTACTTTCTGCCTTGTATCCTCTGTTATTTAACTCTGCAATAATTTTATTCATCATAATTTTTTACCTGCCTTTCTTCTAATGAAATATCCATTTACTCTTTACTCTAAATCCAAATCATCTTCATCACAAACAGATCCGCACTGTCCATCTGATGTAAGAATTAAGGCTCTATAATCATTTCCTCTAAATGATGCTATGCCTTTACCTTCTTCAATATATCCAATGTATTCTCCATACATATCACCTGATGGTTGAAATACAATTTTCATATCTTCATCATAGTCATCCAACATTCTTTTTAATTCACCAACTGTCATATTTAATCACTCACTTTCATTTTCAAACTCGTCAATAAACTTTTGTGTAAACCTACCTACTTTGTAAGTTCCATAGTTTACCTTTACCTCATCCGTAATTTCCAGATATCCGTTCTCAACCATTGCATCAATCAGATCAGGGCAATCTGTGCTTAAAAATGATTCTCCCTCATCAAGTGAATACTGTGGAATATTGATTGTTACATCTCCATACAATTCGCCTTTTTCATCACCACTTGCAACAAACGCAAGAACTGCTTTTCTATGGAACATATCTGCGTATGTATCTACTACAAAAGATACTTCGCAATCATTTACTTTTATTGTTTTCATTTTCATCACTCCTTACTATTTGCGCCATCTGCAAATCCATCATCGTAACCCTTGTTATACATAGGATTCTCAAACTTTGTATTCGCTATTGGTGAATCTTCTTCAATGCCAAAGAAAGATTTCTCTTCCTCTGACATTTCACAGATTTCGTCAAAATATTCAAGAGCACTTTCTCTGTCGTCAGAGATAAGTCCATCTTTGAAGAGTGTTGCAAGTTCTTCAAGTCTGCATCGTGGGATATATCCCTCTTCAGTTTTGTATCTAAAAGCATCAATCGCTTTTGCTAATGCTTCTGCTTTTGATATTGGTGAAAATTCACCAAAGTTGTAATAGACATATGTCCATACCCATTCACCTTTTGCCTTGTCAAGCCTATTGACTACCGCATATTCATCCATCCGTGTTTTACGGAGAATTAATGCATAATCACCTTTTTCCATTATTACTTCATATTTCATTTTTATTACCTCCTACTACTAATTTTTGACAATAACTCTCTGCCACCCTTTAGCGAATGCCTTTTACATTCACCAAGCCATAGCATTCTATTTAACGACTCTGGAAGACTTATTACATCTCCCTTTTCATTCTCATATATGTAATGAGAACCTGATTTCCGTTTGATATGGTATCCGTTCATCTCCATTACTGGATTGACGACACGGATATCACTATGCCATCTTTTGCTCATTTGTTTTCTCTCCTTTTATTTATTTGACCGTATAGCCGTTATCCCAGCTATTATGCATTATTTATGCATATACCATAACTATGCACTTCCTTTGCATATAGTTATTCTCTTAAATTGCCTTCTTTCTTGTTACTTTTTTCTTTGTTGCTGTAAATGGGCTTTCCATTTCGTATCGAACAATTTCAGACAGATAATCAAAAATCTGTGCCTGTGTTTTGTCCATGATATTTTCAACAAAGTATTCAGTTCCTTTACAATGCTTAATCAATGCTTGTTCCATCTCATCTGTTCTGCCTTCGCAGTAAGCATATAATGCTTTCAAGGCACGAATAATTTTTGCAGTATATGCTTTTCCGTTGTAAGAATCTGCATAACCATTCCAACCAAGCTTTCCAAGCAGAGTAAGCATTGAATCAAGAAGTTCAGGATTTGTCTTTGACAACTTTACTCCATCAGAAATAGATGTAAGCGTTCCTACTGTGTTTTCATTATCATCATCTCCTTTTACTGCAACATTATTTTTGTGACAAATTTCCTGTAATTTCACATAATCTCCCTTACCGCCTGCAATAGCAGCCTTGTAAATATCCATAGGTTGCATTTTCGCTCTATCCTGTGACTGGTTAATAAACAAATCAATCGCTTCCTCAAGAGAACATTCCATAATTTCAACAACTACAGAATCCATTTTCGCTTTGAAAGCTCCATAAATTCTGTGCTGACCATCAATAACCCATAATCTTCCTTTGTAAAATAATACCTTCGGAACATCCCATTTGTACTTGTTATATGCATTACCAATTGTATATGCTCTTGTAAGTTTTAATCTTCTCTGCCATTCAGGAATATGGATATACATTGGATCTACTACAAGCTGAAGCTTATCTCCAACCATACTGTTTCGTTTTGCGTCCTTAATCATCCGTGAAATATAATCAGTTTCCATTTTGCCGGTAAATCCTTCTGCGTTCCGTGCTTCCTGCATTTCCATTTCTGCTTCTTTTGCTGTTAAATAAACTCTCTTACACATAATTGTGCCTCCTTGATTAATAATTTTTGGTATAAAAATAACGGCTTGCCTTTTGACAAACCGTTTAGTAACTAAATTAAAGGCTCATTCAACCCTAACTCTTTGCGGATTTCCGTTGTCCAGTACTTAACATCCTCAAGCTCTTCTCCGTTCTCTATATCTGCGTCAAGATTAGTGAGCAAGTACTTGATTGTATTATTTGGCTCACCTTTCTCTTTACTTGACTGGAATTCACACAAGTAATTATATGCATTCTCTGCAATCTCAATTGGTGCGAAACCGCCTTTCCAATGAGCGTTTGCATAATCAGCTATACAATAGAAATCTTTATAATCTAACATATTAATCAACCTCCCTTCTACCTGTAATAGTCAAAGTAAAATTCTGTCTTGCTACTACAGTAATTTTTGTGTAACCTTTTCTTTTCAATGAACGGATTGCCTTCCGCTCGTTGTACATTGGAACGTTGAATAGTGTGTAACTCATGCTGCATCCTCCTTTAATAATACATATTCAAGATAATCAGTTTCCGTTGCGAATAACTGATATCTACTTTCGCTTTTCAGCCATCCCATATAGCCGTTGGGTACAGTGTATCCTTTAATCATTTTTTCCTCCTACAGTAATGCGGATAATATCTCCGCAAAGCTCTTGTGTGGTTTAGTTTTGTTTCTCTGTTTGCGTTTTGACGCAAGCTCTTCTGCATACTTCATATTTGAGTACGCAATTTCTGCCTCTGGTCTTGTGTCTATAATCTCTGCTCCGTTGTAAGCACGGTACATAATTGCTTTCTGCATTTTACAGTTCCTCCTCTCTTGCTGTGCGTAAAATCCGTGTGATTTCACTTTCAGTTGTTGCGTTTTTGATTTTGTTAATTGTTGTTTCGCTATAGCAAAGCTGTTTAGCAATGCGGATAGCATTATATTTTATTGCGCCCATTTATTTATTCTCCCTTCTGTACGTAATCAAATCTTTCAATTACATCATCTGTGTAATTTGTCTCTGGATTGTAAATTAGATATGTTATTATTGTGTTTCCCTTCGTGCAGTCAACACTTTCATATGAGATATAGCTTTCGTCCTCAAGACTTCCGTTTTTCTCATCGTCTATGACTGTTCCAATGCATTTTTCTATGATTAATTTGCCTTGTCTATTAGCAAGGATATCTTCTGTAAGTTCAGAAGAGTCATAGACTTGGCAGATATTATTCTGTGTTTCTGTTTTGCTTGGGATTACATTTGGCTCAAAATCGTAACTATCAGTTGATGTGTTGATAGTCAGTTTATTTTTGCTTGTATAGTAATCAATTGATTTGATATCAGCGAGTGACATATATTGTTTTGCGTTTGGCTCAACTATTTTCTGTGTAGACATTGTTTTGCCTATTAAAAAAGCACTCATTACGAGTGCTGATGTGATAAATGTGTATGCTATTTTGCGTTTCATTTTGCGTTTACCTCCTTTTGGGCATAAAAATAGCACCCGGAAATTGGGTGCTTGGTGGGTGCGTTGGTTATATTTGACGCAGTTACATTGTTTTTAATTTCGCTTGAAGTTCTGCTATTTGGGCCTGGACTTCTTGCTTTGCCTGCTGCTTCTCTATATAATTACTATCTGGGATGAATTCCATTATCTCATCAGGCATACATTGAAAATAATCGCAAATACGACAAATAATTTCTAATGTTACAGATTCATTATTAATTAATTTTTGCATAGTACCACCACCAATATTGGCAGCTATTTTAAATTCTTTTTGTGTTAAATTATTTTCTTTTAGCTTATTAAAAAGCCTAGTATATTCAATACGCATTTTCTTATATGCCTCCATCAGTTATTCACCTCCTATAATAGCATATAATTTCGCTTTTGTAAAAGGGCAAAGTTGTCCCTTGCCCTTAATTTCCGTAGACTATTTAACCCCAAAACTTTTTAATGTCTGAGGTTCAAGAGTGGCAACCATATAATAAAACAATGCATTCAGATATAATTCATCATCTTTTGCTATATGTTCCCAATTTTCCCTTGTTTCTTCTGCGGTTGCTTTCAGACCACCGCCATATTTTTGCCAAATAGTATCTCTGCTACCTACAGACATATCACGCAAATGGTTATCCATTTGACGCAAAGACTCCATCCGTTGAGCGGTGTTCCAATCGTTAATTTTGAGCATAGTAATGCCCTCCTTTTGTTTTTTAGGCACACTGTACCTATCTACAATGTTACCATAAAATCAGCCTCCTTTTCAATTTCCGTTTCGCTACTGCTCATCGGTTACGGACTCACACCGTAAGACGGAAGGCAGAACTTAATCTGCCTTTATATAATTATCCAAAACATAATGTTATTTTGCGTTCTGTATAAGTACGCAACTCATTATTCCAGACTGTGCCTTCTGTATGCGAATATGTGCATGGCAAACCCTCATATTTTAAATCCGCAAGACATATATCTTTTAATTTTTTATTAGGCAATTCTATTCCTAGATCTGCCTTTATAAGTTGAGATATTATATCTTTTGCCTTATAGTTACCTTCTGCATCTGAATGAATTGTTGTTTGCATATTAAGCATGATTATACCTCCTGCAAATCTAATTTAATCATGTCTATAACTACAGTTCCCTTATATTTCAAAGGTTCATTATAAAAGGCATTCCAACCCTCTTTGATTTTTTCAAGCTGTTTTTGAGACAGCCACATGTCAAGCATGTTTTCTATTAAAGCCTGATTATTCATGACGTAAGTCCTCCTTAATCTCTGAAACACTCTTCAAAGTCGCAAAGTGCCATTTCCCTATAAATTCCAGACGCACCGCCAAAAGTTCGTGCATATAAAAGCGCAAACTTATTTCGTGCATACTCTTTTGAAAATACGCCTATATTATAGGCAAGTCGAATAGAATATAATTCTTGTGAAAATTTGTCTTTCATCATACTATTTCCCCTTAATCTCTAATATTTGAGGCAGTCCAGCCAGCGTTGCCTTTTCCGTACCAATGAGCCTCTTCAGTTACCTCGTTCCACTCAAGCGGATTATTAATCTGATGTGTGTTAATCCGTGAGCCAGTTCCTTTTTTATGCAAAGCATATGTTTTCATCATGCTTTTACAACTATCAAAGGACAGATTTTCCCTTTGAACCGTAGGAATATAGCCTAGCTTTTCACACGCAGACTTTACCCACTTATAAATCGGATGGTCTGCATTTACAAGCACATCTTGCCAATATCCGCAGAAAATATGGACTGGCAATTTACCATTGAAAAGCGCAAAATCATCGCATACCCAGAAAACACGCTTTTCGTTTTCGTTGGTGTATCTACCGTAGATTGCACCTGGTAACACCTTAAAATCGCAAGGCAGATTTGTAACAGTTCCCTTACATAAACGCACATAAAATTTTGGTGCGTGTACGTGGTTATTTTTTGGCATGGTTTCACCCCCCTAAAATTAGGCGCACTTGTAGTGCGATTTTTGAAATAGGCAGGCAGGGAATCGAACCCTGCTCACCTAGCACTTGCGTACTACTACCTAGATTATTTTGCAGCCTTTTTGTCCTCAGACTTTACTTCAGGCTTGATAACCTCATGGTATTTCTCATTCGCAAGGACAACCGAACACAAGTCGGTAATACTTGCTACTTGCTGAGCTTTAGTCAGATTAAGGTTGTAGTTATACGGCTCATAATTCACCGTTTTATTACCTAAATCATCCTTGCCAGTCTTAATCTTTCTACTAGCGTTACCGCCAAAAGAAGCGACAAAATGATGTAATAACCACTCATCAATAAATGAACGCTTGCAAGTAACTGGATAGAAATACTTACAATCCTCATTGTTAAAAATCTCAACAATCAACGGACGGAGATACTCTTTGAATTGTTTAAGCCCTGAACCTTTTGTGTAAAATGTTTTGATAGCATCAGCAATTTTCTTTGCTCTTTCATCTGAAAGAAAATCAGAATTAAAAGCTATAATATCAATAGATTTATAAATCTGGTGCGCTAATAAATTGATGTGAATACGGTCTGTCAGTGGTAAAGCGGTCACTGTATCAAGTGACATGCAAGCCTCTACTTCCTTGCGGAGATCTACGACATTGTCCCGCTTAGAGATAAAGTCCCCTGCATCTACTCCGAGCTTCTCAACGACAACCCCAACCTCAGCGGTCAAAGCATCTACACCGACAGCTACGCTCTCAAACTTTTCGCGTAAGTCTTTAAAAGCCTTCTCAGCCTTTGCAAGCTCAGCATGACGAACGACAGTTTTTACTGCATCCATAACCAAAAAGTTGTTCTTTTTGCAAGCATCGAGATTGATTGCATCGCTTGTGATTGTAAATAATTCAGATTTTAACATAAATAGTCCTTCCATCCTAGTTTTAACGTGGGGACATCCACGAAAATTTAATAGTTTTCAATGATTTTTTGCTGGAATAATTCCAGCGACTGCGCTATAATGGAATTGAACCACTACAAAAGATTTTATAAAAATCCAATGGTGCCAACTAGCGCACTATTCACCGACTAAGGTTACTTATATTTTTTTAAACCGATTGAAGTAAAACAAGTTTTCGGAGCTTTTAAAACTTGAGTTTTTCGCACTAGCTCATACGGATATAAGCTATTTTGTAAACCAGTATAAAACCAAAACCTAACAACTAAATGTTTTTTACTGGCTTGTATGTAAAATCTATACGAATACAGATTATAGAAAAGTTGTGCTATGTATTGGTACTTGCTAACGGATATATGCTATATATACATTAGCTTGCACCCCGTCAAATATGTTTAGGTAAAATTAGTTCATGCCCCTGAACTTGCTAACTACATCTCATGCAATAGCTGTCTGCAATGTTATTATATAGGTTTACCAAGGTTTACACCTACAATTCTATTAGTACCATTCTACCATTCTACGGTGGTACTAAGACAGTTAAGTTCGCTGTCGTGGCTTTAGTCTATATAACCGTTTTGACATACGTTTTAAATACGTCTATTCCGTCATCTGCTGTGCGGTGCTTTGCTCGTGTGGTCTATGACCTTTTTATTATAGCTAAGCAAATAGCTATCTTGCTATCATGTAGCAAGTGGTACTTTATTAACTTGTCAATCACTACTGAATGAAGTAGTAATTAGGTTTCCGACACCCTTAACGTATGGACTTATAAAAGGGGTTTTGCCCCTTGCCCTTTCGGACAAGTCAATAATAATACAAATTTTGGGATTTTGCAATACATTTTTTAGGATTTTTATTATTTTGTTAAAATTGTATAGTTTTGGTATAGTTTTGGTGTGTGTTATTGTGAATTATTCACAATTTGTTGATAACTATGTGGATAAGTTTTAGTTGATTGTTGATAACTTATAAAAATGTGGATAACTAACGATAACGAAACTATACCAGATAATAATATCAATATTATCTAACATAGTTTTTAAAACTATATATAATGGTTTTATAGTTCTAAAAAAATGACTAATATATATCTATTAACCATTCTTTTTTGCCTAACCGGGGGTAGTTAAAACTAACTAATAAGGTTGGAAATGCAGCAAGCCCTATAGCTGATTCATCTACACACCAACTCAAAAATCCATCCTTTCCAATCCTCAAAATCCCCAACAAAATCAAGCAAAATCCCAATCCCCCTCCCTCAAACCACTTATCGCACCTCATATCGTCAAATCCCACTAAAATCAAGCATTTTCCCAGCTTCACAACTCAAAAATCAAACCCTCATCCCACCAAAAATCCACCCACAATTCCAAAATCTTCCTTATTTATAGGCACTTTTACCGATAACGTTTTTTCACCTCAAAATCGCCCAAATCATCTCTCACCACACTCCCTATACAGGGGGTACTCAAAAACTACACACAAAATCACTCCAATAAGAGAATAACTATATAACCAATACAAAAAATAATTATTCAACTTAAAGGAGAAAACATGAATACATATTTAATACCAACAACAGCAGCTTATTGCTATGAACCTTATGATCATATCTATCTTGTATATGCCAACACCTCACTAGAAGCATATAGAAAAGCACAAACAGAATTACAAGGTAAATACATACCACTAAAATTGCCATTTTATATTTATGAATCATACCCATTTGAATTATATAAACCAGATGACACTGCTACTTTCCCATTTCCAGAATCTCAAAAATATGATATACTTACAGAGGCGTTTAAAAATACAAAAGGAGCTGAGCATATGGGACATTTTAATGTAAACTGGAATGAATATACTGAACTTTTATCTAAAAAAGCAGATAAAGAAATTTGGTCAAATCCGACTTATCCTAATAATGGTATATTAACTAATTATCTAGTTCATACCTATAAACGTCTTAGAACAGAAAGACAAATTATAAGAAAAGATAATTATGCTTTATTTAATACAGGACTCTTTACCAAATATTATGAATCAATATATGCATATTCTGACCAGGAGTATAATGTATCATTTCTTACTGGACATGAATTAAATCAACATGGAATATCTGAACGTCCACAAAAAGCCAATTATTTTGAAGATCCTTCTCTTCTATTGTTTGATTGGCATTACCCAATAGATATACATTTCAAGCATATTTTGGAAGATGAAAAGAATAAAGAAAGATTACCAAAAGGATTTTTAGAAAAAGAAAATAAAATGTGTATCTTAACAGGCGCAGTTGAATTAATGAAACGTAGAGTCTCAGCAAATTATAAATTAGCAATTCCACAATGTTACGAAGATAAAATCCAATTATTACTTCCATTATGTTTAGATACAGATGAAGGTAAACCAGATCTTGCATTGGCGGTTACAAAATTAGATAATTGTTATCAAGGATATACTTGTTTAACGCTTGATATGGCATATAACAATGCTCGTCTCATAGCTAAACCAGAATCAAGTTGGCTATATTCTAAATAAAAATTAACATTTAAGACAGATTAATTACTTAGTCTGTCTTATTTTTATGCCCAAAATACACCAACACTCTCTAACGTTCGTATTGCCTCAAATAAGCCATTTTAATTTTTAGTCAACAATCTCTCCACACACTTTCTTTTACATACCTTAAAAGCCAAAATACAAGATTATATTTTTTAACTTCAAATCCCAAACCATACAATATAGCCAAATATATCATCAATAATGCAACGTATTTTATACAAAATGTATAACATTCATTCTCATAATACCCTCTACAAGCTGAAAATCTACTGTCCTGACAGTGTGTAGAAAATTCTAACCTACTACCCTTACACTTTATTGGCTAAACAATATATTTTTCAAATCTACTATTCCAATAAGAAAAAATAACAATATATGTAATATGTGCGTATATGCGTATATGCGCCAGCATAGATATAGTCCCTTGATAGGGACGGTCTTTTCGCAGCGTTAGCAAGAAAAGAATATCTTTAGGGTAGACAACTGATAACAAGCCAATATCAAAATAGAGAATAATATGTCAAGGAGGCAAACATGATCAAATTACAAAAATATTCATATCTTTCTCATAAATATTTAATATTAGATACAATTGAAGATTGCTTTTCTAAAAAAGATCTTAATTTTATGCATATACCACGAGAAGAAATAGGATATATAGAATTTATTCGCAAGGATAAAATCATAATCATTTCATATCTACACATTTACACTTCATATAGACATAAACATTATGGTTATCAGGTAATAGATTATTTATTTTCTCATTATAAGTTCAAATGTATCGTAGGTGAAACTTTAAAAGAATCAAGAGGATTTTGGAACAAGTGCATACGTAAATATAATGGCATGAGAAGAAATATCTATTACAGTGACAATTGCACTTCATTATTTGTTATTCCAAGACAAAAAATAAGCTATAAGCAGATATGGGATCTATTGGATTACTCATATAACATAATTTATTAAGAAATATATTGGAATGAATTATGATCAAAAGAGAAAATAATGTATTAAAAAAGGAGGAATTGTATGATTACAGAAAACGAAATACCAAAATATCTCAAGCAGAAAGAAAGTAATATCTCAAAGAGTAATCGTAAATCAAAGCACAAACATCATTATGAAGAATGTCTGATTCAATACAGAACCACATTTATAGGAAAAACTTGTCTTAATACAGGTTTATATACCTACTGTACTATTTGTGGAAAAATAAATGAGCGATTCAAGGAAAATAAATCTATTGTAAAAGATTATATCAGAACAGTAGATACTCCAATAGGTAAATGTTACTCTCATATTCCTGGCGAGGAATTATATGAAAAATATCATGACAAATTACCAGTATTCTTTGTAGAGGATATTTTTAAAGAGAAGTATGTTGATTTGGAGCAAAATAATAATTAAAAAGAGAATAGAATTATAGGTACGTCATATATGTACCCAAATGAAACCATCAATCCAAAACACCATGTACCTAAATCAATCAATAACAATCAAATAAAAGAAAGAAGGAATTATTATAATTGGGGTATATTCTATAACAAATTTGAAAACTAAAAAATTATATATTGGAGAAAGTCTTGATATTGATAAAAGATGGATTAATCATAAAAATGATCTTTTAAATAACCAACACGCTAATTATTATCTTCAACAAGATTTTAATAAGTTTGGGAAGGCATTTTTTAAATTTGAAGTTCTGCAAGAAGTTGAAAGAGATAGTATCACTATTACTCAATCCAAATTATTGATGTTAGAAAATGCTTATATAGAAAAATATAAAAATGAAGATTATGAATTATATAACATAGAAAATACACTAGAAGATGTTCTTTCAAATAAAAGGAAATTATTGGTTTGCGAAGAAATTGCAAATTATGTTGTAGTGTCTCAATTTTTAAAAAATAAATATGTATATGATTATACAAATAAAAGATTTAATTATTGTCAAAGAGATACAATTGAAAATTTAATATTATCTAATTCTTCCATCAAAGGGAAAGAAAAAGCAAAGCAAGTTGCAAACATAATATTAAAAGAGTTAATTGATCAGAATCTATATGAAAACTTTATAATAGAAAACACTTACTCTATTTATCTATATCATAAAATTCAAGAACGTAAAATTATAGAAATTAATTCTAAAGGTCGAGAATATATATTAAGTCATTATGACTTTAATTCGTTTTTATTAAGAAAAAGAACTTCTGAAGCCAAATTTTATATACAACAATATCCCTCTGAAAAGAAAATTAAACCAGAAGATCAAAATAGAATACAAGATGTTTGGCATAAACTTAAAGATAAATGCATTCTACCACCAGAAAATAAATACAATGATTTTCGAGATATGCTTATAAAATTAAATTTAATTATTATTGATAATAATAAGAGAACACGAGCAACTGAATTTGCAATGAAAAATAAATATTTTTTAGTTGTTAAATATAATAAAGCTAAAGATATTTATCAATATGTTATATCTCAAGATGGTTTAAGGTATATTTTAGCAAATATAAAATAAAATTTTTAAATTTACAGAGTAATTTGTGAAACAAATTGCGCTGTAAATAGTCTGTCTTATTAAATAAGTTATATATCTTCTTTCAGTTCAGTTGACCTACACAAAAGTGTAGTCAAAATTCTCATATTTTAAAATTGGACGTACACAAAAGTGTAGTTTACTGAACGCTCGTAAAGGCGTTTCTCTTTAAATAGAAACAGAGAATAAATAAATATCACATATAAAGGAGTATTTTTAATTGCAACAAAAAATAGAATATTTTACACGTTTCCCTAATGGCTATATCCAAGGGAATATCAAAACAAAATATGGAGTTAGTAGGAAATTTTATATCACATACATACTTATAGATAAATACAGATCGTATGAAGACTATAGTTGGATTACTATTCGTAAAGTAATGGAATTCTATGGCTATAAAACAACCAAACATAAACCAAAAGCATTTCACGAAATTCTCGATGTATTAGAATATATGGTTAATAATAAAATGATTGAAGTAAAACAAGACCTTGATTCTATAGGATATGATACTGGAATTGAGATTAAGATAATTCCTGAAAATTTTGATCCGTGTAAAGATTTTTCAAAACTCACATCATCTCAATATGATTTTATAATGATGAATGAATCTTCTATAAATAGAGAGAATATATTAGTAGCCTTTCTATATATTAATTCTTATATTTATCTACGACAAAGAGATAAAAATGGCAATGAGCTATCATCAAAACCACAAGACAAGCCAGAAGCCTTTTGGCGAAGTATAGATTCTATGTCGAAAGAACTTTCTATGTCAAAAGACACAATTAATCAATGTATTCAATATCTCACATCTTCTATTGGCGACAAAGAACCACTTCTAATCAAAAAAGAAGTCGGTAGTGTTCAGCCTGATCCCAAAAAACCACCACAAAATGTACCAAATATATATGTACTTAATAAAGAAGGATATGAGCAAGAAATTGAATGGGCTATTGCTAAGATGTTAGAAATCTATAATGTAGACTCATTTGGAGAAATCAAAAACGGCAATAAGTCGTAACTAAAACAGAGAATAAACATATGTAACAAATTAACGCAGCACTCAAAGGAGCTGATCGCAATGAATAATAATTTTAAAACAAAAGGAGAACTAATTAATGAACAGAACTGTAACTATCGAGTCAAAGAACCATAAATATGCAAATACATATGGGGGAAATATTTGTATATCAGATTTTTGCACTAATTATGAAGGCAGTCGAAATATTGCAGAACGTATTGAATCTAATTGGCGATTTGATAAGGAACATGCAAGAAACAGAGCTATATTAGATGATTATAAGGAGAGACAAAAATAATGGCAGATATAAATATGAGTGTATCAATTGAGGAGCAGGAAATTTGTATTAATGCAATGCGTGATGAAAAGTTTGCAACAATATATGCTTCCGATTCTACATATATTACGAAATTGGACAAGTTATGTAAGGAAAGCCCTGATATGTACTCTCTTATCGAAGATACAGGTAGAGGTAAAAAATATTTATTAAAGGATAAAACGCTTATCAGCTTTAGGGCAAAGAAAACAACAAGAGTTATGACAGATGAACAAAAGAAAGCTTCTGCTGAAAGACTCCGCAAGGCTCGTGAGAATAAAAGTGTCTGAGATACCCTTTCTAGCCAGAAATTTACTGTTCTGACAGTACACAGAAAATTCTACCATTACTCTTGAAGAAATACTCGTCTAAGAATTACATTTTTCAAATTACAATAAACAACAATAAATAGAAAGAAGGATTACATTATGCTGAGAAATTATTATCAAGGAACAATGATTACAGTTGAGTTACCAAAGAATCAATATAAAGGTTATGTGGTTGATTGCGTATACAGATATGTCAAGGATATGAATAAGTACGCATTGAGCATGTGGCTTCGTAATACTGAAGTTGACGACAGAATGCAGATTTGCTCACAGGAAATTAATACTCAATACATTACAAGCACAAGAGAGAATATAAAGAAAGATGTGTGTGCAATCGTTGAGCAAGCTGCCAATAGTTCATATTTTGACAAGTCGATTGAGACTTATGAGTATACACAGAAATGTTTTGAGCGTGGCAATGCTGAATTTGAGAATGAGGAGAACAGACCATGAGCTGTCCATATTGTAGAGGAATAGGTGAACATGATTACAGATGTCCTCTTTGGCAGCCAAGTAAAAAGGCAAAAGTTAAATGTGGTTATTGTGATGAGTATATTCTTGAAGGTGACGATTACGTTGAGATTAATGGATGGGCTTATCACAAAGACTGCTTAACTGTTAATAGGTTGCTTGATTTAATGGGAGTTATTACAAAGGAGATGTCGTATGAGTTGGATTAAGAAAAAGATAAAATGGATTATTTATAAGCTTGATAGATTTGTACCTAAGATACATGACTTGCCTGACGTTGTGTATATTAAGTGGATGGGCGAAGAGTTCATTATTAAGAAGTATTAAACGGAGAATATATAAATGTAAAGAAATTTAAAAGGAGGAATCATATGGTCAATTATGAACCAGAGTTAATGTACGCATTGGATTCTAAAGGTGAATATGCTGATTGGAAGAATGTTTACAATGTAAGTGGCAGTGACGTACTTTATTGTCCTATTTGTTTAGGAAGAGTCAAACTTTGGAATGGACAAGATCCAAATAAGACCTATCAAAAACAAAGATGTTTTCATCATATTGATGGAATGTGTTCACAAGAAAGTAGAATCCATTTTGCTTATAAAACATGGTTACTTAAGCAAGGAAGCAAATTTAAAGTAGGTGAAACTATATATGAAGTTACTAATTCAGAAATCGAAAAAACGTTTCATACTAAATTTGGTGGCTATCGCCCTGATATTACTGTAGAAACTACAGAAGGAAAAAGCTTTTATATTGAAATAGCAGATACAAATAAGAAAACCAATGATTATATCGAAAAATGGGATGAGCTTGGATGTGATGTTTTGGAATTAGATGTAAATGAACAGCTAATAAAAGCTACAATCGCAGGAATTCCAGAATTTAACATCATCTACTCTTCTTCTACTGGCGAATGTTATATTAAACATTATACGAGACAAGATTATGATGATTTAATCACAGAAAGAAAAATTTATTGGAAACGAAAGGGTCTTATCAAATATAAAATCCAATGGGAACGATTAGATTGGTTTTGGAAAAAACTCCAAGATTTTTATTCTGGAAATTCTAAAATTAATGTTTTAATTGATGCATTTAGGCAAATGGATTCTGAAGACCAACGTTTTATATGTAAAAGGATGCGAGGAAAACACTCATCATTAAAATATGAATTAGAGAATAATTATACTGATAAAAAAGATATTGAAAAAGCTCATTTACAACATATTAGTACCACTATTAAAAAGCTTAACCAGGAATTTGGCTATAGTAGTTCTAATCCTTTAGATAGTACATATTTATTTAGAAAAGATAAACATGTTATTTTTAAAGACAGTCCAATATGGGAAAACCGTTCTTATTTATATATTTATAATTATATTACTGAAGAAGATGTTTATAACTATTTTCATCCAATTATGGAAGAATATTACAAGGAGCACACAATTCCATTATTAGAGAGTATCCAAAAAAAGAAAATATGCTTTGAAGAAAATGAAAACTATATAAATAACTATTTTATTCCTAAATTCAAAAAAATACAAAAACAAATTAATAGATGTTCTAACACTTGTTGGTATGTTAAAAGTTCTGTTACTGTTTATGGATATACTCATGAATTTAAAATAATTATTAAATTTTTAAATTGTTTTGAGGAACATATATATTTGAATTTTAATGAAAAATCTCAGAATAATATTGATATTAAAAATCTTATATCTTCTAAAATGAATAATATGATTGCTAAAGCAAAAGAAGGATTAAATAGTAATATTAGAATTATGGAGGAACGTTAGTATGACAAACAATAACGGAGTTTACATACCATCTATTGATGCAAAGGATATTTATTTATCAGCACATTACATTGAGGAAAATCCAGAAGGATATAATTTAAAGCTTAAAGATGGACAATATAATTTACGAAAATTTATTAACACACTTGATTATAGCTTGGATCTTATAGAACTAAAAGATATTTATTATAGAAAATTCAGGAAACATGATTTTTCATTTAGAATTAAAAAACACGATTATTCTGTAAATGTAATTAATCTCACATTTAAGTATTCTGTAAAAGAATGGAATCAGATGAACAAAAATACTTTTGTCAGACTTGGATACGATTATAGGAATCTCTCTTTCGAAGATGGTATTGCTAAAAATAGTGAAGGTGAAATTGTCGGAATTAAGACGAATGAAAAAATTGAAAACCCAATTGATATACCAAAGCCATTTGTTAAAAAGCAGGTAAATATCTATGATAAAAAGGATAAAACTGTTATTAAAGAGATTCAAAAGCAGTACCATAAAAAAGGCGAACCTAAGACTATAAAGACAAATGCAGAACTTAGAACTGAGTTGTATAAAGATGGATTTATCTGCAATGGTACTAAATATTGTCGAATGAAACGCTCTACTGGTTCAGCAAGAGTTGGTAAATGTCTCTTTATCAGAGAAGATTTATATGAACCAATTTTAAAATTCAGTTCAGGCGGTCTTAAATACAGCCAAGGAGATCCGATTGATTTAGCTGCATATGAGGGATATATTGCTCTCCCATCTAGTAGCATTATTGATACCATTCCAATTAAACCAGAAAATATTCTTTTAATTGATGATTATGACAGCGTGTTTAATGAGGACGTAATCGAGACTCATGATGAAGATGGATGGCTTAAAACTACTGAAAAGAATTGTGAAATTACAAATACAATTTGGGATGGTCAGTCTCTTATGGATATATCTCTATTTGGTGATTATTCAGAATATGGTATGCTTCTACTTAGAAATCTAATGTTCAAGTCTTGTTGTTTCAACTGTAATATCCAACAATGGTTTAAAGATAATAATATAACAGATGTGTCTCAGCTTAATGGTAAAACAAGAGCTACACGCATTGAAGATGTAAAGTTAATTACCACACCTAACAGTATTAAATATTTGAAATTTAGTACATGGGATGAATGGCTTGACCACTTATATCCTGATTTTGGTGTTGTAAAGCATGATAAGAAAACTCACTTCTTTGGCGGTCGTTTGGTACAGACTCATTATCAGTTGCTCAATACCCTTCAGATGTCAAAAGATGAAGTAAGAGAATTCTTGCAAGAATCATTTGACTTCGCACAAATGCTTAGAGATAGACCAGAAGTTGTACGCTATTACATTAAATATCCTGATATTGATGAAATGTCACCTATGGATAAACCTATGAGTAGCAAGAATGATGTGGTTTATAATTTAATGTGTGTAAATGATAATTTTACCAAGACAAAATATTATCAAGACTTTTTACATGATTTATTGGCATCATATTACAAGAATCTTAAAAATGGACATATTTATGTAAATGGCAATTATTCTACTCTTCTTGGTAATCCAATAGAGATGCTACAGCAATCAATCGGTAAGTTTGAAGGAAAAAGTCAAATTGGAATTGGTAATATACATAGTACACGCTTTGAATATAATAAAACTCTTCTTGCCAGTCGTTCACCTCATGTTACAATTGGAAACATTTGGCTTCCATATAATACAGAGAATAAATTGATAGATTGCTATCTCAATCTTACAAATGAAATTGTGTGTATTAATTCCATTGGAGAAAATGTATTACAGAGACTATCGGGTGCTGATTTTGACAGTGATACAGTAATGTTGACAGATAATGAAAAACTCATTCGTGCAGCAAAAAGAAACTATCAGTTGTTTAAAACACCAACTGCGAATGTTGATTCTACGAAGAAAAAAAGATATTATACACCAGAACAGCAAGCAGATCTTGACATCAAAACATCTGTAAATAAAATCGGTGAGATTGTTAATCTATCTCAGGAATTAAATTCTTTACTTTGGGATAAGATGTATCATGGTGCTACTTATAATGATATTAGGGAGTTATATTATGATATATGTCAATTAGATGTAATGTCTGGAATTGAAATTGATAAGGCAAAGAAAGAATTTATTATCAACAACGGTAAAGAGTTAGATAAACTACGTGAAAAGTATGATGAACTTTTGCGTGAGTATGAAGAGAATGAAGAAGGCGAATTAGTAAGAGGCAAAAAGCGTATGCCACACTTCTTTTCTCATATTTCTAAGCAAAAGGGATATTATAATCCTGATAAAAAACATTATTGTAAATGTCACACTTCAATGGACTATTTACAGACTATTATTAATGGATTCAAAATTAAGAATCCATATAAGAAGGATTGGCTTCCATTTGTATCTATATTAGACAACTCTTTATTTAGGACATCTAGCATAAATCAAAAACAGATAAATCGAATTTATAGTATTTTAAAGAAATACATAAATGAAAGGAAAAATATATTTGCCATTGATTCTGACTCAAAAGAAGAACGAAATGATAAAGCAAATAAGCTTAAAGTTGATTTAATTGCAGATATTGAATCAGAAACAATTGGTTTTTCAACATTATATCGTTTACTTTCTTCTCTTGAAGATAAAGAAAATTCTCAAATCAAAAATCTTTTATTAGAAGTTTTGTATCTTTGTGGTAATGATAGTTTTAATAAAGCTGTTATCCAATCTAAAAATGAAATTCTCCAATTAGAAGATAATGGATCTGACATTAAATTATTTAATATTGGGTTTAAAATTACAAAAAAACAAGTAAATTCGGAAATCGAGTAAGTCTCAGATAACGAATTTCGTGACCAAATTTATTTTACATAGGAGAGGGTAGTTTTCTGCTTATTATTTTTTTATGATTACTACCCTACTTCATTGTATTTCAAAGGAGTGATTTACAATACAACAAGAAAAAAAATATTACAATCAACGATTTATAATAAATCAAATTCAAAATGATACTGGCTGCTCTGAAAGAGATATTGGAAGAATATTATCGTCTTTGCGAGATTTGGTAAAGGATAAACTTAGTGATAGTGAAGATAGTGAATTAAAAATATTCCCTGGACTAAAAGTAACTTCAAGATATATACCAACTGAGCAGTCTAATCTTAATTTCTGTAATAATGGAACAATCAATTCTGATTTTCTATTATATCTTGATGGCGAATTCAGCCATAGATTCAAAGAAGAAATAAAACAATTACATAAAGTAAAACAATGAAATCAGCTTTTCTTGGCTGATAAAACAGAGAATAATAAAATGTAAACACCTTAAGTATATATTCATTGTACTTTACCTTTCTATAATCGGTGACTGTACTACAGTTCTTGTAGTATGGTCACTGATAATTCTTAAATATTATAGCGGAATGACGAGCAATGGAAGCTCACTTGGCTCATAACCAAGAGTATGCAGGTTCGAGTCCTGTTTCCGCAACTCTCCTACTTGTAGGCGGCAGGTTTCGTGTCGTTAAATAAACTTAGCAATAAGGATAAAGCAGGAATGTCTTTAGTTTGCATAAGACACTGCGACTGCGCATAGTAGTTTGACGGAAAACACAGATAATCTATACCAAACCTAAAATCAGAGGGCTACTGCTAATGATATGGCTTGGTAGGGGTGATGAAAAACGCCCTGTATTAACATGGAAACATGGGTATAATTACTGTCTTATTGGTGCGATTTCCGCAAGAAAAAGTGCTGATATTGATTGTTGTAATGTTTCTTAATGCGAAAGCAAGGAACAGAACAATAAAGCAAGTCGATAGCAAGACGAACAGAATGGTGATGATTGGGCTGTACTCAAAAGGTACAGATGGTCAAATGTACACCTCATCGTTCATATCATGCAAAAACAAATTACAACATACTTTTGAAATAAAAATATAATGCATATTTATATTAAAAGCAAATTAATATTTAAAGAATAAGCAAAAGTGTGTATGACCGCAAAGAGACAAACAACTTATTCATCTGCAATATGATGACATATAGCACTCGCAAGGTACTATATGAGAAAATACAAGTAGACGCAACCGTAAGAGATTTGCACTCTCTGAACCCCGCAAGGGACGATGTATCGAAAGGAAATCTATAATGCTTTGTGGTAAGAGTTTGCCAATTTTCGCAAAATTGGTGTTGTTGTTACCTACAGTCTAATCGACTGTGTGATAAATTGTGTCCAACCACAATAGATGGTAACGTGTTAGGTCAATATCTCAGCCTAAAGAAATAAAGTCTCATACTTCGGTATGGGATTTTTTTATTTTGAGTGTGTAGCTCAGTTTGGCAGAGCACGTGACTTTTAATCACGGTGTCGATGGGTTCAAATCCCTCCACGCTCACTACTATCCTACTTTGTAGGAAATAAATTAAAGGATGTGAAAATTATTTTATTAATTAACAAAACAGAAGCTTTTGCAATGAGGGAGCTTATTGGGAAAGAGAATGTGAAAAAGACTTATAGTGGTCATGCAAAATACTATCTGGTTGAAGATGACCAGAATTTAAAAGCTTTGAGTGATTATAGAAAAAGTAAAATCGTTGGATAGAGACGAAATCTAAAACGAAAGGTGGTCGGAAACCATCGCAAAGAAAAAACATGAAGTAAAAGTAGAAATTATTGGAGGTAACGCTGAAGGTGTTACTGGTAGTTGTACTCGAATAAAAACTTCTGAACATTGCTATCTTTTTGAGTGTGGAATGATTCAAGGCAATCATACTGTGCTTGAAAATTATAGAGCCAATATGAAATATATTCAAAAAGTAAGACCACAAGAAGTCGAATTTATTATTGTTGGACATCTTCACGCAGATCATATAGCCATGATTCCAACATTATATGCTCGTGGAAAATGTAATGCAAAAATAATTGTACCTAAAGGTTCAACTTCGATTCTAAAAGAAATGTGGCTTGATTCTTCATATATTAATTGTAGAGATATTGAAGTCATAAATCTTAAAAATGAAAGAAATTATGAGCCGTTTTATACTGAAGATATTGTATATAAAGCACTCGAATTTGTTCAAGAGATTGATTCTGATAAGATAGTAAATTTATCTGATGAACTTGCTATTAGATATACTGACGCAGGGCATGTTCTTCTATCTAAGCAATGTGAAGTATATATAAACGGAGGTTCACATACTAGAAAAATTCTGTTTTCAAGTGATCTCGGTAATATTGCCACACAAGATACAAGAGTTTTTGTTGAAGATTTTAAACCTGTGTCATCGGCTAATATTGCAATAATGGAATGTACTTATTGCAGCAAGGAAAGACAATGTACTAAAGAAACATATAAAAAAGATATAGAAAAAATCAAATCTGTTATAGAACAATATTGTGTTGACAATAATGCAAGAGTTCTTATTCCGTCATTTTCACTTGACAGAACTCCATATATCTTATGGATTTTATATTCCTTATTTGGAAAAGATGCAAATTTCAAAGTACCAATTTTAATTGATAGTCCATTAGCAAATAGATTGTTAGACTGTTACTCTTCTATTCTTGAAGGTGATAAAAAAGAATTATTCGATGAAATGATGTCATGGAAGAATGTTCAAAGAATTATTCAACCAGAAAACAGTAAGGCAGCTATTGCAGACAAAGGTGCAAAAATCATTCTTAGTAGTTCAGGAATGTTGACAGCAGGGAGGTCAATTAAGTGGACTCAGAGTATTTTACCAAGAGAATCTGATTGTATCTTATTTATGGGATATTCTGGTGAAGATACATTAGCATGGAAAATAAAACATGGTAAAGATAACAAAACAATTAATATTAATGGCAAACCTTTTAAGAATAAGGCGCAGATTTACGATTTGAAGTCATTTTCTAGTCATATGCAGCGACAGGATATGATTAATTATTACAAATCTATAAATTGTGAAAAAATTTATTTAGTTCATGGTGATTCAAATAAAATTGAGTTTAAACATGATTTAGAAGATGCAATATCTGATTGTCTTAAAACTACAAAAGTTATTGCTGTTAATAGCGGTACAAAAATCTCATTATAGAGAAATATTACGAAATTGGAGGCTAAATGCCTATGAATAAAGATTATTTACAGTTAGAGTTTGATAATTTAGGAAGTGAAGCAAATTACAAACTTGCAGATCCGACTCTTGTTGATTATTATAAGCGATTAAATAATCGTGAAATTCTTATTAATCAGGATATTGATGACGGAATTGTAGAATGGACTCAAGAAATAGTTGAATGGAATAGAGAAGACAAGGATATAGCGATTGCCGAAAGAAAGCCAATTAAGATTTGGATTAATTCAAATGGTGGTTCTCTTAATGCAATAAACGAGCTTATTAATATCTGTAATCTTTCTAAGACACCAGTTTATGCTATTGGAATGGGAAAATGTTACTCCGCAGGAGGGCTTTTGCTTATGGGTATTCCAAGGGGTAACAGATATATTTTGTCATCTACTGAAGCACTTATTCATGATGGCTCTACAGGCAGTTACGGAGACACTGGCAAGGTACTTGATGATTTAGAGAGAACTAAGAAAATTGAGGAAGATACAAAACAGTTTATTTTAAGTCATACAAAGATTACTGAGAGTGAATATGATAAAAATTATCGTAAAAATTGGTGGTTAGATGCTAACGAAATTATTGAAAAAGGCGTGGCTGATCACATTATTACAAATATTGAGGAATTATTTTAAGGAGAGCGCACTGCTCTCCTATTTTATTGGAGAAAAAGGAGATTGAAAAATGGCAGCTAGTAAATTAAAGTTCACAAGAACAACTACAGACAAATTAACAGTAAAGGCAGGTACACTCTCAGAGGATTGTACTACTATTACATACACAGATGAGAATGATATGGAGCAGGAAGTAAAAGTAGCTGATCTGCTTACTTCATTTAAGAATCAGGTAATTGATTTTACTGTTGCATTAAAAACAGATGAGGAGCTAGATGTTCCGTCTGATGAAGAGTAAGAAGGGATGTGATTACCATAACTTCTTATAAAAGATTTGAGGACGAAACAGATGAGGAGCTTATATATAGAATCTGTAAAGAAAAAGATAAAATTGGTTCTTGGCAAAATGTAGCAGATGTGATTAATGAACTTACTGGTAATGATTATGGCGAAAGCACCTATCGTAAAAAATACCAAGCGTTTAAGAAAATGTTGAATGCTAATCAATCAAAGTTTGTTGATTCTGACGCACAACTAAAAGAGATTGAAGTTCAGAAACGTGAATTAGAAAAAGAACGTAAGAAACTTCAAAGTGAAAAAATTGAATATAATAGATGGTTACGTGAAGACGCAAGAGATGAAATGATTGTAGAGAAAATTGAAAATGCTATATCTACTCTACCTCAGCTATCTACACCTACTCGTATTCCGTCAATGCCTGTATTCAATAAAAAATCTTGGATTCTTGCCATCAGCGATTGTCATTATGGATGTGAATTTGAGATAAAAGATTTTTATGGAAATATTATAAATGAATATTCACCTGAAATCTTTGAAGAAAGAATGACTTGTCTGTTTAATCAAGTTATTGATAAAATAGATGAACTTGGAATTGATGAGTTATCAATTGTAGAACTTGGTGATGGTATAGATGGACTTCTCAGAATGTCACAACTTATGAGATTGAGATATGGTGTGATCGAATCAAGTATTCGTTATGCTGATTATTTAGCTAATTGGCTGAATAAATTAAGTGGTTATGTACGCATAAAATTTCAAATGGTTTATGATTCTAATCATAATCAGTTGAGATTATTAGATGGAAAGAAAAATACATTTCCAGATGAGAATGTTAGTAAAATCATGATAGCTCTTATAAAAGAGAGATTAAGTGGTAATGAAAATATTATTATTCTTGAAAATCCTACTGGTATGACTTATTCTATGATGTCAACATATTGTGTTGTAGGTTTTCACGGAGAGAAAAAGAATCTGAAAAATAACCTATTAGAGATGTCTCGTACTTATGGAGTCCATATTGATTATACTATTTCTGGACATATTCATCATGACAACCTTAAAGAGATTGGAATGGATTCTGCTACTCTTTCAGTAGGTTCTGTAATTGGCATAGATCCATATGCTATGAGATTAAATGCAGCCTCAAATGCTTCATGCTCTATGTTTGAGTTTAAAGAAGGTATGGGAAGAACTGCGGAATATGTTTTTAAATTGAACTAAACAACAATTGTAGTCCACTGTTCGGCTCAGTTTGGAGCAATTGTGAAAGCAGATATTCACAGCTACAATTAATATACGACTAATATATTATTCATTTTTGCTTATTTTGGCGTTTTTAGGTAATATATTAGTCTTTTTGGTTAATGAAACCACTATCAGAGGGAGTGTACCTTATATGGACGCTACCCTCTTATTATTTTGGCAATAAATTAAAATATTGCCGAAAAAATATAAATAAAGCACTCAAAAAAATATAAATGAAGATTAAAAGGAGATTTTTGAACAATGGTAAAAAATGACGTATTAAGAAATGTAGCAGGTAAGTTAGAAGGATGTTCTCAGAAAGACGTAGAAGCTGTTCTCTCAGCTTATGCAGAGGTTGTAATTGAGACTCTTACAAATGATAAGACAGAGAAAGTTCCTCTGATTGGAATTGGAAACTTTACCGCAAAGCATGTAGATGAGAAATCTGGTATTGTTCAGCTTGGTGAAAACAAGGGTTCTACATGGCATAAAGATGCCGAGGATCAGTTAGCATTTAAGATTTCTAAGTCAGTAAAGACACTTGCATAATCTGAAAGGTCGTGAATTGTTTGAAGAAGAAAAATAAATATGAAGACATTCAGATGGTTGATCTTGAGGATAAAGTTGATGACATTGTAAAAATTTATATTAACAGACTTTATCATACTGATAAGACTGTTGGTGTAATTGTAAATAAAGAGATTGCTGAATATATTTTGGATATTCTTATTAGACTTGACGAGACAAGTATTAAAGAGATTGACCTTGTTGATTATATGAATATAGACGAATATTTAGTATCTGTTGATGATGATGGCGTAATCACCGTTGTTCCTATTGAGGACTTTTGTGTTCTTGATAAAACAGATATTTTCTACATTGATATGGATGGTGATATTAAACAGGATGTCATTGATTATTGTGTAAATGAGGATAAGGAAGTTATTCTGTTTGGACAGGAAGATGATTGTGACTGCGATGGTGATTGCGAAAACTGTCCTGCACATGATGAGACTTATTTACATACTTCTGAAGATGGAAATGCTCACGGATTTACTGCTAGTAGGTCAGATGGCGACTCTTATATGAGTTATTCGTTTTATTCTAGTGATGAGTTAAGTCATGAAGATATTCAGAAGATGTTAAAGGCTTTTGGATTTTAGATTATTTAGAGTGTGTGGTGTATGCTACGCACTCTTTTTGTATGGGTGGATATGCCTAGAGGCGAGGGCAAGAGACTGTAAATCTCCCACATAAGAAACACCGTAGGTTCGACTCCTACTCCACCCACTATTGTCAGAAAGAGAAATCTTTCTTCTATTAAGAACATCCATATAAGGAGCGTATGGCGGTGAGTTGACATCGTTAACAACTTGGGTGAACCTCAAGAGTGGTCAAGAGTGATAAAAACTCTTATAAAAGTGTAAGGCTTTTGTATAATGGGCAAGCATTTAAAATCAATTACATAGTAAATAAATTAGAGAAGCGATTTAGTCCACTACTATCTCGCTTCTTTTTGTATACGAAAGGAAGTGAGATTTAATGAGTAGAAAAATACAACACAATAATATTGTTACTGATGAGTTATTGACTCAGTGTAATAAAGAGAATATAGAGTTAGGAAATGATTTTTTGGATTATCTTCGTTCAGTTGATAGATCCCCAAATACAATCAATGCGTATAGACGTGACCTTTACATTTTTTGGGTTTATCTACTTCAGCATTGTGACAACAAATTTTTTATTGATTTATCTAAAAGAGACATTGCTCGTTATCAGAGTTTTTGTCTTACTGAATATAAATGGTCGCCAGCTAGAATGCGTAGAGTAAAATCTACTCTCTCATCGCTTTCAAATTATGTAGAAGCTATATTGGACGATGAGTATGAAAATTTTAAACCAATTATACGCAAAATTGAAAATCCTGCAAATGAAAAGGTATTCACTAAAACTGTATTATCTGATGAGCAAGTACAGGGAATGCTTGATTATTGGGTTGAAAAAGGTAAATATGACAAGGCTTGTATTTTAGCATTAGCTGCATTTAGTGGCAGACGTAAGAGTGAGTTACCACGATTTAAAGTATCTTATTTCGATGATGAAAATATCATATACGGTTCTTTATATAAAACACCTGAAAAGATCCAAACAAAAGGAAGAGGATCTCGCGGAAAAATGTTAGTGGCATATACACTTGCAAAACCATTTAAGCCATATTTCGATTTGTGGATGAATTATAGAAAAGAACACGGAATTGAATCAGAATGGTTATTTCCCAAAAAAGTAAATGGAGAATATATAGATGAACCTATGGATTCAAGTACTCTTGACAGTTGGGCTGATACATTTAGTAAGCATTTAGGAGAAGACTTCTATTTCCACAGTCTTCGTCACTTCTTTACAACTTCTTGTTCTCGAAGCGGTCTTCCTGATGATGTAATTCAAATGTTAGTCGGTTGGAGTTCGCTAGATATGGTATCAGTGTACAAGGATATTGATGCAGATGAGCAATTTGCAAAATATTTTGCTGATGGAGAAATAAAACAAGTAGAACAAAAATCACTTTCTGATTTGTAGAAGATGCTGATAAAGCTTTTTGTTTAACACTTCGAATAAATACTATACTGTTATCAGTATTTATAGGTATGCTTAATCCTAAGTTATGTAGCGAAAAAAGTGAAAGAAAGCACTTACAAATGAACAAAAATCGTTAGAGGTTTTTACTAGGGCGGTGCGTGCATTAAACTAGATTTGAGCTTTTGTAAAAAATATCAGATATTTTTTAAAGAAACAACAAGGAAGCATGAATGGATTGTCTAACTTTCTATTCTAAATAACTGGATGTGTACAGTCCAATATCAGCTAGTTAGTGCTTTATGCTGATTTTCTAATGGATCGTTCGCCTAGTTGGTTATGGCACTACCCTGTCACGGTAGAATAACATGGGTTCAAGTCCCATACGATTCGTTTTGGGGCATTAGTCAAAAGGTAAGACAACGGGTTTTCATCCCGTGAGTATCGGTTCGAGTCCGTTATGCCCTATTATAATTACCATTTAGGAATTTAACCTATATAAATAATTATTATATGTAGAGGAGCACATATTATGGCATTAATTGATAAATATACAAATGATGAATTCATAGATTTTGTAAAAAATTCTTTTTCTTATCGAGAATTAGCAAGAAAAATTGGATATAAATCTTATTCTGGTGATTTATCTCAAATATTAAAAAATAAAATTTTTGAATTGAATCTTTCTACAAATCATTTTGAAAGAGATAAAACAAAAGATATTACTAGAACTTTTGATAATATTTTTTGTAGTAATTCAACGGCAGATCAGAAAACATTAAGAAAGTGGTATTTTGATGGACATTATACCCCTTATAGTTGTAAAATATGTGGTCAATTACCAGTTTGGAATGGAAAGGAATTAGTATTAACTCTTGATCATATAAACGGAAATAATCATGATGACAGATTGGAAAATTTAAGATGGGTATGTCCAAATTGTGATAGACAGTTAGATACTTTTGGTGGGAAAAATATAAGTAAAAAAAATAATAAGAAATATTGTTTAGATTGTGGAATTGAAATTGGCAAAAAATCTACTTATTGTAAAAAATGTTCTCCTAAACATCGTAAAAATTTATACGAAGTAAAATTAAAAAAATCTGTGTTATATGAATCAGGTATCACTAGAGATAGATTAAAAGATTTGGTGCGCCAAAAATCTTTTGTAGATATTGGAAAAATATACGATGTATCAAATACTACAATAAAAGAATGGTGTAAAAAATTTAATTTACCATTTAGAAAAAAAGAAATTGAATTATATACAGATAACGAATGGGAAAATATATAATTCAAGAACGAAATGCTGCGTTCAAGTCACGCCAGAGTCATTGTGCGGTAAACCTGATGTGAAAACCTATTTTTTGGATGCATACGAAATTTAGGTGTGTAAGCTCAACACTTGCTACCGCCCTATCAAATTATCCGTGGGCAACAACTACGCAGATTATTTTGATAAAGTCGTAATGAAAATAGTTTCATTTAGTTTAGAGAAAGATAATTTTTTAAGAAAAGAGTCATTTCCTTTGGAGATGGCTCTTTTGTTATATACGTCTTTAGTTTAATTGGTTAGAATATCAGACTCCAAATCTGAGAGATGTGGGTTCGACTCCTACAGGGCGTGTTTGTGTCAACTAAGATATATGCATATTCTTAGACTATACTGGTGTATAGGTGGCACTAAAACTGTGACGACAGTTGACTTGTTTATATGGTTCAAATCCATTCGCCTTATATATGAAAGAAATGAATGTGTAAATTTTAAGTATGATATAAGGTCAGGCGTTGGTATAAGCGAGGTTCAATTCCTCTACTCAAGTCTTGAATGTGTGAATTGCACTTTCATTGGAAAGGAGAATTGTATGGTAGGTATTAAAATTTTTGATGAGAACAAAATTGATACTTCGTCTACTGAAATAAGAGAAAAAGTGGCTAAAGCAATTTCAGATTATGTTTTTGATAATTGGTATGATGTTGTTTGTATTGAAAATTCGGATGATACTGAATGTCATGAAGTATTATTTAAAGTAACACTGTAATTAGCCATTTGATTTAAAAATATTTCTTCTTCCACATTTATTGCATATCACACTTAAAGTATAAGTGTTATCTTCGTTTCTGCTTATTTTATTTGCAGAGCATACTTCTGTATTTATTTTTTCTACAACAAATCTATTGGAAAGTGCATGTTGTGGAACTATATATTCCCACTCTAATTCTGTATTGCAATTTTCGCAATTTATTTTTCCTGATAGTTTCATTTTTATATTCTCCTGTTACTTGGGTTGGATTAATTATAATTCATGATTTTGAAAAATGCAACAGAGAATAAATATATAGCCAACTATGAGAGGATTGTTACTGTTTCGGTTGCAGGTAGTTGGATTATAGAGTGAGAAGCTGAAGAAGTCATGAGCTTCAGTATAGTAGATACTCGCACTACTCTCTCACTCTATTTTAATTGGTTTTGCGAGTGGAAAGCGAGACATGAATTATGGGATATACACATGGAACTTCTTTAGATTCTAAAACAAGAATATGTACTAAATGCAATAAAGAATATCCAAATACAAATGAATATTTTTCTTACACAAATAAGAAAATTGGTAGATTAAATGCGGTATGTAAAAGCTGTCAATCAATAATTAATAAAAAACAGAAGTTAAGATTAATAGAACAAAATAAAAATAGAAATCTATTTTATGAAGGCACTCGTCATTGTAAAAAATGTGGGCGTGACTTACCAAATAATAAGTTATATTTTTCAATTGATTTAGCCTGTGTAGATGGATTAAGAAGTGTATGTAGAGAATGTAGTAAAAAAGAATCTGGATTTTTAGATCCTGATTATATTGTTCATGAAAAATGGACTAAATCAGAAGATAAATTAATGTATGAAAATTATAAAGATTTTACTGGTGAAGAATTACAAACTATATTCTTTCCGAATAGAACGGTTAGATCTATCGAATGTCATGCAGGTGTACTTGGTCTTGTAGGGAAAAATTACGAAACACAACATAGAGCTAATATCGCTAGAAGTTTAAAGTGCAGTGAAAAACTAAAAGGAAGAATTATTTCACAAGAGGCACGAGATAAAATTTCTGCTACTAAGAAAGAATATTATAAAACTCACGATAGTTGGTGGAAAGGTAGAAAACGAAGTCCTGAACAATGTAAAGCTATTAGTGAGCGTATGAAAGGTAAATGGGCTGGTGACAAGAATCCACGACATATTAATCCTTTAAATGGAGAACTTAATGGTCGTTGGAAAGGCGGTATCTTACCGACATACACGGAACTTCGTTCTGATACAAAAGATTGGTTTAATGAATCAATGGAATTTTGTAATTATAAATGTGTAATTACTGGTGGAGAATTCGATAATGTACATCATACTACTGCTTTTAGAGATATTGTTGATGAAGTTTTTAAGTTGACTGGCATAGAAGTCAAACAACAAGTATGTGATTATAGTGAAGATGAATTTCAACATTTAAGAGACGAATTAAAGGATTTACATATAATTTATGGGTTTGGAGCTTGTATAAATAAAGATGTACATAAGCTATTTCATGATAATTATGGATACACCAAATTCTCTCCGTATGATTTCTTGGATTTTGTATATAGAATTGATATTGGGGAATTTGACGGATGGTTTAAGAAAAACAATTTACAAATAAATATTAACTACGATTATGTAGAATATTTGGAAAGCACTCTTACTGTTATTGCAGAGAGTGCTTAATTTATTGAAAAAAAAGGAGGTGGTCGTTAGTTTGGCTACAAGAAAAAACACTACGCAACCAGTTAAATTAACGGCTGCTGAAGCTAGAGAAAAAGTTGAAGAATTACAGTACAAGCTTGATAAATATGCAGGTACTGCTCATTGTCCTATGTGTGATAAGCATAAGGATATAGAAACAAAATTTTATTATGATACAGATCCTTTACTTGGTGGAAAAAGTTTTTCGAGAATCTGTCGTGATTGTGCTCGTAAAATTGCATTACGAGTTGACGAGCGAGGTGAAGAACATGAGCCAACAAAAGAGAGTGTGCAGAAAGCATTATATTATCTTAACAAGCCTTTTCTTGAAACTGTATGGAATGCAAGTATTCAAGAATCTGAAAATATGGTTACAGGAAAAAGTAAGGAAAACGTCTGGACTTCATATATTAAAAACATTAGTATGAAAAATTATGTTGGTATGGGATACATGGATTCTGACATGTTCAAAGAGAAAATAGTTTACAAAGATGAAGAGGTTACACAAGAGAATAAAGAAGACGAATTATCTGAAGATGTCGTTGAAATGTATAAAAAGAATAAACGAACAGTTCTTAGATTTTTAGGCTATGATCCTTTTGAAAATGAACCAATTTCAGAACAGCCTATTCTCTATTCTAAGCTTGTTGGATATTTTGATGAGTCTGTAAAAGATGACGGATTGAAGCTTGAAGCTGTAATTGAAATTGTGCAAAGTTTTAAGGATGTAAAAACAATCAATGATACTATTTCGCAATACAAGAAACAACTTGGTAGTAATCCAGGTGTTATATCAACTATTAAATCTTTAGCTGAGACAAAACAAAAGATGATATCCTCTGCTCTTGCACTAGCAAAGGATAACGGAATATCTGAAAATAATAACAATAGAAAAAGCAAAGGTGCTGGTACTCTTACTGGTATCATAAAAGAATTACAAGAAATGGATTTAGATGGTTCTGAGGTAAATACATTCGATTATGAAACTAATATGGCAATCGAAGATATTATGACAAGAAATCATCAGAACCAATTAAAACAATTAAATCCTGATGAAAACGATTGGGAAAAAGAAGTTATTCATCAAAAAGGATTGTTATTTAATCTTCAAAAAGAAAGAGATAATGCAGTTGAATTTAGTAGGTTATTGAAAAAGGAAAATAAAGACCTTAAAGATTTCTTATTTGAAAAAGGTCTTATAGATGAGAAAGGGCAAGTAATCGAAGATGGCTGATGATAAAATTGTCCTGATGGGTGATTCTATAAATGAATTTACTCCAAAGAATTTTACTTTTTTCAAAAAACCTACTTATTATGATATGTCTGAATTAAAGTTAGAGGGTTTAAAAAAATTCTCTGAAATAATTCAGTGGGGGCGCAGAAACCCAGTAAAATTCTGCGAAAGATTTTTCGGTATCGAATTTCTTGACTATCAGAAATATGTATTTATGATGTCATGGATTACACCAAATGTTGTTTGGTGTATGAGTCGTAATGCTGGTAAGACAACTCTAGGTAGCCCATTTTTGATGGCTAAAACAATGTTACTGCCCAAATTTGAAGGATACATTTTATCAAGCACAGGTTCTCAGAGTATAGGTATGATGAAGAAGATTGAATCTATTGCAAAAAAAGAAATCGCTTCATTTACTGGTTTAACAGATGTATTTCTGAACGAACTTGTAAAAAGTTCAAACAGCGAGGGCTTTCGACATGATCCAGCATCTTACTCCTTTAAACTTTATTCAGGATCGAGCTTGGCTACGGTCAACTCAAATTTTGATGGATCTCGTGGTCGAAGAAGCCGACTTAATTTTTATGACGAGGCATCGTATGTATCTGAAGATATGTTCGCTGCTACTCTTCCATTCGTCACTCAGAACAGTGACTTCGCTCTTGGTGGTGATGTTGATGTAACATTACTTCCACCAAATTTCCCGAATCAAGTTGTGTGTGCAAGCTCAGCAGGTTCTATGGATGATGTTTTTTATAAAAGATATAAAGAAGCTGCAATGCATTCTATGGCAGGTGATAAGAATTATTTTTGTGCAGATATAGATTGCGAGGTAATTCTTCATGCTACATATAATGGAAAGATATATCCTGTTCCATTGCTTACACAAGCAAAAATTGATTCAGAAATGAAAATGAATCCAACTAAGGCTACTCGTGAATATATGAATAAATTTGATTCAGATCTTGGTGATGATATTGCAGTTAAGAAATCACAAGTTCTTAGAAATAGTGTTGTTAGACCACCAATGCTTGTTAATGACGACAATTCTCTTATGGTTATCTGCTTTGATCCAGCAAAAAAAAGAGATAACAGCTTTGTATTAGTTGGTAAATTACATAGAGATGACAAACGTGGTTGGTTATTGGATGTTGTTAATGGCATCAATTTAATTGATAAAGAAACAAAAAAACCTCTTACAACTCCTGAGCAAGTGGCTATGTTGCAAGATATCGTTGTTAGATATAACGGGTATGGTGTACCTGATTATAAGAATATTCATGGTATATATATTGATGCTGGTTCTGGTGGTGGAGCTACGCAAATATGTGATTTACTTTTTGATAATTTTTATGAGAAAAATCATAAAGGCGAAAAAGATTATGAGCATCACGGATTAATTGATGCAAGCTATGATTATGCAATTCCATATGTAAAAAGGTATCCAGATGCTATTGATATTATCCGTATGCGTGAACCAGCTAAATATAAAGCAATTATGTATTCACAATTATGTGAAATGATCGATCAAGATTTGATTAGTTTTACGGCAGAATATGATTATCATGGCAGTTTAACAATGTTAGAAGAAAATAACGGTGAAGTTATCGAAAAAAATTATAAATTATCTTTTGAAGAAGAACTTGGATTAAAGCAACTTGACGCAATGAAAGAAGAAGTGACTCATATGTACAAGTACAAATCTTCTAATGGAAATATTAGATATGATCTTGCTCCTGGTTTTGAGAACATTCTTCATGATGATAGATCGTATTGTCTCGCTTTAATGGGACACGCCTTATTTACATTAAGAAGTCAAGATATTGTACGTCAGAAAAAGCGCACTCAATCCCCATCCGACATAATAAAATATTTTCATGTCAGAGCACCAAAGAAATCTACTAGATACTCATAGAAAGGAGAAACATGGACGAACAAAAAATAGAAAACTCCTCTTCTACTGTTTCTCCACCCAAGAGAAAACGTGGAAGACCACCTAAAAATAAAAATGTAAATTCTACTTCTAATTCTTCTCAGAAAAAATCATATGAAATAGAATCTAAACCAACAGAAATATTGGTAAAAAATAATGATAAAAAAAAAGAAAATTTCTCATCTCGTCCTCGAATGATTAATTACGAAGAAGCAAAACAGTTACTTCTTCAGGATGTGAAAAAATCAACATCTCGCTCATTTACTCAGTATACAAAATCCCTTGTAAAACAGTATATGCAAAATCCACAAACTAATAAAGATCGTATTCGTGGATTATCACAGTATCTTTTCAGAGCGAGTACTTTGTATCGTAAAATTATTCTCTATTATGCGTGTATGCCTTTGTATAACTATTATGTAATAGAAAAAATAGATTTAACTAAAACATACAATGCCAACAAATCTATGAAAAATTACAACAATATCATACAAAAATTACAACAGATAAATTTTAAGAACGAATTTGCTCAGATGATTGCATTAGCGATATTAAATGGTGCTTATTATGGTTTTGTATATGATACAGGAGATGGTCTATTCTTTCATTCGTTAGATCCTCAATATTGCAAAATAAAAGGTAAAGATGGTAATGGAAACTGGATTATAGCATTTGATATGTCATTTTTTTCACAGGGTTCAAATTCAGAATTTGTAGAAGGTGTCAATGGTGATACTACAGGTTGTTGGGATGAAATTTTTCAACAAGCTTGGCAAGAGTACCAATCTGACAAGCAAAATAAACGTTATGCAATTCTTCCGACTGAAAGAACTATGTGTTTATTGGCGAGTCTTGATGACGAATTTGATTTATGCTTGCCGTTTTTCTTAGGTATTTTTCTACTTCTTATGGATTGTGAAGATTATGCAGATATTATGGCTGATAAAACGGCTCTTGAAAATTATAAATTGTTAGTCAGTAAAATTCCATTTATGGACGGAAAAGATGCTGCAATTGATGATTTTAAACTTTCTCTCGAATTAAGTGAAGTTTTTCAAGATATGATTGATGCAATTTTACCATCAAATATTGGTTCAGTAAGATCTCCTATGGATTTGGAAGTTGTTGATTTTGAGAAGTCAAATACTACTTCTGATACTGATATGTTGTCAAAATCTATTGAAAATGTCTTTAACAATGCGGGTGCTTCACAATTAGTTGTTGCAGGTGGATCAAGTTCCAACTCTATCGGACTTAAACAGGCAATTGCAAACGATGCTTCTCTAACATTTACATGGGTTTCACGTCTTGAAAATAATTTTAATTATTGGCTAACACAAAATGGATACAATGGATATATGTTCTTCTTTCATAGGCAGACTTGGTATAACAGAGATGATTATATTAATGAATTAAAAGAGTCTGCAACATTAGGTAATAATCCTTTACTTTATCTTACTGCTCTTGGTCAAACTCCTTATGAAGTTGAATGTGGACTTAGAATGTCTATACAAAGTGGTATAAGGGATATGTTAGTACCGTTAAAAACAACCTATACCGATTCTGGTAATACTGGTGGTTCACCTACTAAAAGCGATGATGATTTAAGTTCAGAGGGTGTTGCTAGTCGTGAAGGTGAAAAAAACGAAGGAACTAAAGCAAATGGATAATTAAGGAGAAAAAGGATGAAGCAGAATTTTATAAAGACATCGGATTCTGAAACAGCTTCTAAGATGATAAATCTTGGTTTTCAGAAAATTGATGAACAAAATGGTATTTATACTTTTTTGAATACTGGAACAATTCAGTTTTCAAATGATGATATAGATAAAAAGAAAATTCAGTACAGTAATATGCTGAGTATTTAGCCACTCTCTTATTGGGAGTGGCATTTATTATACCAAGAAAGGAGGAAGAAATGCAACATAAATATTTTACAGTAGAAGATTTAATTAGATTCTGTGAACAAAAGAAAATGTATAATTTTTCTTCAAAAGAATCTGGCAAACCTATTGTTATACAGGCAATTCAAGACTTCTCTTCTGCCGATGTTGAAGAAACGTCAGATAATAAGTTATATGCAAAAGTACGTGTGTGTCACACATTACTTAATCGTAACGGAAGTTATATATCAGAAGATTCTATGAAAGCGGCTATGCCTAGTCTTAAATATTCTCCATTGCTTGCAAATATACATCAGTTAGATGATGGAACATGGGATTTCCATTCACATGATTATCACATTGAAAAAGATGAAAATGGTAATGAGACGATTGTATATGATGAAAAACAGGTAGGAACTTTTACAGCAGATGAACCCTATCTCGAATATGACAAAGATATGGATAAAACATATGTTGTTGCTCGTGTAGCTATTCCTGAATCGTACACTCGTTGTGCTGATATTATTCGTGAGAAAAATGGTACGAAGGTAAGTTGTGAACTTATTGTCTATGAGTGTTCTTATAATGCAAAAGAAAAATATCTTCAGTTAGAAGATTTTGAATTTGCAGGCTGCACTTGCCTTGGTTCTGAAAAAGATGGGACGCCTATTGGTGAAGGAATGCTTGGGAGTAAGATAACTCTTGAAGATTTCAGTGAAGAAAATAACAGCTTAATTAAATTTAATAAAAAAATGGTTGAACTACAAGCAAGGCTTGAAAAACTTGAGACTGCTTGTTTTGACAATAAAGAAAATAATTCTAAGGAAGGAGGAAACGAAAACTTGAATAAATTTGAAGAATTATGTCAGAAGTATGGAAAGACAGTTGATGATATCACATTTGATTATAAGAATATGTCCGATAATGAATTAGTCGAAGCGTTTGCAAAAGCATTCGATGAAACCGATTCTACTGATGATGGAAGTGAGGGTGTTGATACTCCTTCTGGCAGTGAAACAATTGCTGATGAAAATGAAGAAGGTGAAAATAATCCTAGTGAATCCAATTCAGATGAGAGTAAAAAAAGTGAAGCTACAGAAGACGAATCAAAGAAGAAAGTTAATAATGCGTTAACAAGAACTTTTGAAATAAGTCATGAAGATATTCGTTATGCTCTTTATAATCTTTTATCTTCATATGAAGAGGCAGATAATGAATGGTATTACATTACTGGGGTATTTGATTCATATTTTGTATATGAAAGTTGGGATGGTGGAAAAATCTACGGTCAAAAATATACAAAAGATAATAATACAGTTTCATATGATGGAGAGAGATACACATTACATAAAACATATCTTACAGATTCCGAATATGCAGAACTTGAGTCTATGCGTTCAAATTATACAGAGCTTAAAGAATTCAAGGAAAATGTAGAAAAGAATGAACTTCATTCTAAGAAAGAATCTTTGCTCGCAGATGAAAAATATTCTGTTTTATCAGAAAATGAAGCATTTATAGAATTAAAGAAAAACATGGATAATTATTCTCTTGATGATTTAGAGACAAAGGCAAAAGTTATTTTTGCTGATTATGTATCATCTATTGGATCATTTTCTGCCAAACCTGAAGCTTCAAAAAATCCAGTTCTATTTATGTCCAATTCTAATTCAGAAAAGGAATCCAAAAAGAAAGCACCTTATGGTGGGATTTTTGAGAAATATAACAACTAAAAATTTAAAAATAATTTATTAGATCGACTTTATGTCGGTCTTTTTTATTGCAAAAAATAAGGAGGATTTATTAATGGTAAACGCATATTTAAAAGCCGTAGAAAAGCACATTGTTGCAGAATCAACAAATCTTAGTGCAACAAATTATGGCAGACATATTTTTAATGTAAAAGCTTCTGAAGATATCGACAATGGAAAAGTCGTAGATATCGACAAGATGAAGTATGAGAAAAATGAATATTACACAATGGTTGAGCCTACTGCTACTTCTCGTGTAGGTTTAATTCTTTCAGTTGCAGTCGGTGCAGATGAAAAGCCTTTAGCTGCTACTCATGAATACAACTTCTATAACGGCAAGGATGAAATTATGAGGGTATATGAACTTGCAGCAGGTGATAGATTTACTATTTCCGCAAATGGTATCTCTGGAACTCCAAAGGTAGGTTCTGTAATTGAGGCAGAGGGTTACAACTTAAAGGTTGTTGAAGGAGAGTCTACTGCAACATTTAATGCTGAAATCATTGAAGAAATTAAGCGCACAGGTGGAACATTTTACAAAGTTATTGTTCGTAAGAATGGCTAATTAAATAAGGAGGACATACATAATGAAGAAGAATTTCTTAAATTTCAGTGCTGATATTAAGAGTGCATTTGAAAATGATGAAACAAAATATATGGGATTTTCACAGCTTTTAAAAGATTATGCCAAGGGTGAATTTGAGTCAGGTATTTCGAAAGCTGACGCAGACAAGGAAATCAAGGAAACTTTTAGACTTATCATGGGTCTTGATGAAAAGGCTTCTGCAAAAGAAATCCGAAATGCGATTAGACGTAATAAAAATGAGATTTTTGAGGTTATTGAAGATACAATTGAAGATCTTTTAACTTCTGGTTGGCAGGATAACGAATTCTTTAATGATTTTGTTGAAACAAAAAATCTTGCAATGGATGATACAAATGAATTTGAATCAGAGGACAAAACTGTATTAACAGTTGGTAAGCTTTCTGGTAATCATTGGGATCTTGATCGTCAGAGACTTGGTATTAATGAGACATTCCGTGTCCCTACATACTGGGTTGGACTTTCTGTATACGAGGAGTTTGAGCGTGTTATGACGGGTCGTTCAGATTGGTCAAAACTTGTAAATAAGATTTATGAGGCTATGGATCAGTATGTTCAGAGTCTTGTTTATAAGGCAGTGATCTCTGCTGGTACACAGGTTCTCCCTGGTTCAGAGCAGTTTTATAAGACAGCAGCTCTTGATAAAGCAGCTAAGACAACTTTCGTAACAATGATTGAGGATGTTCAGGCAGCTAACCGTGGTGCAGAAGTTGTTATCATGGGTACAAAGACAGCTCTCTCAAGACTTTTTGACCTTGCAGATGTATCTTGGATTAGTGAGGATGACAAGAAGGATCGTAGAAATCTTGGTCGCCTTGGTATCTGGGAAGGAACTCGTGTAGTAGAAATTCCACAGGTATTCGCAAAGAATGATACTTCTACAAAGATGGTAGATTCTAATGTACTTTTAATCATGCCTATAGCAGATAATAAGTTTATTAAGCTTGTATACGAGGGTGATTCTCAGATAAAAGAGGTAAATGATTCTACTGAAAAGAATGATATGACATATGAGTTTAAGTATATGACAAAACTTGGAGTAGGTACTATAGTAAATAGATACTTTGGTACATGGAATATTGTAGCCTAATATTGGCTTTTAAAACGAGAGTTTATATTTTATAGACTCTCGTTTTATTTAGATTGGAAAGAAAGGAATTTATATATGGCAGTAACTAAGAAAGCAACTACAAAGGCAACTACTTCTACTGTTACAGAAACTGAAGTAAAAACAACTAAACCAAAAACATTTTCTCAGACAGATACAATTTTATGTAGGTCTGTAACCCCAGGTTGGCTGGGAGTTCCAGGAAAATCAGGAATGTATTATGTTTTTGCCAATTATGGAGATGAAACAGAAATAGAATATGGAGATCTTTTTGCATTAAAAAATAGTCATTCAAGATATATTTATGATCCTTTATTTGTCATTGAAGATGAGGAACTTTTAGAAAATCCTCGTTGGAAAGATATATCTGAATTTTATTCAGATAAAGTTTATGGAATGGATGATATTAATAATGTATTAAATAAACCTAATAATGCTTTTAAAAATACACTTACAACACTTCCAAAAGGCTTATTAAAAGCAATTACTGTAGAGGTTGCAAAGCGTATTGAAGATGGTACTTTTGATTCTATTAGAAAAATCAAAGCTCTTGATGAAGTCTGTGGTACAGATTTCGGAAAAATGATTAATACGGCTGATTAAAAAGGAGGTAATATATGCCTTCTCTTAAATACGAAGATATATACAAAAGAGCATTAACAATGATTAATGACCTTGAACTTGCAACTTATACAGAGGAAGATTTCTATAGTATTCTCTGTGAATGGTTGCATACAACTGCTTCTTTCCCACTTCTTAGAAAAAAATTTAGTGTATATTCTTTTGATGATGAAATTATGAGTATCAATTTCACATTAACAAACAGTGTAGATGATTTCTATGATTCTGAATTTGTAAAAACTATTTTAGCAAAAGGAATTATCATTAGTTATTTCCCATCAAAATTAGAGAATACAAAGAACTTAGCAACTATGATTGGTGGCAAGGAAGAAAAAAAACTTATAGATAATTATTCAAAAAATATGGAAAGGCTCACACAGTTAAAGCGTGAATGGGAACTTGAATTGTCTCGTCATACCTATTATTTTGGTGAGTATGGTGGTTCTAATGGATAAATTAGTTCCACATAAATATGGAGAATTTAAAATTTCTCAAGTTAATTACTATAAGCAGAAATTACGAAAAAAAATATTCTGGTTAGTTTTATATACAGATAAAAACACAAAAGCTGATTTTGAAAATATAGATGTTGTGGAATATCATAAAAATCTATTATTTGAAATTTCTAATTGTAATAAACTACTACTCTATCCAAAGGATTTTGTAGAAATTATTAACAGTCTTGAATGTGCATTGTCTGTATTACAGTCAGAAGAATTTAATTTTAACAAATATAAGAAACTTGTGTTTGATGCTGGGGCTTTGCTTCAGAGAATGAAAGTTGGTGATGAGTAATGTCTGCATATGATTTTTACCAACGAAAAATGAAAGTTAATGGAAACTCTACTGGGAAGAATTGTTCCACCCTTGGCGAAAAATTAAAATCTGATTCAGATAAAATCATGGAACTTACGTGGAACAACGATATCCAGAGTAAAATCTGTTATATATACGACTTCTATCATGATGATCAGCCACGGTTAGCTCAAGGCATGACGTATGAAAACACAACTAAAACACGCATAGATGCAAAGTTTATTGTTAAATCATATCAGTCAATGGATAAAGACCAAGTTGAATATTATATTCAATTTAAACCAACACAGAAAACACATTTTTCTGAAGGCGACGAACTTTACTATTTTGAAACTGATTATCGTAAAAAATATCATAATGATAATTTTATCGGTTTATTCATTGATATACCAAATGATGAAAATATCTATGAAAAATGGATGATTCTTCGTACTGAACCAGCAAATCAATTCCCAAAGTATTTAATTCTTAAATGCAATTATGAATTGATGTGGATTGAGAATAATGGTGTAGAAAAAATCAAGCGTAGAATGTGGTCTGTTTTAAAAATGCAGAGCAGCTACAACAGCGGGCTTTGGACTGATTTGCGATTTACTTCGCAGGAAAACCAAGATAAAGTATGGCTACCATTAAATCCAATCACTGAAAAGATTTGGTATACAAATGAATCATCAAAGAATATGCGTGTGCTTGTTAGTTCTTTTACTGACAATGCAATAGCATGGCAGATTAGTAAGGTTGAAAATGCTCAACCACTTGGGGTTCAGAAATTAACTCTATATCAAGATTTCTTTGATCAACACAGAGATTATATCGAAAAAGATTCTGACGGAAATATTATTGGTATGTGGGCAGACTATTTCGATTCAGAAATTGCCCCAACAGATCCAAATACAAAACCAACTCCATCCCCAGTTACAAATATCTTGGCTACGATTACTTCATCAGTGTCAACAATTAAAGTTGGTGGCTCTTATCGAACACTTAATATCAAACTCTCAAATGATTCTGGTGAAGATGTTACTAATACATTTGATGATAAAAAATCAAATTTCGAATGGCATTTTGAAATAGACAATGAGGAATATAAAGGTATTATCAGAAATGATATTTCTTTCTGTCAGATGAAAATAAAGCTTCCTGATGATTATGAACAAGATAATCAGAAGAAGGATAATTATGATTATGTTGGTAAAGTTCTGACTATTTATTGCACTATTGCAAATGAAACTATTACAATTGAAAGTAATAAGTTACAATTAGAAATAACAGATTAAGGAGGCGATATGATAGAAGATAAAATAGTATCTAAAACTGATTTGCTAAATAAACTTCGAGCATATAGAAAAACTCCTGATGACGATAATATTGTTTACAAACAAAAAATTAAAAAGGCATTATTGTCGAATCCTTATCTGTTGTATGCTCTTAATGAAAAAGATTTAGAATCCGAACTTTTTAATGATAAGGGAAATATAAATTGGGAATGGGATGAAAAAAATAAAAAATATGAACCGCTTGGAGAATGGGATAGATATTTTGGAAGCAATTCAAATATCCGTCCTTTTTTATTTATTCCAGATACTCAAACGGGAGTAAAACATTATATATGTTATCAAGTTGGTTTTGATGAAATTCCAAGATATTCTCAAATAAATAAAAATACAGAAATAACATTCACAATATTTGTTCATGGAAATGACCGTATGGATAAACTTACAGGCTTACCTCGTCATGATTTAATAGCTTCTATTATACGAGAACAATTTAATTGGTCTAATATCTTTGGATTACAGACAAAATTAATCTCATCTAAAGAATCTATGACAGATAATAACTATGTAGTAAGAACATTGGTATTTCAGATTTACTATGATATTAATGGAATTACATATAGCCCGTTTGATGAGCAATCGTACATAAGGAACAACGAATCTTGGCAATAGGCAAGGAAGAACACTATGAGAATGATGAACTAAAGATATATCGTGGTGAAGATTTTATAGTTCAAAAACATATTATCTTACATCAACCTACATTGGGTGAAATATGTGATTTTTCAGAGAAAGATTATTATTCAATGTTGTATAACTTTACAGCTACGCCACAATCTTTAAAGGTGCAATTATGGGAAGGTGGAATAGATTATACTGAAATACAACCATTTCAATTATTCTATACACTGCTCTATAAAGCATTCCCAATTAAAAAAACTTCTATTATATTTGGAGATTTAGATTTTTCTAAATTTCAGGTTCGACAAAAAGAAGATGATGATTCAATTTTTTTGTATCAAGCAATTCCTACAGGGAATATCTATGAATTAATTGGTAGTAATATAAAGGGCAAAAAGTTACATCATTTTACAAGTTTAATTGATGCTGCAAAATTCGTTAATACAGATGAAGATACTTTAATAAATCAATTATCAGAAGATAATAGATTCGGCAATTATATCTTCGATGAGGTATCTTTAGAACCAGTAATAATAGATGAATTTACCTATAATATGATAATTGATTATCTTTGCAAAACACATTTCATTGAAAGAGATTTTAGAATTCCAGCTAATAATTCTACTAAAATGGTATTAATAGAAGATGCAAAAGAAGAAATGGAACGAGCAAAAAATAAAGAATATCATTCTCAATTAAAAAATATGATATCCGCTATGATCAACTCAGAAGGATTTAAATATAATCATGAACAAGTTTGGAATATGAAAATTAATGCGTTTATGGATTCTGTAAAACGTATAGGAAAAATTAAAAATGCACAATTATTGTTGCAATCTGGCTATTCTGGTTTCGGAATAAGCTTTGATGATATAGACAAAAAACAAATAGATTGGCTTGGAGAACTCGATTAGAGTTCTTTTTTATTGCCACAAAATTATTAAGGAGGAATAAAAATGGCTAACTTTAACCCAAATGAATTAATTCTTGAGAAAATTAGAGCCGTAGAGGAATATGATCCTGCTACAATGGAGCTTACTGGTAGATATACACAGGTCGAAGATCCATCTCTTAAAACAAGTGCCGATGGTACAGATGTTACTGATGCGATGGGTACACCAATCCAGACATTCTATCAGGCACAGAAAGGTACATTTGATTTCACTAACTCACTCTTCTCTCTTGACCTTGCTGCTTCACAGTTTGGTTCAACAAAGGCTGTAGCTTCTGATACAAATAAGATTAAGATGCCTGTATCTGAGACAATTGCAATTGTAGCTGGTGCAACTGTAGAGCTTAAATATGTTCCAGTTGGTACAAAGGGTGCAGAGGTTAAGTATGTTAAGGTTATTAATGATAATAACACATTCGGTAAGACATATACTGTATCTGCTACAAAGGGTGAAGACAAGTTCACTATTGATGCAGCTAACAGAACAATTACTCTTCCAGAGGGAACAACTGGTCGTGTATTTGTAAACTATGAGAAGGAGACAGCTACAGCAGTTCAGGTAATTAAGAGAACTGATGGTGTACCAGAGGTTAAGACACTTCTCATTCATGCAATTTTCCACGATCCATGTAATAAGAACCTTGTATATGCTGGTGTTATCCGTTGTCCAAGAGCACAGATTGATCCATCAAGTGTAGAGCTTTCTCTTAAGTCTGATGGTAAGCATCCAGCTTCTTATGTTCTTAATAAGGAGTACTGTGCTGAGGATGGTAAGCTTTTCGATATCTTAGTATCTGAGGACTAATTTAAAAAATAAGAGTGGTTGAAATATACCACTCTTTTTATGAAAGGAATTATTATATGTCATTAGAAAATAACGCAATTTGCGCAATATGTGGAAAACCTTATAGAGTTTGTCATACATGTCAGAATATTAAAACTTATACTCCTTGGAGAACAGTAACTGATACTCTTCCACACTATACAATTTATCTTGCAATTTATGAATATAATAAAACAAAAGATAAAGCAAAAGCAAAAGAAGAATTATTAAAATGTGATTTATCCGAGTTGGATAGTTTTGATAAAGATGTTAAAAAGGTCATTAATGAAATTTTAGGAGAAAATAAAAAGACAGTTAATACTACTCCTAATAAAGAACAGACTTCAAAAACTGATAATAAGCTGGTACATAAGAAATGATTATATTGAATAGTAAGTTGAATTTTTTAATTGTATAGGGTTACGCATTTACTATTCAGTATTTTGTGTAGCCCTATTTTTTACGCTTATAAATAGAATGGAGTGAACGGATATTAAAGAATATAGTGACGTATTTAATTGGGAATACGATTCAGAAGATGTAATTTACATTCCTAATATGACTCAAAACTGTATGTATTTAAGTTCACCTTTGTCACGAGGGAAATTAGTTGATATTTTTCCAGGCAGAAATAAACGTGTTGTTTTTGCTTGGCTAAGATCAAAAGAAATAAATGAGTTATATAAAGAATGGAATAGTAAGAAAATTGAGGAAGAGGAGGATTAACTGATGAAGGAGTTTTTAGGAAGCTTAGATTGGATGACACTGCTCTCTGCTATTTGGACAGTAATTTTAGTTCCGATCGGGACACAGATTTATAAATATCTGAAAACAAAGAAACTTGATAAGTATGCCTTGATTCTTTATAGAGAAGTTAAAAATGCTGTCAAGTCAGTATATGAAACAGAGGTCAAAGACATAAAGGGCACTGACGCATGGACTAAGGATAAAATGAATGAAGTAAAAGAAATTGCAAAACAGAAAGCAATTCAGGCACTTAATCAGTCAGTATATAAATGTCTCAAAGAGGCTAATAGTGATTTCGAGGATTATTTAGATTCACTCATTACAACCTCATTGTATGATCTTAAACATGAAAAATAAAATATGATAAATAATTTAGAGACTTAAAGAGTCTCTTTTTTATTGTAGAAAATTAGGAAGGAGGAATCACTATGATTTCAAATTGTGGAAAAGATGAACGAGGTCGTTATTCTGGTGGAAAAGCTGGCGACCAGAGTGGTACTGAATGGTATATTCGTTCTTGGTATAATCATAATTGGAAATGTGTAATCAGATTTCCTGCGAATGTGCGTGAGCAGTTAGCTCTTAATGCAGAAAAGGCAGCTAAGAACAATTTAATTGGATATGACCAGAATGCGCGTCTCTCATATTACAATCATCTTAAAGCTAGTAACTGGGATGCAAGTAAAATTACAATAGCTTGTGAAGCTGATTGTTCAGCAGGTGTTTCAGCAAATATTATAGCGGCTGGTTATAAACTTGGAATTTCAACATTAAAGAATTTCAATAAATCCAATACTACTTCTACTCTTCGTGCAGCTTGCAAAGCAGTTGGCGCAACGATACTTACAGATTCAAAATATTTAACAAGTGATGCATATTTACTTAGAGGAGATTTGATTCTTAAGGATGGAAGTCATGTATGTACTAATATTACAAATGGTTCGAAGGCTTCTACTTCTACTCCAAAACCATCTACTTCTACTCAGTCAAAGCCAAGTGGAAATTCACTCGTAAGATTAGGACAGCAACACGCTATTAATTTTACAGGACATACAATTGCTGTTGATGGACTTGTCGGAAAAGAAACCAACAGAATGAAAGCTAGAGTTTTACAACATGCTATCAACCTTGATTATAAAAAGGGTATTGGGGAAGATGGAATATTTGGTCGCAAGTCTAAGTCAGCTCTTGGCTCTCATTATGTTAAAAAGGGAGAAAGACAGTATATGGTAACTGCGGCTGAGATACTTATGTATCTTAATGGTGTTGATCCGAATGGTGTAGAATGTCCTGGCAAATATGGTAATGGTCTTGTAAGAGCTTCAAAACAGAAATTTGGAGATGATGGTCTTAAAATTACAGCATCTGAATTCCTCAAGTTGATATAAGGAAAGGCTCAGATGGTGTAATATGAAATGGATGAAATAAAAGCATTAATGAATTTAGATTTTCCAACTGTTATCTTGGGCGTATTTATAATAATCTTGGGATTAGATAAAATAGTATTCTTGATTCAAAAAGCAAAGAAAACCCTACGTGTAAAACTTGGCTATGAAATTGATAAAGAGACACTTGACAAAAGAATAGACACTTTGGAAAAACATGATAACTGGCAGTATAAAGAGATAACTAAAATGTCTGAAGGTATAGAGAATATTGAATCCGAGTTATTAGATAATAACTTGGAGAGAAAACGTAAATATATTTTGGATTTTTGTTCTTCTCTGTCAAATGGTCAGAAACAAAATAAAGAGGCTTTCAATAATGTCTTCAAGACATATAAAAAGTATGAAGAACTGCTTACAGCTCATAAGATGGAAAATGGTCAAGCAGAGGAAAGTATGAAATTTATTTCTGAAAAGTATCAGGAATGTCTACGAAATATGGAGTTTAAGTCCTAATATTTTTATTATATCATAAAATCCAGTAATTCAACTTATGAATTTCTTCCTTATTATATATGTATAGAAAAACAGATTATACACAGACTAAATACATGAAGAATGAAATAGGCAGATATAGGTATCAACAGAATATGTCAATATCAGAACTTGCGAGACGTACAGGATTGTCAGCAACTGCAATATCTAATCTTGAAAATGGATATACATCTGATATACTACTCTCTCATGCTATATCTTTATCTCATGCATTACATGTTGATTTGTACGATTTGTTTTGTATTAAAAGATAAGGAGAATTGTTGATATGGAGAAGACATTTTACAACGTAATCTGTGAAGAATTGGAATTATTAGGAGGCAAAGTAATTCATATTGATAAGAACTTTGGAGATATGAATGAAGTACATAATTTCGTAATAAGTAATATAGGTAAATATCCTAATGCACATTGGGAACTACGACCTATCACATTTAGAATTTAATATTAAAGGAAAGAGCAGTTTCTTCGGAGGCTGCTCTTTTGTTATGTAAGGGGAGTGAAAGGAAATAACAAAAGCTAAATCGAAATATCATGTAGATATTTCAGAACAAGGTAAGAAAAATCGAACATATAAAGGCGTGACTTACGACAGCCTAACGGAGCTTAGATTTTTGCAAGAATTTATTGAGCCTAGAATGAAAAGTGGAGAAATATTATCATATGAACGCCAAGTAGAATATGTTCTTCAAGAAAAATTTAAATATAATGGAAAGACAATTCTACCAATTAAATATCGAAGTGATTTTAATGTAACATGGGCTGATGGTACTTTACAGGTTTTCGATGTGAAAGGAAATCCCGATTCTATGTCGTTACTTAAAAGGAAAATGATGTGGTGTAAATATCCAGAGACTAATCTTACATTTATATGCCGTAATTTAAAATACGGTGGATGGGTAGAATTTGATACTTTAAAGAAACTTCGTAAAGAAGCTAAGAAAGCAAAGTCATGACAGACAATGAGATACATAAGTATCTAATAAAACATAACTGGGCTGTTAATTCTCATGAGTTTATATCAATTATGAACGAAAGCCCTCAGATAGAACGGACTGAATATAATAGTCAAAATAATATATTAACTGTTTACACTCACGACCATGTATTTTCATGCAAGTGGGTGTTGAATGAGATAAAGGAATGAAAGGAATATTAATTATGGAAAAGATTACAATTAAAAATTTTATAGATGAATATAATAAGCGTGACACAGAGTCATTAAAGGAACAGTATATTAAAGATAATCTTGAAATTATACCTTATGTGCCATTTATTAGAAAGGATGCACTTATCGGTAATTTGCTCAAAATAACTATGATTGACGAAAAAACTGGTAATGTAAAAGTAAACTCTTCTGCTGAATATCTTTTAAAGACAAGAATTTTAATTGAGAATTATACAAACCTTACGGTTGAGACAGATGGATTCTATGAGGAATATGATGAGCTGAAGAAATCTGGATTATTTACCATTTTACTTATTGGTGATGATAATACTGCACCGCTTATTCCGATTGAAGAAATTGCAGAGTTCAATCATTTACTATCTATTAAGAGAAATGATGTGCTTACTAATCGTTATGAGATTCACAGCTTTATTACAGAACAGGCAGATAGATTCAAGGCTCTTGTCGAAGCTACTCTCACACCATTTATAGATACATTAAGTAAGAAACTTGATGAGATTCCAAAAGAAGATTTAGATAAAGTTGTTGAGTTTGCTAAGAATGGTGGATTTAAAGAGGTATAGAGTATGGATTTATTTGATTTAATATATAATAATATTTATACGATAGATAAAACATTTGATAAACCAAATAACTTTGAAGAAATTAGAAAAGAGATTATTTCTATTATAAAAGAAAATAATCTCTCTCTTAGTCAGTCTGCAATGGTGTTCAATTCTATTATAAAAAAGTTGGGGAATACACCAATCAACGAATTATAATTATTTGTTTAGGTATTTTAATATCTCGCTATGGATTTTCTTAAAATTTTCTATTTGTTGTTCAAGTGTAACTTCAGTAGATCTTTTTAGTAGATTATTTTGATGAATATATTCTAATGCCAAATCGTAAGCTGCTTTATTAGTAAGTTCTGGATTCATATGTAATACCTCCGTTTTTTTTGTTTTGTATTATATCATGGATTTAGGATTTATTCAACGAAGTAAAGAAATTCAAATTTCATGAGGAGATTATTTATGTCCAAAAAGAAAAAAAAGAAAAACAAAGTTAAGTTAATACCTCGTAATATAAATACAACCACTCCTGGATTATTTGATTGGAGTGAATTATTTCGAAGGAGGAAAAATAATATTATGATTGCAGCAACAGAAGCTAGAAAAATTACAGAAGAAAGCCGTTCTATGTTACAGAAAACTATTGATGAGATTGATTATTATATTGATGATGCTATTCATGAAGGTAAACATACAGTTATGATTGATGGCTTTATTAGTAAAGAAACTGTTGAAACTTTAAGGGAATATGGTTATGCAGTAATGGAATCTGATACACGTTTTCAGGTGGTATGGTAAATGATAGGTGGAATATTATACGGACTTCTATGTGGATGGATTCTTACATTATTCAATGTAGATAATATCTGCATAGAAGTTCTACAACCGATTGTTCCTTTTGTATTAACTACAGCTCATTATTATTTTGTGTTTGGAGTTGTAGGGTTAATATACGGAATTATACACAATGATTAAATATTTAAGCTCTATGCGTGTCAAAGCGTATAGGGTTTTTCTTATGGAGAGCGGTTATACTGCTCTCCTATTTTAGTGTAAAAATAGTGAAATTTTTGGAGGTGATTGGAATTGGCAAAAAATATATATACAGATTTTAAAAAGAAGTTAGACAGAATTGAAAATCATATTGCAGAAGAAATTGCTCCGCAAGCAAATGAACTTCTAAAAGAATCTGTTAGATATTCATTGATAGATTGGTATAACGATTACACTCCACAGTCGTATGAAAGAACATATAACTTCATGAAAATTCTCGATTCTACAAGAACAATAGGTAAAGGAAATGTTCTTCATTTTTCAGTAGATTCAGGTGCAATGGATAATTATATCGGTTGGGCTGGGTATGGTTGGGGAAATACCTATGATGCACCAAGAGAAGATGGAAAATATTCTAATAAAAAAGGTAATCATCAGAAATTAAATGCCAGCCTTGCATTTGATTATATGTTTATGAATGGTGAACATGGTCATGGTCATTGGATGATGCATAGATCCATCCCTCCATATATGTATGTAGAGCGAGATATCGAAAGTGGATTTAATGGTCGTTTAGACAAAATTATAAATAAAAGAGTTGATGAAATTTTAAGAAAGTGAGGAAATTAAATGCCAGGAATGTATAAATATAGCATGGAGATTGAATCTAATGTCAAAAAGTTACTTTTGGACACAAAAGAACTCCAAGACAGAATGGATACTCTCGAAGGCAAAGAATATAAAATCAACTTAAATATTGATGAGAAAAAACTTGGAAATGTAATTTCCAATCTCGAAAAAATGCTTGACTCTCTTGGTAAGGGAACAGGTGATTTCAAACAGTTTGAGAATTTATCAAAGGAACTATCAAGTATTGTATCAGAAGTACAGAGTTTAAGTAAAGCTTTTGGTAAAGTAGATGATTCTGGTACGAAGACATTACTCTCTTCTATCCAAAATATTGATAAATCACTTTCTGAACTGAGTCAGAATATTCTCAATGTTAATAAAAACATGAGTAATATGGGTGGCAATACGAGTGGTGCTGTCAAACAAGTGGAGAATATTAGTGATGCGTATCAAAACGCTGCAAAAGAAGCTGAGAAATTGGCTGATGCACAAAGTAAAATTGGACAGAAAACGAATATTTCATTAGGTGACTCTAAAGAGCAATCAACAGAAATTGACTTATATCATAATTTAGAAAAGAGAAAAGTTACATATGATGAAATAATTGATAAAATTCAAACAATCATATCTCTTAAAGAAAAAGAAAAATCGTTAAGCAAAACTTCTGATGATACGAAACTCTACCAAAAATTATATGACGAAAATGATATCAATTGGGCTGGTGATACAGAAGGTACTATTAATAGAATATCAGATAGATTAAAAGAAATTTATATAAAATATAATGGTAAAATATCTTTAATTAATGAAAATGATATTCAAGAAGCCGCTTATCTGTTAGACATACTAAAAGGAGCAGGTGAATCACCTAATCTAAATAAATCTCAAGAAAAATTTTATCAGAATAAAAAATTTTCAAACGATTCATTGTTTGATAATATTCATGTTGATTCTCAAAAAACAGGAGAAATAGATAAAATCAACACAGAGTTGTCAGAAACATATCGTTGGTTTAATCAACTTGAGGGTGTATCTCTTAATGAAAATATAGCAAACGAAATTAAATCATTAATATCGGATATGCAAATTGGTGGAAAAAATGCTAATGAATATGCTAATGATTTATTAAAAATATTTAATATAGAAGTTGGCTCTAATTCTGTTGTCGAACAGCAAAATAAATTGCAATCTGAATTAAAAGAAACTGAATCACAGGCTGAAAAGACTACTATGGCTGTTAAAGAGGTATCTTCTACTGCTTCTACAGAGCAAAAGAAAGACGCATTTCCTTCTACCGAAGCTACTGCTTCTGTTGAGAAAACAACACAAGCAATTAGAGAAGAAAATAATGCTTTGGATGAAACAGTAAGTAAAGCCAAACAGGCGGCTTCTGAATCGACAAAAACTAGAGATATTGTTAGCCAGAATTGGTATCGTGAAAAAGGAACAGTTGTAGGCAAAGATTCAAAAGGCAACGATATAACTCGTGATGCTGATGAATTTTCTTTTGTGGAAAGATTAAAAAATGGTCAGTTACAAACAGTTCTGGCTACATATGATGAGGAAACTGGCAAATGGGCAGAACAAGTTATTAATGTCAGAACTGCTTTTGAACAGGTAGAAAAAGCTATTATCAGTGCAGATAATAAGATTGCTTCTTTAGAGATAGCAAAAGAAAGGACTCTTGCATCTCATCCAGGGTACGATGCTACTGCTGATGATAATCAGATTGCCATTGAAAGAAAAAAGAGAGATGAATTACAAGCAACTCTTAATCTTTATGGCAGCGAAAAGGAATATGTTTTTGAGATTGAAGCTGCTACAAAGAGAATTGCTGATAATCAGAAAAGACTGAATAATAAGAAACAGTCACAGACTAATTTAAGACAAGCAGTTTCTGATGAAAAGGATGCAAAAGCCAACGAACAAGCAAATAAACGTGACGCAAAACAGGCACAAATTGAGGCAGAGAATATTAAATTAGCAGAACAGAAATCTATTTACAATGAGTTGATTGATTCTATTGATAGATATTCTACAGTTTCAAAACGAATTGAAAGTGGCAAGGCTTTTGAGGGTGACTACGAAGAAGCTGCAAGATTGCAAGAAAAGATTGAAGAACTTCAAAACAATCCTATTTTATCACAAGAACAGTTGGATGCTTCTCAGCGTAAGTTGGAGAAAATTGAAACTACATTAGAAGATATTGCAACTGCAAAAGCAAAAAGTGACTCTATTAAAGTTGATTCTGAAAATGTCAAAAATATTCAAGCTGAATGGGATAAAAATATAAAAGCAATCCAAGATTATATGGATGCTATGACAAAACTCAATAATCTTAAAGCTAAGGATAAAGGTACTGGTAGTGAAGCAAATCAGATTGCGTTACAGACACAGAATGTTGAGGAATTAAAACAGGCTGCATGGGATGCACGAAAGAATTTGTCTTCTATACAAGCAGAAAATCCTGATATCATCGCATGGAAACAATGGGTTGATATGATGGAACTATTCGATCAAGCTTCTAAAGGTTCTGCTGAATCAGCCGCAAAACTCAAAGATGTATTAGACAACATAAAAGCTCCATCTCTTGATAAATATGAGAATAAACTAGCATCTTACCAGACTAAGAAAGGTGCTTATAATGCTACTATCGCAAGGTTTAACGATGGTGGTTGGACAAGTGATGAATATTTAAAGAATGTACAGGCTGTCAAGGATGCTGTTAATGAGTATGAAACTCTGCTTAATGAATTAAAGGGCAAAGATGCTAGTTTGGTGACAAGTGATGATATTTCTAAATTGGACGAGTATGAAAAGAAAATCAAAGATGCTATCGCTACTGTCACTAATATGTCAGCTGCTGAAAAGGGATATAACTTTGTTTCAGGTCAGAAAGAATTAGACAAGATTCACAAGCTTCTCAATGAAAATAGTAAGATGTCTTCTGAGGCAAAAGCTAAAATCAAGGCTTACTATACGGAAATTGAAAGTGGTAATCCTAGCATGAGTTTGGATAGAATTCATGGTGAGATTATGAAGATTTACAATGCTGAAGTTGAAGCTGGTCGTGCTGGCAGAAGTTTCTTTGATACATTAAAGAATAGTGGATTTCATCAATTAGCTGCTCAGATGTCAGGTATGTTTGGATTTTATGATGTTATTAATATTGGGAAACAAGCGATTAGTACAATTGTAAGTCTTGACGATGCTTTAGTTGATTTAAAGAAAACTACGGCAATGAACAAAACTCAGCTTGAGCAATACTATTATGACGCTAATGATGTTGCGAAACAGATGGGTGTAACTACAGAAGAGATTATTAACCAAAGTTCCGCTTGGTCTAGGCTTGGATACAATACTGCTGAAGCTTCTACGGAAATGGCAAAACTTAGTTCTCAGTTTGCTTCTATTTCTCCTGGAATGGGAGTTGATGAAGCTCAGAGCGGATTAGTCTCAATCATGAAAGCATGGTCAATAGATCCAGATCAAGTAAAGTCTGAAATTATGGACCCTATAAATCAGCTTGGAAACACAATGGCTGAAGACAACCAAGATATTGTAGAGGGTATGGAACGTTCTGCCGCTGCACTTGCTGCTGTTGGTACTTCTACAAAAGATGCTTTTGCTTTATTTTCAGGTATACAAGAAGTTTTGCAAAATGCAGAAAAAAGTGGTACTTCCCTCAAGAGCGTTGCCTTACGACTGCGATCTTTTGACGAAACGACAGGAGAATATTCTGAGGATTTAGCAAATATCACAGGCGAATTAATAGATTTAACTAAAACTGCTGAACATGCAGAAGGAGTTTCTATTTTCAAACCTGGTTCAACTACAGAGTTCAAAGATTTAACTGATTATTTCAGAGAGATTGCAGGTATCTGGGATGAGATGACACAGAAGCAGCAAAATGATTTTCTTATCAAGGCTTTTGGTCGTAATCAAGCTCAAGCAGGTGCTGCTCTTATTCAGAACTTTAAAGCTGTTGATAAAGCTCTCGCTGAAATGGGTGAAAGTGCTGGCAGCTCGGATAAAGAAATGGAAGCTGTAGAATCCTCTCTTTCTTATAAAATCAACGCACTTAAGGAAACTTGGGTTGGCTGTGTGCAAGATATGATAGACAGAGGAGACTTAGGTACAATTGTAACTGGTCTTACAAAAGTCTCAGAAGCTATTACTTTCTTACTTGATAAATTGGGTATTCTTGGCTCTATTGGATTAGGAGCAGGAATATTCTCAGGAATTAAAAATGTCGGTGGGAATAAAATGCATTTCCCGATGAATATACTCGACAACATACATAATTTACTTTGGATACAAAGGTTTAGAGTATGTTATCCGTGAGATACACGGTGATAAACACCCTATAACGTCTGAATAGACTTGTATGCCATAAACATACAACTGGGAATTACGTCAAACTCACACTACTCTCCTATTTTGGTAACAAATTAGGCTATAGTGACAATGTGTGAACTCGTATGGTCAGGTCGGAAGCTTCCTTATTATAAGGAATAACCGCCACAGTAATGCTATGGGTGAGATTCAGTATATGAAATGATACTGATGAGAATAGACATTCGATGCTATTATGGAGCGTAGCCATAAAATTATGAGTTAGGAACTTATCTCCTACTTCTACGTTAAGTTTGAACCAATTGTTCCTTGGTAGATAAGATGGAACAAAAAGAAGTAAATCTCGATTTCTTTCGAGGTAAAAACAGAGAATAATAAAATAGAGAGCAGATTACTCTACTCTCTTATATATGAAAATGATATAATATTCCCACCAGATTTTCTAACTACGCACAAAGCTTAATGACAATAATTAATGCCACTATTGCTATGATAAAACTTGTACTAACCTTTATCTTACACTTCATGGTAATTGTCTCCTTCCTATGTTAATAAATCCTATTGGGATTTGCATTGAAAGGCGTAATGCTCAAGCTAGTGCCCGATACAACGACCTATGTAGTTATACTTATCTGGCTCTCCAACACTTATCTTTTGAATAAGTTTTCCACATGGAGAATAATAAAATGAGGACTGTCGTGATGACCAGCCCTCATTTAAGGAATAAAAGGAAATAAATTATGACTTATACAAAAGAATAAAATTATTTAGATTGATGTTTGTCTTTTGCAATCATGTGAGTTATGTATTTTACTTTCTCATTACTGAGTTCAGGATGTTTGCAAATCAGTATTGTGACTACTAATTTGAGAATCAAATATCCAAAGTAACATACTCCTACACTGCCTAAGACTTTCAATAATTGTGTTAGACCTACTAACAATTCTACCCTCCCTTCTGTAGAAATTTCATAACATTAGGGAAATCGTATTGCCCAGAACGGGCTGAATTTATTTCCAAAATAGTGTTTGATTCTACGCAAACACTCCCACATGGTAACTAAAGAAAAGTACCAAGCACTTGCCGTGACGATGGACTGCAATGTGGTCATACAGTCGTAGTATGCTTGGTGCTATTATACCATGTAGTATTTTTGATTAACAGATAGAACATTTTGTCGATTTTTGGAACACAAAAATAGAATATTTTGTGAAATTGAGTTCACATCTATTTACAAAATTTAGTATCTGTGTTATCTTCAAAATAGTAAAAATTTTCAATTTTTGAAGGAGGTAACACGATGAAAAATTCTAGTAAAGAAAGAACTCTACAGTGGATAAATACTCAGAATAAAAAGGGTAATATATCCTTTGAACACCGTTTACAGCGTCCGACTGGGCAGTGGAATAATCGCATGAAAAGTCTATTGATTCATAGTTTATTAAGTGGTATTCCAGTTAATCCAATTTATGTTGTAGAGGAAGAAAATGTAATCTATCCGTTAGATGGCTCTCAGAGAACATCAACTTGTATTGATTATATTAATGATGTATTTTCATTAAGCAAAGATACTCCAAATATATCTATTGCTGTAAAAGAAAATGGAGAACAAACAATTAAGGAATATGAAATTGCAGGAAAGAAATTTAAAAAGCTTGATAACGAGGTGAAAGAAACCCTTCTTGCTTGTACCTTAGAATTCTGCACACTGTCTGATTATACAGATGAGGAAGTAAAAATCATGTTCGCTCGTCAGAATTCAGGAAAACCTTTGAATGGTAAATTGCTTCGTGTGGTTCATGAATCAGATGAGTTCAGCGAAATGGTCTACTCTCTCGCTAATCATCCATTTATGGATAAAATCATGTCAAAGACACAGCGTAAGAATGGAACAGACAGAGATACAATTATTCAAGCTATGATGCTTATCTCTTCTAATCAAGAACAGGAATTTACATCTTTTAGAACAAAAGATATTGATACCTATGTAACTGATTATGCAGATCAGTATCTTGATAGAGCTGATACTTTAAAAGAGGCTATGGATAGATTTAATGAAGCATTTGATGGTGAAATAAAAATTCCATCCACAAGTATCCCACAAATTTTATATAGTGGTTATAGAATCGTTAAAGATAAGAAGTCATTCTCTCGTCTCGTAGAAAAGGTGTCTGAATTTATTGCAACTTATGATTCTAATGAGGAATATAAACAGTATGTTCAGAGTGGTACAGGCAGCAAAGAAAATGTCAAAGGACGTTTTGATTATTGGCGTGGAATTGTAAAGACATTGCAGTAAAAAAAAGATAAAGAGTAGTCGGTGGCTACTCTTCTTTCATGTTCGTTTATAAACATACGTTCTGAATAGTATTATGCAATATCTTGTCGTATAATATTTGGTATAAATTATCAAAAATATACGAGAGGAGAATTAGAAATGGTAAAATATGTTTATTGTGGATTATATGATATTGATCTTCATGGCGAAACATATGCAGAATTTGATGGTGAACATCCAACGATGATAGTTCAAACTAAAAAAGAACCTAAAATGTACATTGTAATACCATTTACTTCATACGAACCGAACAGGTGGAAGAAGTTAAAGAAAAAGATGTGTTGTAGAGTTGAATCAACTAATTCTATTGCAAGAATTGATAGGATTAAAATTATTAACGATTCAGATATTACCAAAAGATGGATTGATATTGAAAAGAAAAGTTTACTTGTACCGAGCAAAGAAGATGTTGAAAAAGTGTTAAAGAAGTCTTTAGCATATATAGAAGCGTCCTTTAATCAATCCTATTCATTTTATTTAGATTATTTAAAAGAGCGTGAAGTTTTGGAAGATAATATTAAAAAGACATTTATAGATTTTGATTTTAATAATTCTATATTTACGTTTGATTTTACAGAAGATAATGTTACAAAAATATCTTTTCCAATGGGTTATGTAAAATCTATGGCAATGATAGATATACAAGATTTCTTTAATAATATATTTAATAGAAGGAAATTCACTGTTAAAATTATAGATTCCAAAAAACTAATTGTTGTTTCTGTTAAAAATAGTGATAAAAAAATGTTGACAATCAAAGAGAAGTATGATAGTATAATCTCAACAGAAGGGTAGCTTTACTATATGGGTATAAATCCAACTGTTATTTTTGTATACCACAGCATTGAGAGCATTCTTTATGATGTAAGGCTAAGTGCATTTGATGTATAATTTTTATTTGATTTACATATAGTATAATAGCGTAAAGGGTATCGAAAGTGTAAATCCAAACGCATTGAGATTAAAAAGCATCTGCTAACGCAGGTGCTTTTTATATTATAATAAACAACAATAAAGAGCAAATGTATTCACACTTGCTCTGCTCTTCTATCCTAATTCATCTTGGCATAGTCGAAACATATATTTAGACGGTTCTCTTTTTCAATACAAACAAAAAGAGTAGTAATTTCTCACTACTCTTCTATCCCATTTAAAAATCAGAGCCGCAGTTATTGTGGATTTAAAAGGATCTAATGATATACTTTCAGAGTTGGCGCAAAGTCTATATTTTAAATATAAAGAACAACTATCAGTATTACAATGGAAAAATATTATGAGGGAGGTTGTTGATATAACTTCAAAATATGATAATACAATAGATACAAATATAAATTTTGAAGTTATTCGAAAAATAGAAAATAATGGGAATATATTTTACAAATGATTATTTTGATATCTCTAATATAATAGAGAGAATAAAAGATGAATTGTTTTTAAATAGGTATCCAATATTCAAATTAGATTTAGATTTAATTAGAAGTAGGAATTTTAAGACAGGTATTTCACCTGTCTTATTTAATTGGGAAAAATAAGTAGATAATAATTCATACACATATTTATAATAATAAAGAAAAAAGACTCATCTTTTGACAAGTCTTTTACTACTCTATTATTATTTAGAAAGGTCGTGAAATTATGCCATGAATGAAAGGTATTTATAGATTTAATCCTGCTTTGGTTGGAGTAATTATAGGATTGATTATTGATTTAATCTTATGCGTAGTACTTCCCTAATAAAAACTCTACAAAATACTTATGACAATATTATAATATGATCTTTACAATCTTCCCAATAATTCTATAATTATTGTCATAAATATATCTATCTTCATGTGAAAATTCTCTATTTAAGGATTTAAACCATATATGGTCAGATTGTTGATTGTATTGTTTACATATTACGTCTCCGTTTATTTCAGCAATGACATTTTGACCATCTAACTCATATGGATCGAATTTTGTATCTAGTAAAACAACGCTATCGTCTGGAATTGTGTCTTCCATGCTTTTTCCTTTTATATGAATACCAAAAACAGCATTGTCAGGAATATAATCGGTAATAATATCTTCTATTTCAAAATCTCCATCTCTACCTATCATGCCTGCACCTGCGGCTGCTTGTTGATCGTATACTGGAAATCTATAGATATTCTGTATATTCATAGATTTTATGTTTGTCCTATCTAGTAAATAATCAACAGAACAATTAAAGTAAGAAGCAATTTTACAAAGTGCTTCTGCATTAGGGGTGGACTTTTTACTAGGGTTTAACCAATCTGATATATTTCCAGTAGAAATATTTGTAGCTTTTGAAAGTCTTGCGCTTTCTCCTCTTTTATTTAATAGACTTTTTAAATGAATAAGTTCCATATAATTACCTCTCTTCTACATAATTTACCATATTTTTCCAATATAATAAAGCTATATTGACATTTTCGTGTATGCGAGTTATTATATTAACACTCGTTTATGCGAGATTTTATATTGCAAACATAAGTTCTCGTTGTCGAGAATGGTTCAATTTGGTAAAATGAAAGGAGATTTTTGTTATGAGAGGCGGATTAATATTGGATATGGAAAATAAAAATGCTTTAATAACGAACGCAATGCTTACTGTGTACATAGATGAAAAAAATATGGATTACACGAAAATGCTTATGCCATTTATTGAAGCAACAATATATGATTTAAAATATTCTGTAGGCGATAATCTGTCCGTAAATACTATCAAAGAAAAGACGAACTCTGAATACGGATTGGATTTAAAAGATAAAGTAGTTGAAAAAATTTTATATAAGCTTTATAAAGATAAAAATGGTGCAATTTTAAAATATACATATCGAAATAAAAGCAAATTGTATACTTTATTAAAAGTACCAGATGTAAAAAAGTTTAAACAAGTAAAATCAAATATGACAGATGTTGTAAAATCTGTAATATTAGAATTTGTAACTTATTATAATAACGAACACATTGTTAAAAAAATTGATTATAATAAAGGACAAATAATTTTTGTTGACTTTTTAAATAAATATAATTTTGAAATTTACAATGATATCAATGCAACAAACAATATCATGATAAATGAACATGTTGCTTCTGATATGTATTATGTTGCAAAATTTATTATTGAGGAACATAATAAGAAACATAATCATCAAGAAAATTGTTATAACAAGCTTTTAATGTTGCAGGAGGGTTATTTTGCACAAAATGCAATTTACTATTTCATGAATGGAGAAATAGAAGCAACTCCAAGCAGAAAGCTTAGTAATGTGTATTTTGTGTTAGACACACGAATATTAATCGATGTTTTGGGATTGAATTATGCAGTGGATGCGGATTCAATGGCAGAGTTATTAGAACTAATAAAAAGAAATGATGGGCATTTATGTACATATGAATATTACATGAATGAATTAAAAGGTATTATAGACAAATATGTCCTTGATTATGACTCAAGAATATATTTAGATCTCGCAAAATTTAGAGATAGTAAAATGTCTGATACTCAAATAAGAGTATATAATTTAAGCCTTAAAGATAAACTTGAAGATAAAGAAGTAACAATATTATCTCCTCAAGAATATGACAATATGGTATCAAGTCAAAACTGGCATATTGATTATGCAGCTTTAGAAGATGATATATTAAAAAGTGTAGAATATCAGAACAAAAGAGAAGATATTGGATTTATTAATGATTTCGAAACACTACATGCAATGTCATATCTGAGAACAACAAATAAAAAGAATATTTATGTATTCGTTTCATCAAATTTTGATCTTGTTAAAGTTGCAGATAGATTATTGAATCGTGAAAAGTTAAAACATACAGATTTTGGTTTAGCAATATCAGATATCGACCTGACAACCTTACTTTGGTTGTATAACCATAATGACAAACCAAATTTACCATCTTTAACATTATTAGAAAATGCTTACGCTGCTATTGTACCAGATAAACGTATTTTAAATAAAGTTATAAATGTAATAAATGAAAAAGTACAAAGTAATGATAAAACTGTAAAAGAAATGGCTCTTACTTTAAGATACAGTGAGTATTTATTATCTGGTATATCAGAAGTAGTTAAAAATGACACAAATAACGTTTCGCCAGACATAGTTGATAATTTAAGTAATCATGTTAAAAATGAAATTAGAAAAGAGCTTGCTCCGCAAATACGTAAAAAGATTATAGATGAAGAATATGAAAGTATTCATGAAGAACAAAGTCAAAAGGTTATTAGCGAAATTAACGGAGAAATTGACAGTTTAAGAAAAGAACTTGAAGAAAAGAATAAAGAAAATGTTTATCAAAAGCAAGAATTAGATAAACGTGAACAGCAATTATTAAAAAGGGATTCTGATATGTCTCAAAAAGTAGACAGAGTTACAGAAGAAAGAAATAATTATTTTTCTGAAATTGAACGACTGCGTAAAATAGAACATGACAAAATTAATTCAAAAGCATTTTACATTTCTAATGGTTTTATGTGGATAGTACGAATAATTTCGTTTATGTTTATAATGTATGCAATTCTTACAACAGGATATAATTGTTTCCAGTCATTTATGTCAGGAGAAAAAATAATAGATAGCCTGATTAATAATATTGGTACTATTATAACATATATACCATTACCATCTATTATTTTTGGATTTTCAAGAAAAGTGCAAAAGATTGTTTATGATCGTTTACAGCATTTTTTATTGAGAAAATCAGAAGTGTTAAATCAATCCAACAAAGACACCCAGTAAGGGTGTCTTTTAATATTACTACTCTTCTACCACTTACACCCGCATTTGTTACACTTCCAAGTCTTACCACTATCACTCATTGCTCCATAGACACCAAATGCTGCCGTTTTAGCAACTTTAGTTCCAGTTGATATTTTATTAGCATCAACTGAACCACAACTAGGACAATGCGGTAACGAATACATTTCGTGTTGCATAGCATATGTAGCAATGTTTTCTGCTCTGCTACGAGGAATTCCTTGATTCTGTGCTTCTTCTAAGAATGAGAGATACTTGGTTTGGTATGCAGAGATTTTTGAACGCTCTTTTCGTTGATCTTCTTTTTTCTGTTGTTGGTATTCAGTCCATCTTTTATTTTGGTAATCTTTGCGAAGCTGTGCATATTTTTGATTAATTTTATGTTTGATTATTTTTTCTTCTATATATTTAAATCTATCATCAAAACTACGATGTTCTATTTTATAAGACTGAATTAAAGACACTTTTATATATGCCCCTCCACAAGCTGGACATTTTGTTGTTTTATTTAAGAAATCACAATATCCACACTGTTCACATACGAATTTTAGCATTATAAACACCTCCAATTTTATACAATTTTATCACAATTTATTATGATAAACAAGTAATCAAACAACTTGTAAAATTTTTTAGTATGATATTCAAAACATTTGACAGTGATATAGATAATGTAACTTCTAAAATTGGAGTTTTTGGAAAATCGTTTAATGATATAATTAAGTTATATCAGAAACGAAAGGCTGAAATTACTGAATTAGAAAATAATGGCTACGAGAAACCTGAAGCAAAAAATCAAGTAGGTGGTTTATTCTCTTATATCTTCAAAGATAATTCTAAAGATGAATTAGTCGAAGAATTTGAAACATTTAAGAGCATGATAACTGATTACGGCATGACTGCTGAAGAAGTTGCCAAAGATCTAGGTAATCAATTAAGTCCAGAGATTCAGTCTTATGTAAAATCTGCAAAGAATGGCGAATTAACGACTGAAGGATTTAAAGCTTCTATTGGCAACTTATCTATTGGTGCTAAAGCAGGTCAAGTGGCTCTCAAAGGTCTTGCTCTTGCTGGTAATATGGTTATTGGAATCCTAGCAGGATTTGTTATATCTAAGGCTATTGAAGGATTGGATAATCTAGTTCATGCAGCAGATAATGCTAAAGAATCTGCCGAAAGTTTTTCAAGTTCGTTCAGTTCAATGAACGACGAATTTAGTTCTAATGATGATAAATTATCTGATTTACAAAAGAAATATGATGAATTATCCAAGGGTGTAAATTCATTAGGAGAAAATGTCAGTCTTACAACCGATCAATATGATGAATACAAACAGGTTGTATCTGAAATTTCAGACATGATGCCAAATCTTCTTGCTCGATATGATGATGAGGGTAAAAAAATCGGTTTTGTTCAAGGTAAACTCAGTAATTTAAACGCTGAATATGATAAATACAAAAAGAACAAAGCAATGGCTCTTGTTAATGGAGAGAATGATAACGGAGATTCTATTAATGACGTATTCAAAAATTATCAGTATCAAACTGCACATATAGATGCAAATGGTAACGCTGTTGGAAAAAGAAAACTTATTGGTAGTAGTAATTATGAGAAAATAGGTCAATTACAAGCCGAAATTAATAGTGGTTATGATGGTGTTTTTGGTCAAAATAAACTCACTAATGCAGATATTGAAAAGAAAACTGCATTAATCCAAAAATATCAATCAGAAATTGATGCAAGCGTGTCTGCTATTCAAGATGCGTTGTCTGCTATTGCTCAATCTGGTAATGAGTATTATAAGTTATCTGATCAAGAGCAGCAATTCCTTGATACATATATAAATAGTCTGTCACAAAATTTTATAGACGAGAATAATCTCACTAACGAAACAAATGCTAGAACATTTATAAATAATCTTATTAATGATATCGAGTCTGGCAAGCCAGAAATAATGAAAGCTTATAATGATTTGTTCTCATTTAATATTGATGATACAGATCTTAGTCCAGAGGAAGTCCAAAAAAAGGTCAATGAATTAATTCAACAGCTTGCAAAAGCTTTAGGTGAAGATAATTGGCAAGATTTAAAGATAAGATTAGGATTTGAATTTGTAGATGATAATGTAAAAAATTATAAAAATACAATCAAGCGTTTCAAAGATTCTGACAAGATTAAAGACTTCTTCAACACAGAAGGTATCAATACTCAGAAAGAAATTGATGCATTTAATGATGTTACTAAAGGTATTAATGATGCAGATAAAGCCATTCAAACATATAAACAAAGCGTACAACAAGCTCAAGCTGATACAGAAGAATTAGGCAACACTTTAGCGGATATAAATAAGACCAAATCAGGGATTGGTGGATTATTTGATAAATATGAACAGAACGAAGGATATCTTACACAAGATGAAGTAGCTTCAGTACTTGAAACTAATCCAGAATATGTTCAGTATCTTGTTAAAGTTGGCGATCAATATAAGCTTAATGAACAGGCTCTTAATGATTGGAACGAAGCGAATAAAGAACAAGAACAAGAAATCAATAATCAGATGGGTGGAAATGATTATCTCGGTAATTATTCTTCATTACTTGATAGTATTCAAGATAATGCTTCACATCCAAATGGCGGTGTTGGAAATACAAATATTGGTTCTCAGTTAGATGATTTGATTAATAAAAATAAAGAATGGAATACATCTTTACAAAATGGCGAAATCACAACTGCACAATATTTTCAAAATATGTCTAATGCTATCACTGATAGTGGGCTTGAAGACGCTCTCCATTCTCTTAATGGTACATTTGATGATTCGACAGATTATATAGAAGAAACTGTTAGTGTATTAACTACTCAGCTATCAGACGGATTAACACAATCTACTAAACGTTTTGAAGAAGGACAAACAAGCGTTAAGGATTATATTCAAGAAATAAACGCTGGTTCAGATGCAGAGAAAAAGTTATTAGCTTCTACCTATAATTTAGATATCAGTCAAGAAACAGGAAAAGCTAGTTTAGATGGACTATCTGACTCTGCTCTTGAAGCTGCTCAAAGTTATAATTCATTAGTTGATTCTCAAAATGCTTTGGCAAGTACATCTGGTTTTGTAGATGTATTGTCTCAAAATGCAGATTTTTTGTCACAGTATACAGATGAAGCAGGAAATCTCATGGACAGTATATTTGATGATAGTCGTTTTAATGATTATGTATCAAATATGAGTAATTCGATTGTAGATTTTGCAAATCAGAATGCAGACACTATGGATCAAACAGCAAGTTGGTTAGCGGACACTGCTGGCATAAGTGTTGAGCAAGCTTCCTCAATAATTGCCCAAGGTGGAGATGCAGTTCAAGGAGCAGTAGGTAATTCTTTGAGTGGCGTTCAAAGTATGACAAGTTATGCCATGAGTCAAGTTGGTTCAGCAACTTCAAATGCAGCAAGTGCTGTTGGCAATGTATTAACCAGTTTAGGTAATATGATAAGTAATTTTAGTTATAAAATTACCGCCAAACCTTTTATACAAGGAAAATCTAAAATGGCATGGGATCCAAAAAAAGGACTTGATGTATCTTTGCCTACGTTTGGCTTTGATATAAGTGGTTCAGGAGGAAAAAGTGTTAGTGCTTTTGCAACAAGCATAAAAAATGCTGGTTCTGCTATTAGTAAATACGGTGCTTCTCAGAGTGCTTCTGCTGCTTTTAATAATATTAATAGTTATAAACCTAAGAACACATTATCTGCAAACAAACCTTCTTCATATCGTCCAACTTATACTCCAAAATCTTCTGGCAAATCTGGTTCTGGTGGTTCAGGTGGCTCAGGTGGTAAAAATTCTGGTGGCGATGCCGAAAAGCAGAACGAAGAATATCTTGACAAATTCATGGCTTATCAGAAAGCTCTTCTCGAAGCAGGTAAGATAACATATCAGCAGTATTCACAGTATGTTTCTGATGAACTTGAAAGAATGTATAAGAATGGTAAAATTTCTGCTAGTAAATACTATTCTGCTGTCAAGGACATGATTGATGAGCAAAAATCTATCTATGATGCTGCACTTAAAGGTGTCACAAAACTTCTCGATGACGAAATTGATAAATGGAAAGATAAGATTGATGTTATTGAGAAGAATAATGATAAACTTAACGAACAGAAAGATAAATACGACTCTATCTTATCAGCAATTCAAAAAGTATATGATGATGAAATCAAAAAAGCTAATAAGAAAAAAGATTCTATTCAGGATGTCATTGACGCTATGTCTGATGAAAATGATGAATATGAACGTCAGAAAAAGTTACAAGAAGCTATTTACAATCTGAATAAAGCAAATTCTCAAAAGACAAAATATCTTTTAAAGGATGGTCAATTTGTATATAGTACAGACAATTCTGCTATTCGTGATGCTCAAGATTCATTACATGATGCAAAATATGATGTAGATGTTGCTAATTTAAAGAAACAACAAGACGATATTGATAATTATATTGATACTCTTAATGAGTTTAAAGATAAGTGGAATGAAATATCCGATGCTTTTTCAGAAGCACAAGATGCGATGAATCTTAAGCAATACTTAGGATCAGAGTATCAACGTATAATTCTTTCAAACAATCTTGCAGATATTGAAAATTTCAAAAATCAATATGTTGCTATTGAATCACAAATTAATAGTAATGAACAACTAAAAACAAGCTATGAAGAAAAGGTTGATTATTATAATAATTTAAAACAGCAATGGGAAGATTGTACTTCTAAATACGATGATGAAAAGAATAAACTCTACGCCTCACAAATTCTTGGTGCAAATTGGGAAGCTGAAGTATTAAGCGGTAGACAACAGACACTTGCTAATTTTACATCAGAATATGAGAAACTTTGTCAGAGACAAGCCGATGCTACTGTAAATGCCTACAATACGGAAGTACAAGCTGCAAAAAACGCTGCGGCTGGTATTGCTTCTGTTTCTTCAAGTGTTGCAAGTTCTGGTGGAGGTAGTAGCTCAGGTGGTAGCTCAGGTGGTAGTAGTTCATCAACACACAAAGTAACTTATGATAAAAATAATAACCCGAATAAACCTGCGCTGAAGTCTAATGATTATTGGACTTATGAAAAACTAAGTAAAAAAGGTTATAGTACAAGCGGTCAGGCATCAAGCCATATTAGTGATTATGCTTCCAAGGGTGCGAATGGTTTTACGCAAATTGGTAACAAATATTTTATTGTTAAATGGATTGCAAATGCTGGTTCTCCAGCTAATGCTTCAAAAGCAAAGAACAAGCTCGAAAAGGATAATCCTAAGAAAAAAGGTAAATATGGTTATGCTAAACGTTATCATAAAGGTCTTGAGCTTGGTAAGATAGAGGCTCTTCCAAAAGATAAAGCCTTTGATTTAGTACAGGATGTAGGTACTAATGGGCTTGAAGCTGATGAAGTACCTATCATTGCACAAAAAGGTGAAGCTGTTCTTACTGAGGAACAGATTGAAAATCTTGCTAAGACATTGCATTTAGTTCCAGTTCAGAATGAAATTATGGAGAAAATGAGTAAAATTAGTCTGGGTAATCTGCCAATGAATACACCTAAGATGAATTTTGATGCTAGTAAGGTTGGTCAGAATGTTACTAGGAATAACTTTGCTCCGAGCGTAACACTTAATCTAAATTGTCCTAATGTAAGCAGTGTAAGTGATGCAAAGGCTATTACAAATGTAGTCGATAAACAGCTTAATAAGTTTGCTAATGATTTTTATCAAGCTTCATTACATTATGTAAACAAAAAATAATAACTATTTAAGAGAGTGGTAGTAGATATCTACTACTCTCTTCTATTTGTTAGAAAGGAAGGAAATGGATACTCAAAATTTATTTGTCAAAGGGCTAGAAAACATATTTCAGAATAGCAATAATAATGTAAATGACAAAACATATGTGGGTGTCATTATAGATATAATTGATACAAAAAAATATATTATTCGATATAATGATGCAGACAGACCATTTACCACAAAATACAACGATTCACTGAAAGTAGGTGATACGGTTCATGTTATGTTACCTTTGGGAAGTGAAGCAAATAAATTTTTGTTGGAAGATATTAGGAAATATTAATACTAATCTTCCATTATAATAGATAAGGACTTAGCTTTGCTAGGTTCTTTTTTCATATAGAAGTTTTAAGAAGGAGGAATAAAAAGAAATGGCTAAGTCCTTAAAAGACTCTATGAAAGAATTAGAGGAAATGAATAATGCAAAAATAATGTCCGATGATATAACTGCATATTCATTAGAAGCAGCTTCTTTTTCATCGCCAGTTGTGGATAATGAAACCACAGTATCAACCTATACTAATACTACTCTTCCGTATAGTGAAAAATATCTCATTTATAATGAATATGTAGACGAAAAAATAAGCACAATTGATGAGAATAAAAACATCGAACTTGATGAGTCGCAGGTGAATTTAACACAGGAAGAAAATTCTCAATATGTTAGATTCAAAATGTTCAGACGCTATGACGGTGTTGACCAGTTAAATATGACACTTTTGATGCACGCTGTAACGCCTGATAAAAACGATGTATATATTAACCCTGTAAATGTCCAGTACGATGACAATTATCTCTATTTTGGTGTTATTTTGCCCAAAAGTGTTTGCGCTGTAAAAGGTACTGTACAGTTTGAAATACAAGCTATTGGTGTGAATGAAAAGGGAGATGCATATACATTAAAAACAAGAAAAGCCGAATTTAATGTAGAAGAATCCTTATCAGGTAATGGAACAGTAGAACCAGGTGAAGACACTGGATGGATTACAACCTTTTTACAGCAGGTAACTGAAAAGGTTGGAGAAGCACAAACCGCCGCAAACGAAGCAAAAGCTTCCGCTAATTCCGCTGAAAGCTCTGCTACTACGGCTCAGAAAACAGTAAACACGGCAAAGACAGAATTGACAAATACTGTTAATTCTACAATCAAAACCGCTCTCACAAATTACTATAATAAAAAGGAAATTGACGACCAATTTGCAAATATTGATCTGTCTGATGTATACGATAAGATAAATAGTATTGATGGGTTGGCAAAATTTAACGTCACATACACTTCAGATACTTATACTCTCTCATTTTACAATGGTGACAAGAAGATTAAGGACGTTGTATTGAATTCAGATCCGTCCGCTACATGGGTTGCTGCTTATGGTAAAGTTGTCGATAAAAAAATAACAGATGCAATAACTCCTGTTTCTAAATCATTAAATGATTATAAAACAAAAACAGATGCTAATTTGAGTGCGATACATAAAAATATAGACAATCTCCCTGATACGTTAAAAACAAAATACTATGATAAAGAGGCAATGAATGACTTATTAGGTAAAAAAGCATCTAATTCGGATGTAGAGTCATTAACAACAAAAGTTGGGGCTGTTGAACAGGTTGCAAATTCAAATAAAACGAGCATTTCTACTATAGGAAATAAGATTGCTTCTCTTGAAGATGCTATTGGGAAAATTGATGTCGAGCCAGGAAAAACCTATGAAGCAACTTATGATACAGAATCAGGGAATTACACCTTATGGGAAATTACAAATGAAGGTGAAACTAATGAAGAACGAACTATTAAGAGCCAGTTTAAGATTGTTGGCGGCAGCGGAGGTGGATCAACATCTACAACTTTAAAGATTGAATATGTTACAAAGTCTCCTGTTATCGTTACAACAAATGATAAGGCAATTATCAAGTATAACTTCTCTGGTCAGGATTCTTCTGGTGATATCGTTTCAGAAGGAAATTATACATGGAAAATCGGCAACAAAGTCATTGCTACTGGTATTGCAATCAGCGGAGAAAATAGCTTTGATTGTACAGATTATATCAGTCTTGGTTCTCAGAAACTTGTACTTACAATTTCTGATGATGCGGGAAGTGTTGTTGTAAAATCATGGACTGTACAGAAGGTAGATATTCATATTGAGTCAACCTTCAATGATACTCTCAAGTATCCGATGGGCGAAGTCTCATTTGATTATACACCATACGGTGCTATTTCAAAGGATATTCATTTCAAGATTGACGGAAATGAATTATACAAAGTAACTACTACTGCCACTGATATTCCGATGGCATACAATATCAAGCCACAGACTCATGGAGCACACCTTGTTGAAGTTTATATCACAGCAGAAATCAACGGATTAACAGTTGAATCAAATCATATTTATAAGGATGTTATCTGGTTTAATCCAGATTCTAACGTTCCTGTAATTGGATGTATTGCGAACAATCTTACTGTAAAACAGTATGATACAGAGAATATTACTTACACTGTATATGATCCTAAGACAGAAAACCCGACTGTTACTCTTGCTGTGGATGGGAAGAAAGTTTCAACTTTACAGTTGGATTCTAATACGAATATTTGGCAGTATAAACCAACAGATATTGGTTCACATGTATTAACAATCACTTGTGGTGACACTGTGAAAACAATTAACGTAACTGTTGAAAAATTAGATATTGATGTAGAACCTGTTACAGCTGGACTTCAATTTGATTTTAATCCTGTTGGAAGATCAAATAATGATGCAAACAGATTATGGTCTGACGCAGATCATCCAGAAGTTAAAATGACTGTTTCATCAAACTTCGACTGGTCAAATGGTGGATACCAGATTGACGAAAACGGTGATCAGTATTTTGGAATTAAAGCAGGAACGACTGCTACTATCTCATACAATCTTTTCGCTGATGACGCAAGGAAAAATGGTAAAGAATTTAAATTCATCTTTATGACTAAAAATGTTGCAAATGCAAGTGCCACATTTTTATCTTGTGAATCTGATGACATTGGTTTGCAGATGAACGTACACGAAGCATATATCAAGTCAAGTGTGAAATCGCTGTATGTTCCATATAGTGAGGAAGATATTATCGAGTGGGAGTTCGACATTGATAATAGTGATATCACACCTATTGTCATGTCTTACGAGGATGGTACTCCGTGTAGACCAATGAGTTATACAAAAGATTATTCATTTACACAGGAGACTCCTGTTCCAATTACTATTGGTTCAGAAGATTGTGATGTTCGAATCTACAGAATGAAAGCATATAATAAGAGTCTTGATTCTAAAGCAATTCTAAACAACTTCATTGCAGATGCAAGAACTGCTACAGAGATGATTGACAGATACAAGCGAAATCAGATTTATGATGAGGATGGTAATTTAACACCTGAATCTGTTGCAAAAGCTTGTCCAGATATGAGAGTTATCATGATTGAAGCACCACATTTTACAAATAATAAAAAGGATTTTGTGAAAAATACTACTGTTAAATGTTTATATAAGAACGGTGATCCAACATTAGACAACTGGACATTTGAAAATGCATACCACTCAGGACAGGGAACGACCTCAAACGAGTATGGTGCGTCCGGTAGAAATATAGATATTATTTGTTGCTTTGATGGAAAGAATCAGGTAATAAGTAAGATTCCATTAGACACAGATTATAAAACAATATTGACACTCGGAGATGGAACTAAGACCGAAGATGGAACTGGTAGAGTTTCTTTAACAAGAGATTCTATTCCAAACGGCTGGTTCAACATAAAAGTAAATATAGCTTCCTCTGAAATGGTTAATAATGCTTATTTACAAGCTAGATACAACACATATCTTCCATACAAGTCACCTGCTCAGAAAAGAGATCCTAGAATAAAGAACGACATGGAATTTGTAAACTGTGTTGTATTTATTAAGGAAAGTGATCCTGATGTTAGTACACATAGAGAGTTCCAAGATACAGAATGGCACTACTATGCACTTGGTAATATAGGTGACTCCAAGAAAACAGATTTGACAAGAGCTTATGATCCAGACGATATGAATGAGTTCTGCATTGAAATTAGTGATAATACTCTTGCAAACTCTACATTTCAAACTGGCGTTACAAACTCGGATGGAACAATGAAATATCCTATCTCAAAAGAAGAATGGAAATCTGGAAATGAAGCATATGATGCTTTGTATAACGATTGGGAGGGAACGTATGAGTTCAGATATGATTGTTGTGGAGATTCTAAAGATGGAGATCCAATATCAACAGATGAAGCAAAAACTGAAATTAGAACAAAAAATAAGCAAATTTGGAGAGATTTCTATGAGTTTGTAATCACATCATCTGATAAAGATTTTGTAGACAAACTTAAAGATTGGTTTATTGTAGATTCTGCATTGTATTTCTATCTTTTTACATTAAGATATACGATGATCGACAATCGTGCAAAAAATGTATTTCTGCATTGGGCAAAATATTATATTACTACAGAAGAAGCAAGTACGTTAGGAGATAAAGCACAATATTATACTATTGATGATGAAGCTGCTAAGATTAATAAAGGATACCGTTTCGACTTCTGGGACTATGATAACGATTCGGCAATCGGAATCAATAACAGCGGTGAACTTACGATGACATATGGAAAAGAAGATACAGACTATCGTACAGATGGTGACAAATCTTCTGGATACATATTCAATGCAGCTGATTCAGTATTTTTCTGCCGTATTCGTGATTTGATGCAATCACAACTTCGTTCTATGTATAATACTTGCGAATCAAAAAACTGTTGGAGTGCAACATCTTTAATTAATCAGTTTGATGAAAAACAGAATGAATGGTGTGAAGCTTTATGGCGTGAAGATTATGTTCGAAAATATCTTCGTACCTATCAAAATGGTAATACACGATTCCTCGAACAAATGATGAATGGTAAAAAGAAATATCAGCGTAGACAGTTCGAACGTGACCAGGAAATGTACATGGCAACAAAATTTATCGGTACTACTGCCACCTCTGACCAGATTATGTTCAGATGCAACACACCTGTTGATGCAATAGTCAAGCCTGATTATACACTTCATCTTACACCGTTCTCTGATATGTATTTATCTGTAATGTTCGGTAATTCATCCCCAACACAGATTAGAGCAAAAGCTGGACAACAGTATGATATACCATGCCCTTACAATCAAATGGATGATACAGCTGTACTCGTTTACGGTGCATCTAGGATTCAGTCAATGGGTGATGTATCTACTTGTTATATCCACGATAATGATTTTTCAAAAGCAACAAGACTCAAAAAGTTAATTATCGGTAATGAAACTGAAGGATATTCAAACAACTTCCTTACTAATTTAGTAATTGGAAATAATAAATTATTAGAATTATTAGATGTAAGAAATACACCAAATCTTGTAACGAGCTTAGATTTATCAAAATGCGGAAGTCTTAAAAAACTTTATGCAAGCGGTTCTGGTCTAACAGGTGTTACATTCGCAAATGGTGGAAAGATTGATACTGCCATTTTACCAGAAACACTTACATCTATTATTATGAGGAATTTAAAATATCTTACAAATTTACAGATTCTTGCATATGATAAGTTCACGAGTATGGTAATTGAATACTGTGATACGGTTGATTCCGCTAGTATGGTTGAAAAAGCAACAAAACTGAATCGTATCAGATTACTTGGTATCAAATGGAATCTTGACACGGCAAATTTGTTGGCTAAGTTATATAAACTTGGTGGTATTGACAAGAATGGCTATAATGCTGATCAATCAGTCGTAACTGGTTCTGTACATACACCAGTTATGAAGGAGAAGCTGCTTGCACAATACAATGAAACTTGGTCTGACTTGGATATTACCTACAATACATTGATTCAGCAGTTTACTGTAACATTCGTAAATGATAATGGAGATGTATTAGATACTCAGTATGTTGATAAAGGTGAGAAGCCGATTAATCCAATAACAAGAGCAGATAATCCAATTCCAGTTCCAACAAAGAAAAGTACTATTAGTACAGATTTTACATTTAATGGATGGGATACAAACTTTGTTGCAGTCTTTGGTAATCAAACTTATAAGGCAACTTATTCCGAAAAAGTAAGACAATATACTGTAAAGTATATGTCAATGTCTACAGTTATTGAAACACATACAGCGGATTATGATAGTTATGTTGCTCCACCAGAAGAAATCCCAACTTATACTGCTGAGGAATCAGCTTATAAGTATTATTTGTTTAAAGGCTGGGATAAATCTGGACGTGTAGATGGAGATAAGGAAATCCATGCTGTATATGACGTGTTTGAATATACACAAGATTATTTTAAAGATAAAGATCTCTCTGAACTTAAACCAGTGGAAATTTATGCCCTCACAAAACTTGGTCTGCAAAGTTCGATGATAACACTTAAGGATCAAATCGTATTATCTCTTGGTTCTGATTGTAAATATACTGATATTGAACAGAATGAACTTATCTCCGAAAAAACTGTATTTAGTGGAACAAATTACATTGATACAGGAGTAAAGCTATTTGATAAAGATAGAAGTTTTGTATTTGCTATTGACTATAGACTTGATAGTAAATCAGCCTCTTCATCTGTTCTGGCTCAGTGTTTTAAATCTGATGGTTCTAGTGGATTTAAGCTTTGGACAAATAGTGGCGCAAAATTAGCATGGGGTACATCATCGACCAATGTTGCCATAGGCACAAGGAATATCATTGTCATCAGACATATAAAAGGGGAAACTGGATTACATGTATATAACGGCAATTTGACTGCAAATGCTCCGAGTTATGTAGAACTTTCCAGAAATAGAGAGACTGTTGTTGATTCTACTCTCGTATTTGGTTGCAGTAAGGCTGATGATGGTATGTATGAAAATTATGCAATAGGAGAAATCTATTGGGCAAAAGTGTGGTTTAGTGATCTTGGTGAAAAGACATGTATGGAACTTGCATCATGGACACATGATACCTTATCTGCAAGTATGTATGGATTCAATAGATATTACTTATCAGATGGATCTGGTAAAAGAACGTCTATGTCTTTTATTGCTGATAACGTATTATCTCAAACAAGAATGCTTGGGGCAGGATCGTCCAATTCAGGTGGATATGCAAATATGACAATTAGATCTTGGCTTAATACACGTCTGTATAATGCATTATCTGTTGAATGGAAACAGCTAATTAAACTGGCTAAAATAGCATCTTCTGTAGGAAATCAGTCAACAGAAGTAACAACCTCTGATAACTATTTCTATCTTCCGTCAGTATATGAACTGAGTCCTGAAGGTGATATGGAGCAAGAACCATATACAAACGAGGGTACACATATTGAGTTCTTTACAAATGCTTCAAGTAGAATCAGAAAAAGTTCCGATGGCAAAGCACAGTCATATTGGACACGTTCACCAAATGTTTCTTATAACGGATACTTCTTCCGTGTTGAAGAAAATGGTGCATTATCTGGATATGATTATCCTTATACTGCTTACGGAATTGTAGTGGAATTTTCATTTTAAATAATTAAGGGTAGGATACTCTCCTACCCTTTTTATCATGGAGGAAAACATGTTTTACAAAGTAATAAAAGACGGAAAAATAATTGACCTCCTAAACCATCCTATATGGATTAAATATCAAGCAAAGCATGATGTTATGCTTACATGTCCAATAAATGAAGCCGAAGGAGTTATGTCTTCTGACGGTGAATATTTTTGGCATGTTGATGTTTTTCCGTCTATAAAAAAACAAGATGTTGATACAGTGTCATTGGTTGAGATTGATGTGTATGAATACAACAAATTAAGAACTTTAAATATGAAAACACCTCAAGAAATCATTGATGCTTATACTCTTGATTTAATAACGGGAGGAGTTTTATGACAACTGAATTTGTAGAGAGTTTACAAAGGCTATTTTCCAGTGGGAAGATAGCTCTTTTTAAATTAGATGAATTAAAAAATAAAGGCGTAATTTCTCAGAAAGACTACGAGTATATTACAGCCAAAGAGAAAGTAGGTGAACAGTAATGTATACGATTCTTGTTAGAGATACAAACGAGCTTATAGTGTCTGTCAAAGAAAGAATTGTTCAGAGAAATAAATTAGTAGATTCATTACACTTCCTTGCTAGTCAGACATATAAAGGTGAAGATATGTCTTCTTATAGTGTTTTACTTGAGTATAAATTACCTGTAAGTAAAGCATATAAAACTGCAATGTTAGAACTGACAGACGAATTATATAAGGACATGCTTGAATATAAACTTCCATTCGATACAGAGTTCACAAAAGAGCCTGGTGATGTAGAAGTACAGCTTACATTTTTTAAAAATGAAATGGGTGAAGATGGTGTTATTACGCAACGTGTAAGACACACAACATCAACATATATCCATATTGTTCCGCTTACAGCATGGAGCGATTTAATTCCAGATGATGCGTTAAGTGCTATTGATCAAAGATTGCTGAAGGCTGATGCACAAGCAAAACAGTTGGCAGATTTGATTCAGGCAGTTGACGATAATCATATTGACAATCTTGTTTATAAGGATGGCTATTTACAACTGTCAAAAGGTGGTGTCGCTATTGGTGATAAAGTTTATATCGCAAATGGTGATGATCCATCAGGTCAGGGTAAGACTATTAAGGTTGTCGAATTCTAATTTAATGAAAGGAGGCAAAAAGCATGGCTGACATGAAGTTCGGTTACGGTAATGCGAATAACATTGATACTGCTGTTGAAAGTGGTACATTAGACGAACGTGACCTTGTACTGACCAAAGATACTTCCGAGCTGATTTATATCAAAGATGATAAAACTCAGCAGAAAATCAGATCAAGGGTTCGTACATTTACGAGCACAGAAGATGCAATTACTGAATTAAATAAAAGTTCTGACACTTATGCAGGACAACCTATTTCAATCAAAAATTCTGCTGATGGTAAGTATTACCCTTACACAGTACAGCAGGGTGCATCTTCATTCGTTATAGAACCTGTAATTTCAAATACAGGTTCTGGATTCACTTGGACTGAATTTTAAAACTGAATAATGGAAAAACAAAATTAAAGGAGATTTTATCTATGAATAACATTGTAAATTTTAAATTTGGTACACTTGCAAATTATCAGGCATTACAGGCAAAAGATAATGATACTTTGTATTTTGCCGATGGACAGATTTTTAAAGGCGATAAAGTATATAGCCAGAAGTTCGAGAAAGTTACTTCTTTACCTACTGCTCCGTCTCAGGGTGTTGTATATGTGTTTCCTGATTTTTCTGCAAAATTATACACAGGAGTAGATTATGTAGATATTGCTGTTGGTACAGTTGGCGAGATTGGGGATGACACGGCTAATGATGCAAAAGTAGCTACTCAGGCAGCTATCAAAGCATATCTTGCAAAGAAGTTGGAAGGTATGGGGTCAACTGACCAGTTACAGACAAAAATTGATAAGGCTAAAGATGAGGCTATTAAGTCTGCAACGGAGACAGCTGCAACAGATGCAACTAATAAGGTAAACGAAGCAAAGACCGAATTACAGAAGCAGATTGATGCAAAAGTTGCTTCTGTATTTAAGTTTAAAGGTTCTCTTGATAACAAAGCTGCTTTAGATGCTATCAAAGGTATGATTGTCGGTGATGTTTATCATACTTCTGATGACGGCAAAGAGTACGTTTACACTGGCGAGGGATGGGAACTGTTAGGCTTTACAATTGATTTATCTGCATATGCAACAACAGAATCTGTTACAAAGGCAATCAATAATAAGTTTAATGAACTTACAAAGTCTCTTGAGAATTACTACAACAAAGATCAGATTGATGGAAAAGTTACTGAATTAACAGGAGCTATTGCAACAGCAAAGCAGGAGGCAATTACAGCGGCAGCTACCGATGCTCAGTCAAAAGCAGACAAAGCATTATCCGATGCGAAGGCTTATGCCGATGGTTTAAACGGAGCAATGGATACAAGAGTAAAAGTTGTAGAAGGTGCTGTTACTTGGGCTGAAATTGCCTAAGTTATCCGTATCGGCTAATGGGATATCTAGGAGGTTATAATGGCATTTTTATCTTTAACAGAGGTATCTGAATCCAAACTAAAAGATGTCCCCATTACAGATGGTCAATTAATTTTCTGTAGAGATACGGGGAACTTTTATAAGGATTCAGCGACTTCGCGAAATCCTATATCTTCAGATTTTTTGGTGGTAAATGATCTTCCTCTCGCACCTTTAGCAAATAAATTGTATTTGTTATTGCCAAATACTCTTTGTTTTTATAATAACGGAGTATGGGAAGAACTAAATGAATCACCAGTTGTAACGAAGGATACGAAATATGCATTTCCGAATATTGGTAGTGCATCAAAAATTTATGTTGCTACGGCAGAGAATAAAACTTATCGTTGGAGCGATGACGATTTGAAATATTACTGTATAGGTAGTGACTACAATGATATTAATATCATAAATGGAGGAGGGGCTATATAGCTTCTTCTCCTTATTTAAAAGGAGAATACTAACATGGCAAACAATATTTTAAATACAAGAATCGTTCTTTGTAATGACACGAGTGTTGCATGGGCATCGTCAGAAAAGGTATTACTTAAAGGAGAAATGGCAATCGAGCTTTCTGATTCTAGCACACCAAAAATTAAAATTGGTGATGGTACAAACAAATTTTCAGCTTTACCATATGCTATTTTAACACCGGAAGAGGTTGCAAGCAAAATCAAATCTGCTGTTGATACAGCTAGTCATACACATAGCAATAAATCTATTTTGGATGCTATTACTGCTTCTTTTACAACAGAATTAAAAGCAAACTATGACGCAGCTTATAAGCATTCTACATCTGCACATGCGCCAAGTAATGCACAAGCAAACGTAATTGAGGGTGTTTCTGTGAATGGTACTAAACTTACACCGAATTCTAAGGTTGTCGATGTAACTGTACCAACAAAGGTAAGTCAGCTCCAAAATGATACTGGCTTTATCACATCATATAAAGATACAAAATATACATTAGGTGCTCCATCTGGTGCTGTAAATGGAAATGCAACTATTGATATTACGGATAGCGATAAGAATAAACAGTCACTTAAGATCAGTGGTGCAGGTGCAACTAAAGTAACAACAGATTCAAGTGGCAATATTGTTATCACATCAACAGACAATAACACTGTATATTCTCACCCAACTTCTGGTGTAACAGCTGGTACATATAAGTCTGTAACAGTTGATAATAAGGGACATGTAACAGCTGGTACAAATCCTACAACTCTTTCTGGATACGGAATTACTGATACTTATACAGGCGCACAGATTGATTCAAAAATTTCTAGTGCTGTAGCAAATGCAGACCATTTAAAGAGAACTATTGTAAATACACTTCCAAGTGTTGATGCTGCTGATGAACATACAATTTATATGGTACCGAAAGCTTCTGGTGCTGTAGGTTCTGGTGCTAATAATGGTTACGATGAGTATATGCTTATTGTAAGCGGAAGTACAAAGAAATTTGAGAAAATCGGTGATTCTGCTGTTGATCTTACTAACTATGCGACAAAAGCTTATGCAGACCAATCCGAAGCAGATGCTTTATCTGCCGCTAAAACTTACGCAAATGGACTTGCCAAAAATTATGCTACAGCAGCACAGGGCGTAAAAGCCGACTCAGCAGTTCAAAGTGTAAAGATTGGTACGAAAGAGTATAAGTCTGGCACTACTGTCACTCTCCCATCTTATCCTACAACACTTCCTGCAAGTGATGTTTATGCTTGGGCAAAAGCAAGTACAAAACCTACATATACAAAGTCTGAAGTAGGTCTTGGAAACGTAGATAATACAGCTGATGCAAATAAATCTGTTAAATATGCTACAAGTGCAGGTTCAGCAAACTCTGCGACAACTGCAACGACTGCAAGCAAATTAGGTACAAATGCAGGTTCTACAACACATCCTGTATATTTTGCGAACGGTGTTCCAGTTGAGGCAAATGTATCCTCTGACTTCTTAGTTCAGGGTTCTAACACAATTGTTTTTGATTGTGGAAATGCATCAGCATAATAAAATATAGATTTAAATAAATGGATACCTCTATGTGTATCCATTTTTCTATGCATAGAGGTATATCAATACCTTCATATATTTATAAATTAAGGAGGTTGAAAATGTAATGGCAGAAAATACCATTAATGTAAAAGTAAAACAAAGAACTGATACGGAAAGTAACTGGGCTTCTAAAAATCCTGTTCTTCTCAAGGGTGAAATGGCTATAAGCTCAGATAAGAATAATAAATATAAAATTGGTGATGGTACAAGTGTATGGAGTGCTCTCAGTTATGCCAAGGCAGACTTATCTAAATCTGATGTAACTACAGCCCTTGGTTATACACCACCTACAACCAATACTACTTATAATGATGTAACTCAGTCTGCTCACGGACTGATGACAGCAGCTGACAAGAAGAAACTTGACGGGATTGCTTCTGGGGCAACAAAAGTAACAGTAGATTCTACATTAAGTTCTACTTCTACAAACCCAGTACAAAACAAAGTTATAAATTCTGCTTTAACAGAGAAATCAAACAAAAATCATACACATGATTTATCTACGATGATCAATACATTATCAACTGGTACTGCTACTCCAATTGATGATGATTATTATATTTCTCAATATTCTGGTGGTGGAACTACAACTACTACTTATCATCGAAGACCAGTAAAAGCATTGTTTGAGTACATAAAAGGAAAACTTTCTAAAGTTGCAGTAAGTGGTTCTTACAATGATCTTTCGAATAAACCTGCCATCCCGACAGTTGGAAATGGTACTGTTACGATCAAACAGGCTGGCACAAGTAAGGGTACATTTTCTATGAATCAGTCTGGAAATACCACAATTGAATTGACAGATAACAACTCATGGCGTGGAGTACAAAATAATCTTACCTCAACTGCAACCGATCAGTCATTATCAGCTTACCAAGGAAAAGTATTAAAAGATTTAGTAGATAAAAAGACAACTTTTACTTATTCATCAACACAGCCAACTTCGCCTGCTAGTAATGCTGTTTGGATAGGTTAATTTGAAAGGAGAAAATTATGGCAAAGCCTGCTATCAGTAAAATTATACCGTTTGATGCTACGGCTGGTTACGTTTTCTCCTTTTCTTATATAGGAAATCAACCATATAAGAATAGAATTGTAATCAGGAATGCATTAACTAATGATGTTATAAAAGATGAAACGATCTCAGAAATGAGATTTAGACATCCGATTAGTGGGAATATATTAACTAATGGGACATCATATACAATACAAATATCTGTTTTTGATGAGAATAATAATGAATCAAGTCTATCTGACAAAATATTATTTACTTGTTATTCTACCCCTACTTTTAATTTTAGCGGATTAAATAATGGAACAAATTATGTAAAGTCATCATCATATAATGCTACAATTAATTATTCTCAGAATGAAAATAGGAAATTACAATCATACATTTTTTATTTGTATGATGCCACATATAATGAATTATCTAATAGTGGGACTATATATAATCAAACTCCTACTTATATATATAATAGTTTAGATAATGAGCAAATTTATTATTTAAGATGTGTTGGTATTACTGTAGATTCGGTAGAAATAGATACTGGTTTTGTAAAAATATATACTCAGTATAATTCTTCTAATTTTTCAGGCATTTTCAAGGTGAAAAATAATTATAAAGGTGGATATGTACAATGCGCCTCTAATATTGTTTCAATTGATGGTGTCGCTACAGATTCATATACAATATCGAATGGTGTGTTACAGTTTAATAATTCAAATACCTTTGTAGAATACAATGAGGGACTACTTATAGAATCAGGTCATAAAGTTGGAATTAAAGCCAAAAACTTTAAAACTGGACTTATTTGGTCTGAAACAAATAAAGTAGATAAAATTTTATTGTACCACTATATATATGAAGGTTTGGATTATTTTAAATTGGATGTTTCCAACGGATTAAGTCATTATATTTTATATAGCCCAAGACAAAAATTAACTGCAAATCAATTTTATACAATTTACATTACAAGACAAGACAGCTTATTTAAAATAACAATACAGTAGAAAGGAGGAGATGTGCAATGATAATTTTAGGTTCAACTTTTTTAGGGGCAGACTATTCGTACTCTCCTACCCCTACTAATGTAGATGATATAAGACAAACAAAAATTGGTAATGCTGATTTTGATACGTTTGTAATTAGTACTGATAGTAATATGGAAGAATCAAAAGAAATTGATACCACATGGAATAATAATTCTATACTATCAGCTAATTATGAACATAGCTTATCAGCAGGAAATATTGAATATGTACTTAATAATACTTCTGACATTATCATTCAAAAACGTTTAAAAGGTGATTTTACGTGGACAACTATATATAGAAAAGCAATACAAAAAATTGAAGATTTTGATATTACTTATATTGATAATATTGTTCAAAACAAAAAAACATATGAATATGCTTGTGTTAGTCTCTTAAATGGCGTAGAGAATGGACGAGATATAAAGGAAATCATGGTTTCATTTGATGGTATTTTTATCTCAGATTTGACTCATAATTACGGAACTATATTAGATATAGGAAGTATTGACACGACACGAAATAATTATAAACTGACAAAGCAGGAAATTCCTATGTATAGATACCCATTTGCTCATACATTTGGCAATCTAAATTATGATTCTGGCGAAGTAAGTGGATATTTTGTACCTATGAATGATAATTGTGATTTTGAACTTGAAAAGTCTTTTGATTATCAAAAAAATATTATGGATTGGCTTACAAATGGTATGCCTAAAATATTAAAATCATTTGATGGGCGTATGTGGATGATTAATGTTGACGGAAGCCCAACAGATTCAATGGACGGACATTGGCAGCATAGAATTATTGATTTTCAGTGGTATGAATCAGGCGATTATACTAACGAAGAAGATTTATATGAATCAGGACTTAGTAATGTTTCTTCTGAATTTTGGGGCAAAAATGGTAATTATGCTCAAATTCCTTCTGATGAGAAATATAGTAATTATGATAAAGATATCATCATTGATGATAATGAACCATTCATGCCAAAGAATAATCTTGTATGGATTGAATATTAAAGAAAGTGAGGATTTTGTATGTCAAATATAAGTACATTAGATAAGAAACTTGCTTTTTCAAAATGGGTAGAATATTTATACAAGATTTTAGTATTTGATAACAATAATTGTATTGTGGACGAAATAAAATTCACAATAGATTATGGCTCAGTTTCAATAGACTCAAGTTCAAATACAAGGCGTACATATTCTTTTACTATGTTCCCAATAGGCGATAAAATGACACCTTCTGAACGAGCAAGAATGTGGATGAACAAAAAGATCATGCTTCAAATTGGACTTAAGACTCCACGAATGTCGGAATATAAATGGTATAATGAAGGCTGTTTTATTGTAACTGATACTAATTCTTCTATTTCTGTGGATAGTAATAGTTTAACTATTAATTGTGGTGATTTGTGGAACAGATTAGATGGCACACAAAACGGACAGTTAAGTGCGTTGACTACTACTATTCCAGCTTATGAAGAAACTGATGATGGTACTCCATTAGTATATAATACAATCAGAGACTCATTAGTATCTACGATAACACAATTAGGCGGTATAAAAGATTATATTGTTGATGATATTGGAGAATCTAAAGGATTAGAAGAATTTAATAAAGATTATATGTCTTATAGAGCTTCACACCCTTATTGGAATTGTGTGCCATATGATCTTGAATTTTCTGTTGGAGACAATGTATCAAGTATGATAACAGATATAACAGAATTATATCCAAATTTTGATTCAGCTTTTGATGAGAATGGTATTTTTATAACCAGATTAACTCCTTCTTGCAAAGAAGACAATATTATTATAACTAATGATGATATTAAAAATTGTCTAGTTTCTGAATCAATCTCAACCGACTATTCTAATGTACGAAATGTTGTACACGTGTGGGGTGAGACATTTGATGTAGATTTCTATTCAGAAGATGTTACTAATTCAGATTCTACCTATACCGTCAATATGAAAGCATATCACAAAGATTATTCTAATGGAGATTTAATCGCTATTAAAATTCCAAGTACAAATTCTTCAACACAATATATCAATGTAAATAATTTAGGAGCTATTCAGATTTATGATGAGAACACTGACAAACCTTTAGCTGAAAATTATTTACCTACTGGAAAAGTATATGTTTTTAAATTTAGAAAAACATACCAAAATAAAACATGGATAAAGCGTTTTTATGCACAAGGCGCATGGCAAGCTCACGCCCTCTCGGCTTTAGTAGATGGTTCTGTGAGTTCTGAACAATATACTTGTGCAGATGGTACAGTTACAACTAAATATACACAAAAATATTTTCAAGATAAATACAATGTTGATACTGTATCATTAAAAATAATAAAAGATTCTCCTTTTACTGTACAGAGACTTGGCGAAGAACGTTTAGATGTAAAATCAGGTGATGTATATGAAAACATTTCATCTGATAGTCTTGCTCTTGAAAGAGCTGAGTATGAATTATTTGTTGACGCAAGATTAACTGATAATATAAGTATTGAAATTGGACGACTTATACCCTGGTTGAAAGAATATATGAAAGTATCTTACGCTAAAATAGGAGAATCAGAAATAAAACAATATATTACGGATAAAATAACATTAAATTTAACAGATGGAACAACATCGATCACAATGCATACATTTTATCCATTATATGAAGAATAAAGGAGAAACGTATGGCAGATTATACACATGAGTATTCTAATTTTCCATCTGCTGTAATGGATAAGAAGACTTACAGAAATGTGACTAATTCAGATGCAGTATTGATTGAAAAAATAAAAGAATACCAAAAGAATAAAGACTATATTTCTGCTGCAAAATTAATTAATGCAAATCCTAATATAAAGCAATGTATACCTGATTGCTCGGATTTTAATGCACTAAATGAAGAAATAAGAAACGCAGAAATATATGCAAAAACAATTAAACAGTCTGTATTTTATATGGAAGATCAACCTTCTACTCCTAATAACTCAGATGTTTGGATAGGGGGTATGTGAAATGGCTTATAAAGTAGAATCAGTTTTTCCAGATAGTATAGACGATTTACCATTCATATCAGATGTAGATATATCAAATAAAGATATTATGATTAATATTCAGAATTATATTGATCAAGGTGATTATGATAATGCATCGAAATTATGTAATACAAGTAACATTACTACAATTAATTCTGATTATTTTAATATGGTTCAGAATAGAATTTATTCGTTACAAGAATATCTAAGTACTTTAGAAAAATGCGACAGAATAAATTCTAGCACAGAAGAACCTTCTTCCCCTACAGATGGTATGGCATGGATAGATGATTAATTAAATATGAATACAGATTTAGAGACACTAAATGTGTCTCTTTTTTATTATAAAGGAGGAATTTAAATGGCTGTTAGTGAAAAAAAAGTAACAGGAAAATTTTATAGAATTTGGAGTGCCGCCGATAAATTGTGGCATAGAATATCGTTTTGGACACACGCAAATGATGTTGAATTCAATGACGGAAAGACTGCTCAGACAAAAGTGGGCGCAATAAAAGGAATAACTACAAGTACAAATACGGCAGAGACTGGATATGCTGCTGATGCTACTACTGTAACTACATTAAACCAGAGTGTAACTACATTAAACCAGAGTGTAACTGAATTAAACCAGAGTTTAGGTAATCTAAAAACAGATCTTAATCTTAATGGATTAAGTAGTATAAAAATCGATGCTGGTACTGTAGTAAAAGAAGTGAAATCGGGTAATAATTCATTTGTATTATTCAACTTCCAACAAGTAGCAGAGATATTTGGATTACAAACTCTCTCTGCTACTGATATTGTTATATTAGTATCTAATGGTGACGGAAAGGCTTTTCCTGCTCACATAGAAGGTGTAACATTCATGAATAATAGTTGGTATGTAGTTTTTAAAGATATGCTACAAGGGGATATGAATTGTAGAGTCCAATATATAATGTTTTATTGTAAACATTAATTATGTAGTAACGTATTCACAACTCATAACAATTGAATAGTTACCTGATAATGTAAAAGGTTCGACAATGGATATTAAGCGAAAATATCTGTCTTCTGTGTTTAGTTATTTATATAAGCACAAAAAGATAGCTGATAATCCTATATCTATTGTTGAACCTGTAAAATATAAAAAATGTATCAAAGTTCCTCTCAAAGACGAGGAAATTGAGTTACTAAAAATAAATACTACAAATTCAAGAGATTTAGCGATTATTCACTTCTTTCTTGATACTGGTGTTAGAGTTAGTGAATTATGTGGAATTAATTTGGAAGATGTAGATTTTAAAAACTATACTTGTAAAGTATTAGGTAAGGGAAATAAAGAACGAACAGTGGCGTTTTCTGGTAAAACAGCAATGAGATTAAACGAATATTTAAAGCAACGAAAAGATATAAATATGAATGGTACATATTGTACATATGCGTCTAATACGCCATTGTTTGCTTCTAGGAAGGGATGTCCTACAAGATTATGTAAAACTGCAATAGAAAGTATGGTAAGAAAATTAGGCATAATTAGTGGAGTCACCAGAGTTCATCCACATTTATTTAGAGCAACTTTTGCAACCAGATTAGCAGAACGTGATACAGATATAGGTGTGATTGCAAAATTATTAGGACATGCAGATTTGGAAAGTGTTAATAGATATGTTCTTATTGATCAAACAAAGATAGAGGCTACTATAAGACAAAAGGGATTCTGTTCGTAAAGGATATATTTGCCAAAGTTACAAAATGAATATAAATTATCTTTTCGTTGCGGAAAGGATTTATAATGGATAAATTAAAATTTAATAAAAATGAAACTATTTCAATTGGAAAATTATCATATATCTCTAATGATATATATAAATTGGAAGTTGAAAACATTACTGAAGATATAGCTCTTTCAGGATTTTATCTTTTAAATGAAAATAATGATGAAATCATGGGAGATTATTCAAAATTTACAACAAAATATAAGTCTACCGATGAAGGTAACACATATTATATATCAACAGGTGTTGTCTATACTGAACCAGAAAAAAAAGAACCAGAAAAAGAACCAGAAAAGGTATTGACCGAAGAAGAAATTGCTGAGCAAAAAAAACTTGTTTTAAAATTCACAAAAAATAATAAAATTTTTGAAATGTCTAATGCTTGTGAAGCTGTTATTGAGAATGGTGTGGAGGTTAACGGAAAACATTATTCATACACTGTTCAGGATCAGAGTAATATGCTTAATGCAATGAATCTTGCAAAAGAAACTGGAATGGAAGTTCCTTATCATGCTGATGGTGAATCATGTGGTTTATATAATTATGATGCTATTTCTGCAATTTATATTCAAGAGACAATGAATTTAACAACTAATCAGACATATTTTAATCAGCTTAAGTTATATATTTTATCAATTTCTGATGTTGACAAAACTGATGATATAGCTGCAATTAAGTATGGTGATAAGTTAACTGGTGAATTTCTTGATAAATATAATGAGATAATGAGTCAGAGTAAAAAGATAGTTGAGAAAGTTGTAACATTAAATGCATAATATGAGGTAGAATTATGAAAAGAATTATAAAATATTCTACATTATTTATTGTATATGGTTTAATATATTTTATCATTGAATGTCTATATAAAGGTAAATTATCTGATTGGAGAATGTTTGTGTTGGCAGGGTTTATAGGGATAATAATTGGCTTGATTAATAATTTATTTGACATCAAAACCGATTTTATTCTTCAATGCATATTCGGTATGTTAATTGCAACATTGTCAGAAGCGATTGGTGGTTTTTATTGGAACTTACAATGTGGATTGCATATTTGGGACTACTCTTCTCTTCCATTTAGTTTTATCGGAGGTCAAATAAATTTATTTTTTAGTTTGATTTGGATGTTTTTATCAGGTATTGTTATAATTCTTGATGATATTCTCAGATGGAAATTGTATAAAGAAGAAAGACCTAAATATTATGTTCATGGTAAATTAATATTGAAAATATAAAATTTTAGGGTATGTAGATTAATTTCTATATACCCTATTTTTTACGATTTTTCCTCTTCTATTATTTGATATTCAGATTCATTAATGATAACTTTGTATCCATCTAATATTCTTTGAATCTGTTCTTGAGAAGCGATACTATGCAGGCAATTCCAAAAATGTCTCTCATGTTGTCGGATATTATTGATTAAGTATATCATACATTCTCCTTGCTAAAAGCATTATTTAAAACAATATTGCCATTCTTGTTTATTGTATCTGTATAATGATTTGTATATATCTCAATTGTTGTCTGTAGATTTTTATGTCCTAACCTCTCCTTAATATACATAAAACTAGCCCCATTTTCGTACAATATTGTTCCATGAGTATGTCTTAAACTATGTGTGTCGTACTGAGGAAAATGTAGCTGTTTATGAATTATAGAGGATGTATGTTGTGTCGTTCTTGCACTAATATATGAACCATCTTCTCGTCTACAAATAAAATTAACTTCATAAGGTGATTTTTCTTGAGATACTTTATTCATTGGTAATATATCATCAGTTTTAGCATATGTCATCTCATTTTCACAATAATAATGATTATAGTATTTATCAAAATATGCTCTTGCTTTTAGCTGTTTATCGTGTTCTTTTTTCAGAGCTTCTAATATTACTTCGTCAAGTTCTATTGTTCTAAAAGAATTATATTTAGGCTTAGAGAAGTACCAATATCCATTAGATTTAGATGTACCATTAGTTTTCTTTTTCTCTTCTTCTGATCTTGCTTTCCCTGCTTCCCATTGAACTTGTCTATTAACTGAGAGTGTTTTATTCTCAAAATCAATATCTTCCCATACAAGTCCATATATCTCTCCCAAGCGTAATCCTGTATGATAACCAATCATAATAGGGATAT